ATACTAACCCTAATGCAGTTGCGGCAGCAACAAATGCCGGTATTTCATTTGTTGCGTATTCAAACACCAGTGTACAACCATTTACTTCATCACATGAAGCGCAAATATTATTAGGTGCTACAAGTGCCGGTGGCGATTTAAAAATTATTGCACCAATAGGAATGTCTTTTAATGTTAGTGCGTCTAACGTTGTAATGACAGGTAGTAGTTATGCTAACTATGGCAACACTGCTATGACAATTGCGGCTACTGGTAATGTTGGTATAAGTTCAACTGCACCAGTAAACAAACTTGATGTCGGTGGAAACATTAGTGCTAGTGTAATTACTGCTTCTTTATTTAGTGGAAGTGTCAGTGGAAGTGTATTCGGCACATCAAGTTGGGCAACCAATGCTACAACGGCAAATTCGTTGACTACTGGTAATAGTTATCAAATTACTAATCTAACTGCAAGTGGAAATATTAGTGCAAGTGGGTTTATCGGACAGTTAACAGGAAGTGTTCTTGGCACATCAAGTTGGGCGTCAACTGCAAATGCGCTAAATTCAGTCAATACATATACTGTTTCTGGATTAAATATTAACACCGGTAATTTAACGATGGGTAGTGCCACGGAAATTTTATTATCCGATGGCGATCAAACCACACCCGGATTAGCATTTAATGCAGACGCCAATACTGGTATTTATAGAGTAGCTAATGATACAATTGGATTTACAACAAACGGTACATTAAAATTGGATATTAATTCTAATGATATTAGTTCTAGTATACCTATCTCTGCAAGTGTATTCGTAGGACCACATACTGGAAGTACATTTGGTACATCAAGCTGGGCAACTAATACTGTTACAGCAAGTTATTTGATACCAACCAACAATTATCAAATTGCTACGTTGACGGCAAGTAATATTAGTGCTAGTAGTATAACCGGTAGTTTTAATGGAACTATCAGTAACGCAAGCACTGCTAGTTATTTGACAATCGCAAACAGTTATCAAATTAATAATTTGACTGCAAGTGCAATAAGCGCAAGTAATTTTATGTCTGCTAGTAATGTTTGGTTTGGTAACAGCATGGTATTTGTTGAAGTGATGCCAACTGGATCAATAACATCCCCAGACATATATTTTAGTAGTAGTGCTATTACCGCATCCGATGTAATGTTTAGAATTGAGGCAGGCGCAAGAACAGGTAGTATGGTTGCACTGCATATTATTTCTACCGGCTCATTGGGGTCGATTGCAATCAGTGCTAGTAGAGGAGATATTGTTGGAACAAACTTTACTGGTAGTATTTTTAGTGGAAGTTTTTCTGGAAATGCAACTACTGCAACTACTGCAACTACTGCGAATGCGTTAAACACCGCTAATAGCTATAGAATTACGAATCTTACTGCAAGCAATATAAGTGCAAGTGGAACTATTAGTGGAAGTGATGGTTCGTATAACAGATTATTTTCTACTTCTATTACTGCAAGTGCAATGAGTGCTAGTAGTTTCATGTCTGCTAGTAATGTTTGGTTTGGTAACAGCATGACATATGTTGAAGTGATGCCAACGGGTTCATTAACAGCACCAGACGTATATTTTAGCAGTAGTGCTATTACTTCATCAGATGTAATGTTTAGAATCGAAGCCGGTGCAAGAACCGGCAGTATGGTTGCATTACATATTATTTCTACTGGTTCATTGGAATCAATTGCTATTAGTGCTAGTAGTGGCAATATTGTTGGAACAAACTTTACTGGTAGTATTTTTAGTGGAACTAGTTTTTCTGGAAGTTTGTTTGGTACAAGCAGTTGGGCAGCAACTGCAAGCGCATTAAACACATTCAATAGTTATCAAGTTACCAATTTTACGGCAAGCAATATCACGGCAAGTACTATGCGCTTTTCAGTATTAAGTGGTTCAAACGGTGGTATAGTAATTAATTCTAGTGATCCATCCGCAGCTATTAATCCAAGAATTTTTTATAATTATGGTAATGGCGGTGGCGGAGATTTTACTTCTGTTTCTGCAAGTACTGAACATCAATCATTTGGATTTAATAGTGCGGGTACTTTTGGTGGCACTGTAAATCAACAAAGCGGTAGAACAATATACTTTTTTGATCGTATAAGCAGTACATTTTATGGTGGTATATCTGGTAATGATAGAGGATTTTACTGGGGAACGAGTAATACTGCGTTTTCACTAAAAGTATTGCCACCCGGAGCATCTACTGTTCCTGTTACTATTAAAGGCGCAGCGGGACAAACTACAAGAATTTTATCAGTCACCGATTCGGCTGATTCAATATTAATGACTGTAAGTTCTAGTGGTCGGGTTGGTATTGGAACGAGTGATCCGGCAGCAACATTTGATTCTAACGGCGATGGTATATTAAGAGGCAATGTTGGTATTGGAGGTGTGGCCGGCACAGATGGCACTGCCACTGTTCGTTTAAACATTATCGGTACTGGTAATACACAAACAGCATTACGATTTGATAACGTAAATGGTATCGGTACGACAACATCTGCTGGTAGAGCACTTGCTGGATTTATTCGTTGCTATGTAAATAGCAACGTAAGTGATGGAGGCGCAAACGCATTCGCAGCTAACGTATATTATATTCCAGTCTATTCATAAACTATATGACTACAAAAATTATTATTTCTCGATTTGAATTAATCGACAATCCACCAACCGGAAAAGTAGTTGGTTTTACTATAAAAAATTTAGATAATGAATTTTCAGATTATACTGAAACCATAATGTCTATAGCTGAATGCGTAGATAAAACCGATAACGAAATATGTCAACTTGCATATTTAAAAATAAAATTACAAATTGAAAATATTATTAATAAATTGAATACACGATCTACTATTTTAGGTAGTGAATTTGTGCCTTAAAATATAAATGAAACACGTTACAATTTCCAGTGTATATAATTTTGAATCTGGCTATAATGTATTATTAAAAGGGTTATTAGATAATTTACCAAAAAATAATTATTCAATAAGACCTCGTTCTTATAGCAAAGTTACTTCTGATTTTCAACGATATTTTGAAAATGTTGTTTATCGAAAAGAAGATTGTAATTTATTATTGTTGCCGCCGTGCAATCAAATAGATAGCGTTCATCCATTATTTAATATAGTACCGGCAAAAAACACTATTTTTTTTACAATGTGGGAGAGTAGTAGATTTACTGATATTTTTATAGATAAATCAAATACTATGCAGGCAATGATTGTTCCGAATAAATGGAACAAGCAATCATTAGAATTACAGGGATGTAACGTACCGATTCATATAGTTCCGTTGTTTATAGATGATAAAGTATTTAATTATCAAGAGCCGATTGTTCAAAATAAATTTATTTTTGGAACAGCAAATGACGATCCGCGCAAACGAGTAAATGAAACAATTAAATGTTTTATTAAAGCATTTCCAAAAGAAAAGGATGTTGTTTTGAAAGTTAAACTTTCAAAAAATTCTATTATAAATAAGTTTACAGACGATAGAATAAAAATTATAACAGACAGTTACAGTCAACGTCAATTGGTTGATTTTTATGCGTCTTTAAATGTGTTTGTTAGTGGAGTTAGTTCAGAAGGATGGGGTTTACATCAACATGAGAGTATGGCATGTGGTAGACCTGTAATTGCTGCTTGTTATGCCGGGCTGGCAGAATTTATGACAGAAGAAAATAGTTTTTGTTTAAAATATAACGAAGTGCCAAGTACAGATTATTGGGAAACCCCCGGCGGCAAATGGTCAAAATATGATGAAGATCACATGATCGAAACTATGCGATATTGTTATAATAATTCATCGTCTGTTTTCCAAAAAGGAATTATTGCTAGTGAAAATGTTTCGCGTTTCAATGTGGCAAATTTTATAAGTGATATTTCTTCAGTAATTAATATTTATACTTAATAATATATTATTGAGCGTTATTTAACAAGTAGATTGAATTTGAATCAATTAATTAATACTCTTGTTTTTTCGTGCCCTACAACAACAGTCGGATCGACATATAAACTATATCCATTTCTAATTATCGATCTGCAAAATGCAACATCTTCCATTGTAAAATCTTTTAAATTATTTCCGATGTTAACAAATTCAGGCCGAAACCAAGGATATTCAATAGATTCGGTTACTCCTTTTTTTATCAACATGAACCCCATTCCAGTATAATGAACTTGAATCAAGTCTTTTTTATTTTCTATATCATGTGGTTGTAGAAATTTAAAATATCCATGTTGTAAAAAATATGACTCATCCCAATTTTTGACCGTGGCATAGTTTAATCCATCTTCCATTAAATAAAGACCACTAACTACATCCTGTTTTCTATTCAACAAAGTTTTGAATTGCTCTACTGTAAATATTATATCACTATCGATCCACATTATATAATCATAATCTAATTGCCCGTTATATGGTTTTTGTAAAGTTCCATTTAGAATATTTCCACCTAAACACATGTTTCTGACATAATAAATGTTACAACTATAATATTGTTGTAAACTAACACTAATTCCATTATTTATACACCACGCTAATAATTCCGACCAGCATCTTAAAAAGCGTCCACTAAAACTTTTTCCCGGCAAACAAAAAACAATTTTCATAAATAAAATAAAACAAATTCTGTATATACATATATGTATGTATATCAAACGAATTATTTTATTCGTTACAACAATAACTAGTTAAACATATGGCAGAACCAATCAAGTTACAAGAATCAGAGATGTTATCATTACAAACTATTCAATCACGATACCAAGAAAAGGTATTCCAATTTGGCCAATTTTATTTGGAACGAATTGCATTGGATGAAAAAATCAAAAATCTAGCCGACGCTGAAAATAAAGCGAAGGAAGAATTTTCTGTAATTCAGCAAGATGAACAAAAGTGGATGAATGATATTGCATCTAAATACGGAGACGGAAATCTTTCTTTGAAAGATGGTACATTCACTCCAAAATCATAAACAATCTGTAGTAATAAATTTGTTATATTTCAAAACCACATAATATATTATGTGGTTTTTTGTTTTTACAATTTACAATATAATATTTATTAATATATGAATATTTATGAAACTTATGATGATAATAATCTAAATCATGTAGAAAATGGTCCCGATTATGGTCAAACTTATATGGGTTCAAAAATGACTATATTAGCATGGAATATTGAAAATTCATTTGAATTTGAATATTATGATAATTTCAGTTCCAATCAAATTGTTATAGAACCACTTATTTCAATTGATTAAAATTAATATGTACGTTATAGTGATGTACATATACTTATTATAGTGGGTGTGTCAAGTTTATTCACGCACAATTCGTTTTTTTATTTATGATCTATCTACAGGATATTTTAAAAGAAGTTACAGATGCTAATTTATTGGAACAAGACTTGAGTCGTATTATATATGTTGATTTGGACGGTGTTCTGGTTGATTTTGATGGGGGCTTCAAATCCATATCAGGTGGAGTTGATAAATTTGATTATATTAAACAAAACGGTGTGGATAAGTTATGGAAATTAATAAACTCACATGGACAAGAATGGTGGGAAACTTTAAATTGGATGCCCGATGGAACAAAATTATGGTCGGCAATTTCAAATAAAAATGTCAAGATACTTACTAGTGGAAGCACTCGCAACACAGGAACAATGGCTATCAATGGGAAAAAGAAATGGGTTGCGGCTCACTTGGGTCAGATTGAAACAATCGTAGTAAATAACAGTCATGAGAAACAAAACTATGCACGTCCCGGTGACATTTTAATAGACGATTTATACAGCAATATCAGTGAATGGATTGCAAAAAAAGGAATTGGTATTTTGCATCGTAATGCAGAAGAATCAATCAATAAATTAAATGACGTTATAAATACTCAAACTGAAACTTATGGTTATAGTTGGTCAAACGTATGAAAATAAGAATTTATAACAACACTCTGAATCCTGATCTTTGGCAAGACATCAATACATTAAAGCCCGAAGTCAGAGAATCTTTATTAAAAATAGCACAAGATTTTTATACTGACACCGAATTGACTGCACCAATTAAAGATATTTACATGCTAGGTAGCAGTGCCAATTATAATTGGAGTCCAACAAGCGACATTGATTTGCATGTGGTTGTTGATTTTAAAAAAATCAACAGTGATGTTGATTTAACTAAGCAATTAGTAGACGCTCTAAAAGCAAATTGGAACAAAAGTCACAACGTAACTATCAAGAACCGTAGAGTTGAGGTGTATATTCAAGATGTTAATGAGAGAAATCGTTCTACAGGCGTGTATAGTGTATTGAACAACAAATGGGTGTTGATGCCACAGAAAATTAGAGTGGTATTAGATAACAAATTGATTCAACAGAAATATACAAACATGGTATTGCAAATTAAATCGGCAATAAAAGAGCAAAATTTAGATAAACTCAAGAATGTACTCAAATTATTATACAATATGAGAGAAGCTGGATTGAGTAAAACTGGAGAGTACAGTGCGGAAAATATCGTATTTAAAACATTGAGAAGCAGAGGATTTGTAGATCAATTAAAAAATACAATAAATAAACTATATGATTCTCAAGTTTCAGTCAAACAAGAAGATATAAAAAATAATAAATAATTTGTAAAAAAGCATTTTTTTAAATATTTATACATATAGAACAATAGAATAATAAGGACAACATACTATGGCAGATCTACTTAATTCAAACGAAATCTTTTTCACAAGTTTTGAACCAAAAGTCAAAAATCGCTTTATCCTTTATATGGATGGCATCCCGAGCTTTTTGATTTACAAATTTAAACGTCCAACAGTAAAGAGCGAAAAGAAAGTATTGGACCACATCAACATTCAACGTTATTACAAGGGTAAAACCACTTGGGAAGAACTTACTATGGAATTGTATGATCCAATTGTACCAAGCGGTGCCCAAGCCGTAATGGAATGGGTACGTTTATCACACGAATCTGTAACAGGCCGCGATGGTTATGCAGATTTTTATAAAAAAGATTTAACAGTTAACGTATTGGGACCAGTTGGTGATAAGGTCGAAGAATGGAAGTTAGTTGGTGCATTCATTACCAGTGCTGATTTTGGTGAATTGGACTGGAAAGATACCGGTGAACATTTGAGCGTCAATCTTACGCTCTCGGTTGACTATTGTGTTCTTCAATATTAATTTACTGCTGTTCTTTGTTCTATTGTAAATCCTCTTGACAAAATCAAGAGGATTTTTTGTTTTGTACTATTTATTACTATATGAAAATAACTCGCAATTATTTAAAATCTATAATTCAAGAATGTTTGAATGAAATTTTGTTGGAACAGGATGTAACCAAAGATCCAAAAGTTGCTGCTGCCAACGCTATTGTTGCCGCTGCCAAAGTAAAAGTGGCAGATGAAAAAAATAAATATTATAATGATCAAATTAAAAAAGCAAGCGAAGAAGAGCGTAATGCAGAACCGGATAAAAAAAATGATGTTCGTAATAAAATTAAAGATTTGAAGGATAAACAAAATGCAGCTAAATCTGAAAAACGAACTGCTAATTTAGAAAAATCACAAGCATTTGCCGCAAAAAGTGGAAAATAAAATATCTAAAAATTTAAAGTATAGCATATGTATTGTTATAAAATGTTATGAGTGACGAAATTATTCCAATTACAAGACCATCTAGCGCAGGACCAACACCACAAGCACCTGTGGCTAAAACTGAAACCAAATATCCTACTGAAATTGTAGAATTGCCGAGCAAAGGTTATTTTTATGCACCTGATGATCCACTTAGTAAGGGATCTGTTGAATTGAAAATGATGACGGCAAAAGAAGAAGATATTCTTACCAATGAATCTTTTATCAAAAAAGGAATTGTATTGGATAGACTATTAGAATCTCTGATTGTAGACAAAAACATCAAAATAGATAATTTACTTACAGGTGATAAAAATGCATTGTTTATTGCCGCTCGTCGTTTGGCATATGGCGATAGTTATGGTCCAGTAGAAGTAACATGTAATTCTTGCAGAGAAAAGTGTGATGTTACAATTGATTTGAATGAAATCAAAACCAAGGAATATGATTTTAGCACCAAACAAAAAGGATTAAATTTCTTTGAGTTTGTTCTTCCTTATGCAAAGCGTGTATTGAAAGTAAAAATTCTCAGCAACAAAGATGATGTTGAAATTGAAAATGAATTAAAAGGTCTTGCTAAAATTGGTAAAAGCAGTAGTGAAGTAACTACTCGTTTAAAGCATGTTATTGTATCAGTTGATGGTAATAATGACAAATCATACATTCGTCAATTTGTTGACAATGAGTTGTTATCAAGAGATAGCATAGAACTTCGTAAATTCATTCGATCTATGTCACCTGATATCGATTTGAATTTCAACTTTACTTGTGAACATTGTCAGGCTGAAGAAAGAGTAGGTGTACCAATGACGGTACAATTTTTTTGGCCTGAATCTGGATTATAAGCTTCATATTCACAAACAATTGTTTGAGTTGGCATATTATGGTCATCTTTGTGATTTGACCACAGGATATCATTTACCTGTATATCTTCGCAATTATTATTATAAATTGCTTGTTGATGCCAAAACAAAAGAAGCAGAGTCTTACGAAAACAAGGGAGAGACACCAAAACAGATCTCCAAACCAAATATTAATAGTCGTTAATTTTGTAAAAATAAAGTTAATGCCATATTTATATCTATACAATCACTAATTTATGGCAGATACAATAGATATCAATCAAATCGATCAATTAAATGATAAAATAAAAAATTTATCAAATGATAGTGCTAAAATACGTAGAATTTTTAGCGAAATCGGTAAAGAAACAGATTTGTTTGGAAAAGGATTTGAAAAAATTGTCAACACTGCACGTAATACTAATTCTTTAGCCGAAAAATATTTAATATCTCAAAAATTACAAGAGTCTGTACAATCTAAAATTAATGAAATTAAACAAAAAAGTTCTTATTTAGATGCTGTTGGATTGCAAGCTAAAAGAGATGAAGTTTTATTACAAAATAAAATTGCGAAAGCGCAGATTATTGCATTGCAACAATCAAAGTTGACAGGATTGGCAAAGGATAACGCAATAAATTCATTAAAAACTCAATTAATTTTACAATCTGCTGAATTTGGTTATTATAATAAAAATCAAAAAACACAAGGAAAAACTGTTGATTTATTAAATCAACAGTTAGAAAACTTAGAAAACATAAGCCCATCGTTAGTTAAAAATAATAAATTAGCAGAAGTATTTTCAAATTTATTTGGTGAAAAATTATCGACTGAGTTAATAGGATCAATTGCAAAAATGGGTGATTTTGGTAAAAAATTATCCGAATTAAAATTTCCAGACGGGTCTGATATACTAAAAAAAGGTGTAACCAATTTTTTAGAATATGATAAAGCTGCATTTGGATTGCGTAAAAGTTTAGGTTTGTTACGTGGAGATTTTGATGTTTTACAAAATAATGTAAAAACAGTTGGTATTGAATTGCAAGATTTGGGTGTATCATTTGAACAAGTTGCCGCATCTACAACTGCGATTGCAAATGAATTCAATATGTTCGTGGCATCAAGTAAAGCATTAGTAGCTGATGTAAGTGTAATTTCCACACAATTAGGAATTGCAGAAGCAGATTCTGTAAAATTTCTAAAAACAATGTCTAGTATTGGTAAGACCACAGTTGCTTCACAAAAAGGAATGATGGGATTTGCTCAATCTATGGCAAATGCAGCAGGCGTTCCACTGCCAGCAGTAATGAAAGATGTTGCCGAAGCCAGTGATGACGTTCGTATTTTTACAGGTAGAAGCGCAGATAATTTAGTAAAAGGAGCAATTCAAGCACGTCAAATGGGAACCACTTTGCAGAACATGGCAAATAGTGCAAAGAAAATGTTGGACTTTCAAACAAGTATTGCAGACGAAATGGAAGCAAGTGTATTATTGGGTAAAGATGTAAATTTCCAACAAGCACGTAATCTTGCTTATCGTAAAGACATTGTAGGCGCAAATGAAGAAATATTGAGAATTTCAAAGCAAGTTGATTTTGACGCAATGGACCCATATCAAGCTGAAGCATTTGCAAAAGCGAGTGGTAAGAGTGTTCAAGAATTGCAAGAAATGCTACAAGCTGATAAAGAAATTGAATATATTCGCAGAAATGGAACTGTGGAACAAAAAGCACAGTTAGAAAAAATGGAGCAAATGAAACGTATGCGAGCCGATGAAGCCAAGGATGTTGGCAAAATGGCTGAACAACGTTTGCGTGAACAAGCAAATCAAGAACGTATCAATCAATTGCAAAATCAATTCAATAAATTGATGAGTGAATTAGCTGGTCCGGTTATGGATGTTGTTGAACCGTTATTAGAATTAACTACTGCAATATTACCTCCATTATTAAATGGCATGAAAATGTTGGTTTTAACATCTGGGTTAATACTGACACCTTGGTTATTAATTATTAAACCAATAAATGCAATCGTGAAGACATTACAATATGGCAAGTCTTTTATGGGTGCGTTAGCTGCCGGTGGAAAATCATTGGGTAGAAGTTTTAATTTTTTTGGAAGATTTTCTGGTTTTCTTGGAACTTTTGCAAAATTCTTAGGTCCGATAGGAGTAATTGTAACCGCATTTCAGGCAATTTCTGGTTTTATTAAAGGATTCACGAAAACCGAAGGTGGATTTTTTAAAAAAATGTGGGGTGGACTACTTGGTGGATTGCAAGCAGTTGTAAAACCAATATTAGATTTATTATTATGGCCATTTCAATCAGCAAAAGAATGGTTATATGGAAAATTAGGTTGGTTAGGAAATTCACCATCGGGATTGGGACTTAGTATTTTAGATGGAATCAAATCTGTTGGCGGCATGTTATTGGATGCATTAACATTACCATTTAGAACAGCATTTAATTTTGTGACCGGTTTATTTGGTGGTCCAAAATTACCTAAGATGTCTGATGTTGTATTTGGCAACAAAGAAAAATCAGGTGCCGACACTGCAAAAGGAACTGATCTTGGAACAATGATTGCTGAAGGAAACAAACAAGTTGTAGCAAAACTAGATGAGTTAATTACATTAATGTCAAATGGTGGTATTGCTGTAAACATTGATGGAACCAAGGCAAGTATGTTATTGGCTAAAGCACAAAAAGAACGTGGTGCATTTGGAGCAATCTAATATTTATTATATATGGCAAATAATAACAACATAGATGGAGTGATAACCACAACCAATACACAAATAATTGGTAACGGTTATACATTGCCAAGTGATTTTAATAACAGTCGTCAACCGGGTGAATTGGCCAATCTTTTTAATGCCAATAGCAATGTTATTTACAACAAGTTCAGTGCGAAGACTGGACAAGTAGGACTATTGCGTTTTGGGCCACGACAGCCATTTATTAGTTTTAATCCAAATACAGGAACAAAAGGTATTAATGCATTAAAAGGTGCTGTCCCAAGAATTGGAGCACCATTACAAGATGTAGAACGTATTACAAAATGGCAATTGACTGGAACAGGTGTAATTTTCATTGCGAAACAATTTTTGTTGCAAGGTCAGAATGCGTTTAATGAAACAAAAATTTATAATCCAGCAATGCCTATTTTGTCAGTTGCAAGTAGAGCATCATTTGGATTGATACCAACACCAACACGTCATCTTGATTTGAGTGGTGGCTTTGCATCTGCTTTAGGATTTGGCAGTTCACCTAGACCAATTAGTACAACTGTTGCTGCATCTAACGGTAATGCACTATCGACTCAATCAAAATTGGCACCAAATGCTTACAAAGGTATGTTGCGTGGTGTAACAGCAACGTCTGGATTTACATCACTGAGCCAAAAATGGGCGGAAGGTAGCAACAACGCTGGTGGTGGATTATTAAAAGCTGTGGGTGGATATTTAAAGAGCGCATTCAATAGCATTAAAGGAACATTTATTCCAGTTGGACAACCCGGAAGTTTTCAATATCGTGCGGATGAACAAACATATGGTCGCATGATGGCAGATCAATCTAAGTTTTACAATTTCAAAAGTGATGGTACTATACCAATTGGTGTTTATCAGCGTTTTTGGAGTGGTAAAGAAATTACAAACAAAAAAACTCCACTATCATATGTTCGTTATGCATATTTTATTAAACCAGACGAAGGTATTGATATAAGTTCTGGCAACACTGGTACTATACAAAACAAAAGTTTTGGTATCACAGATTTCAATCCACAAGATGAAAAGGGTTCATCATATACAACCTATGTTGGACATGATAAATGGGTGTTAAAGGGCAGTCAAAAAGATTCATTGGAGCATTCCGATCAAGTTGTTAACTATGCTTATTACACAGATCGTCTTACAAAAAATGTAAAAGACGGAGGCAAATATTTTTCTAATCGTTCTAAGCTGAATGACCCAAATGATGCTAGAGTAAAAGACATCAAAGAAAATTTAGACCGTGTATTAAAAGGATTGCAAACTAAAGATGTCAATTCAAGCAACATGTCTTATAATTTGAATCCTGATAATGGTTATACACACAGTCCTATTCCTCAATTTAGTGAAGCAATGGGAGGAACCAATGGATATGATTATATTGACAGAGTAACCAATAAAGATCAAGGATTTGATAAACAATTCAAGTATTTAACAGCAACTAGATTTGCAAATATTAGAACTATAGATCCTATACCAGACGGCACTTCGAAAAACGAACATTATGGATTTGCAGGTGCCAGCAGATCTGATAAAATCAATACAATTGGTGTATTAAAAGGATCTCAATTTGCAACCAATGGTGAAGGATCTAAAACAGGTAAATTATATGATCCATCCACAGATGATTTGATTGCTTTTTATTTTCATGATATTGTCAATGATCGTTATCTTCCATTTCGATCTGTGTTTAAAGGTATAAGCGAAAGTGCAACGGCAGAATGGAATGATGTAAGTTATTTGGGACGTGCTGATAAATTGTATACGTACAAAGGATTCACACGATCATTATCATTTAGTTTTACAGTTAATATTTCGAGCATAAAAGAATTTGCGCCAACTTGGCAAAAAATTAATTATTTCATGGGATTGGTTAAACCAGCAAATTATACGGCAAAAAATGAAACTGATCTATTGACATTTTCGAGATTTATCATACCTCCGATGATAAAGTTTACTATTGGTGATTTATATGTAGATCAGCCCGGTTTAATTACTAGTATTGGTTTTAGTATTCCAGATGATTCTGCGTGGGAAACATTAAATGAAACTTATGCAGCTAAAAATGATTGGACATATTTAAATAATGTTATTCAATGGACCGATAAAATAAAAAATAAATATGCTCAATTACCACGAACTGTAGATTTTAGTGTGTCTATGAATTTACTTGAAAAAGAAAAGCCAATTGTTGGTGGATCTCATTTTGGATCTGCATATCATACAGATCCATATTATACAAAAATATCAAAGGAAGGTACATTTTCATCAAACTTACTAGTTAAATAATTATGAATCGATATTCTGTGGCAAAAATTGATACTCGTTTTGATGGTAAACGTGTATATAAAAGTGTATTATATCCATCGATTTCAGTTGATAGTTCTGATTTTTATATTGTAACCAATGAAACTATGTATCTTGACACACTTGCATACAAATACTATAATGACACAAGTTTATGGTGGATTATAGCATTAGCAAATAATATTGGTAAAGGTCGTTTGAGTGTACCTGCTGGATTACAATTAAGAATACCGGGCAATGTAATAAAAATCATCAACGATTATAATCTCATTAATTCATAAGTTATGGCACAAAATATTGAAAGTCTAGACAATAGACCGTGGGTTCCACATCATATTCCAAATCCAATTAGACGCGAATTGTATCGTCGAACGTTGGATCAGGGACTGAATTATGTTGACACAGGCACTAAAACAAACAATTGGTCCGATTACAAAAATTATCGAGGACCATTAAGTGCATGGGTTCGCGTAACGAGCAATGGTACTGGTGTTAGTAAAGCATTATCAAATACGCAAAAATATAATGGATTTGTAATGTACGGTGGACAGGGATTTCAGGATACATTTGGGAATATAAATTTTAAAGATACTACAAATCCATATTATCAACCAAATATATTAGGATATGATACAAATGGAAAAGAACATATCTTGGACTTAGATATTAAAAATCCCAATATTGTTACTTTAAAGGGAAGTCCGACTCGTAATGTTCCAATTTTACTACCCCCACCGGGTATTGTTTCTGTTGAAGCAAACATGCAAAAAGAACGTATTAGAAAGGTAACGATTAATTGGAAATGCTATAGCTTTGCTCAATTGGAATATATGACTCCATATTTTTTGACGCCGGGCATTAGTTTAATTGTAGAATTTGGATGGAATCTTTTTAACCAAAACTGTTTACTAAATTTAAAAGACATTGATGTATTAAAAACGTTATGGGTAGATGGAACTCCGCTATATCAAAAAACATTGGATTCAAATGGTATGTATGACGCAACATTTGGAGCTATTGCAAATTTTGAATTTAATACCCAAGACGGCACAACATATGAATGCAAAACTGAAATTTACTCAAAACATCGAAATCATACAGGAGCTTTATTAAACGAATCTCCTAAAAATACAAAAATTTTATCAACTAATCAAATAGAAACTATACTTACAAAACCTTCATTATATGAATTTTGTAATCAACGTCTTAAAAATGTAGCAAAATGTTTGGAAGGAGATGGCAAAAATTTTTTTGAACCATTAACAAAAGAAGAAAAAGAAAAATCAACAATATCAGATCCAATACCATATAATAATGAAGAATTAAAGAAAAAATTTTTTAATGGAAACCCAGAAAATCGTATTTTTATTGCACGCAACAAATTAAAAAACGATCCATTATTAATCGGTAATAAAAATGAAACATACGGTCCTCCAGATAAAGATATTGATTGGGATAGCAGTTCTCCTGATGATACTTGGGTAACAATGGGATTTGTAGTTGAGCTTTTGAATTTATTTATAAGTCAGAATATAAATCTAAAAGCATCTAATGATCCAAATTTTGAACTTTTTACGTTTGATATTGAAGACGTTGCTGTTGGCGCGCACCCAAATTTAATTAGCAGTGATGGATACACTGTGTTAATTCCAAATCCAATTGCGCCAAAATTTAATTTGGGATATAAGTTGTGGGTCTCTGATTATGAAAAAGTGATAGAAAACAAACTACAATCACAAACGTCACATAAAACTGCGATATTTGAAAAGTACAGCACAAATATGTTGTCGTACAACAAAAAATTATTTAATATTTTCAGAACCGGATATGTACCAATCCCTCAAGTCAATCCAAAAGCCGGCGCATATAGAAATAATCTTGATAATATCATTAATCGGTTTCGCTATAATTTTTTTGCCAATAAAATAAAGCCATATGATGCTGCATTTCCTCAGATGGTTGATTACACAGTAAAAGGAAATGAAAAAAAAGCGGGATATTGGGGGTATTTAAAAGATTTATTTATTCATGTAAATGTTATTATTAATGCTTCAAAAAACGCAAGAACTGCGGAAGATTTTCTAAATTCATTGTTGCAAACTGTATCCGCTGCATCAGCAGGATTATGGGAATTGGCTGTAATTGAAGATGAAAATAAATTAAAAATTATTGATAAAAAATTTATTTCTAAAAAAATATATCAAAATCTGTATCAATTTGATATCAGTTCTGATAGTTGTATCAAATCATTATCATTCACTGTGACACCAAGTAATGCACAAATGACTCAAGTTATTGCTGGATCAACAAATAATCAAGAACAAACAACTGGACAATCAACTGCCACTGCATTGCCCGACTTTAAATTCGGAGATAGACTTGGAACAAATCAGCTTAAATCAGAGGAACCAAAAAAAACATTTGTAAATGAATCCTCTGATTTGATAAGACAACTTCAAAAATATGGCAGAGTTGAAGGAGCATTTGCAATGAGCTTAAGATATCCGAACGAACAAGATTATTATGAAGTTGTTAATCTTGCATTACCAAGTAAAAATTTGTTGTTGTCTTTAATCGATTGTGAAGATTATGAAGATAATCTTAATATGTATGGTGGACAACAACCAAATTTTATATGCGAATTAGTGTTACAAGGAATTGCTGGACTTCGGACGTTTCAATGTTTTAGTATTAAAAATTTACCCAAACCATATAGTCCAGATGATGTAATATTTTCAATTATTGATTTGACACATTCTATCCAAAACGGAGAATGGACAACAACAATAAAAGCCGGTATACGTCCTCGCGCTAAATTGAAATCTGTTGTAGGGGTTAATTATGAATATACAAACGGCAAAGAGGCGTTTGAATCAACAAATGATGTGCCAATAATGAATCTAAAATAATATGATTAATATTAATACATATAATTTAATTGGTAATTCAATAGGTGTACAAAATTATGTATATCCAAAATTTTATACATTTGTTGTAAATAATTTTGATTATGAAAACGGATTTACATATCGTTATTTTGTTAATAAAATAAATGATAATTTGATAATTGAAGTGTCTGAAAAAAATTACGATGACATTCAAAAAAATTTGTTTAATAAAGTTGTAGTGATATGGCATTTAATTGGACCTGAGAGAAATGTGTATGTCAATGGAAAGCTTTATGAACAAGGCATTTACGAAAAAAATTTCAAAGAAATAAGTATCGCAGCACAAACCATGCCAAGTCTAAAAAATTTTATTACAAACTACACGCAATATAGCAAGCCTAGAAAAGATTGACATGTGGCAGTACCTACTGTATTGTCGATGAATGATCATAGATAGTGAAAAAGAATATCTAAAATTTCTTGATAATTACAATCAACATGATTTAATTGTCAATACATTGGGATGTGATGAACGATATCATCCTGTTGTAGACGAATTGTGCGCCGTGTTTATTAAAAGTATTACCGATGGTAGAGATTTTACATTGAGTGTAAATCATCCAGATGGTGTATGGAATATTGATAAAGTTCGACTGGCAATCGACTTGAATAAATTAAATACAAATATATGGACATTCGATAAGAAGAAAACTTTACATTTTTTGCCCGTCTTGAAATTGAAAGATATTCAAGTTTACGATTACATGGAAACAGGCGAAATTGTTGATGTAACTCAGTATCAATCAAATGTTTATGCATTTTATAAGCATATGTATGGCAAATATAGTGATTTGAATTGCGTTATTCCACTATCAGTACATATTGCTAGTTTCGAAAATTTATCTGATAGCGTACTTGCACGTATTCGTGGAGTAAACACCGATCAAATTTTCAATCGTATTAATACTGAAATTGTTGAAAGTTTTCAGTCTATTGAATCAAATGGCTTGAAAATTGATGAAGTGTTGTTTCAACAACACTTTGGGCACAAAGAATGTAAAATCAAAAACGGGTTTGCTCACACTGAGTATAATTTGTTTACATCTACGGGTCGGCCAAGTAACCGATTTGGTAACATCAATTATGCTGCTCTCAAAAAAGACGATGGTTGTCGATCTGCATTTGTTAGTCGTTATGGAAATGACGGATATTTGTTTATGATTGACTATAGTGCATATCATCCACGTTTGATTGCACAATTGGTACGTTACAATCTTCCTGAAGATGTTTACAATTATTTGGGTCAGTCGTACTTCAACAAAGACATATTATCTGATGAAGAATTGAAGGCGGCAAAAACAACTACCTTTCAATTATTGTATGGCAATATTCCAGAAAAATATGTTCACATTCCATTCTTTGTAAAAATCAAAGACTATATTGAACACAGATGGAATCATTTTACAACACACGGATATGTCGAAACGCCAATATATAAGCGTCGTATCACTCCAAACAACATCAGTGAACCAAGTCCAAATAAGCTGTTTAACTATATTTTACAGGCAACCGAAACGGAGTACAACACTGCTGTATTACGTGATTTGGTAGTGCATCTAAAAAATAGACTAACCAAGCCTATTTTGTATACATATGATTCTGTACTTTTTGATGTCAGCAATCAAGATGGTATTGAAATTTTGAGAGAAATTAAAAATATTATGTCGCCTAATAATAATTTTCCTGTAAAATGTTATAAAGGAAACAATTATAATGAAATGCATATAATAAGTGTATAATAATGGATTTTTCAAATATATTTATTATGGATGAAAGAAATCTATAATAAAGTTTTGGAAGCGGTCGCAATTGATCCCCGTTTAGACACAGGTATTTTTGATGTATTAAACAATGATCATTTGTCTGTTTTTCGTGAATATCTAGTAAAAGAAGGTATTTCTGAAGATACCGCTATTGCTGCCAGCAACAAACTGGCAGAAGCGGGTAGATTTCCAGAGCGACAAGCTTATAACAAAGATGGTTTGTTGGTAACATTTCCTTCACCAGAACACAAACAACGCGCAATTGCTAGAGGAACTCATTTTGAGAGAAATCCAAAATCAGCACAAGTAAATATTTTTGGTGCTGAAACACAACCTCAACAACCGGCACAACCAGCACCAGCACAACAAACAGTTGCTCCTACAACTATTGCAAAACCTGCTGCACCCACACAAGCACCCGTTAAACAGTCAGTTGCTACAACGCAATCTGCGGATGTTACTCCTGTAAATGCCGATAATCGCACACCAGAAGAAAGAGCGGCAGACGCAAATGCGGTGGAAAAAATGTTAAAGACTGAAGGAAAGTCATATACTTTGTCCGAAGCAATTGCATTTGGATTCTACTCAAAGAACAATATATGGTATACATCGGATGGTGAAAAAGTTGGTCGCTTGTGGTATGTGGCAGATCGCAAACAACAAATTATATTGCCATGTTAACGAGAGAAAAACAACTTTTATGCACATTTACGAATAATGGAGATTATTCGTTATTACTCTCTAAAATTTCAAATTTTTATACAATTTTAGAACATAAACTTTTTATTTTTGCAAATGTAACAAATTTGAAAGAATATTATCTTACATACAATGTTGACTGTAGAAATACAACGGTCGGCAAATTTCCAAACACCATTAGTATACATCGCAAGAAAATGTATAATACATTGTATACTTTAAATGGAATGAATAGACTCATTACAGACGAAAACAACGGAGTATTTGATAAAACATATCAACTCAATTGGGAATTATACAGAAACTCATTGATTTTGACTACGGATATCGGCGTCAAAGTGGTTGGTCTCAAGTTGGTAGACATTGTTACGATGTGACTTTTTATAGTTTTCATTAGTTTTTATACAAAAAAATTTCTTGTGGTTTTTGAAAATCACTCTATACTTATACGTGTATTAAATGATGCACTGTCTCTAGTGAGACGATTATTATCTAATACACACTTAACAATTAATAAATTAAAAATTATGGCATTACCATCAAATAAAATTAAGAGTATTCTTAACTCTATTCAAAACGTTAACAACAAAACTTCTTCTGTTTGGAAGCCTGAACCCGGAATCCACAACATTCGTATTGTTCCTTACAAGTTCAACCCTGATCAATTCAGCTTTATTGAGTTGAAGTTCCATTATGGCTTGAAGGTCAAGGATGCAACCGGTAAGATTGTAGAACGTACTTTCTTGTCTCCAGACTCCTTTAATCGTCCCGATCCTATTGTCGAATTTGCAAATAGATTGCAAAAGACTGGTGATAAGGAAGATTGGAAGCGTGGTCGCAATTTGCTTCCAAAGCAACGTACCTATGCACCTATTTTGGTTCGTGGTAAAGAAAATGAAGGAATCAAGTTTTGGGGATTCGGCAAGACTGTGTATGAAACAATCTTGAAGGCATGTGACGAAGAAGTATTCGGTGATATTAGTGATCCAACAACTGGACATGATATTATTGTTGAATACAAGGAGGCTGGACCTAGTGCTGGTGGAAAGAATTTTCCAACAACAACAATTACTGTGAAGGGTAAGGCAACTCCTGCAATCGACGAGCCGCGTAAGCACATCTTGGACTTCCAGAAGAATATTTTGGAATTGTTTCCAGAACCTACTTACGACCAGTTGTATAACATCATGACTGAAATGTTGTCTGCTGGTACTACGGAAGAATCTACGGATGATACCGTAGTAGAACCAACTGATGATGCTATTGCAGCAAATACTTCTCCAACTGCTGCATCGGCACAAAGTAACACTCCAAGTGTAAACGATCAATTCGATAAGTTATTTGGAAAGAAATAAATTAAATTGATAAACATAGGATGATGACATATAATGTCATCATCCTTTTTTAGTATGTACGTAATGAAGGAAAAAATAAACATTTATAAACTATATGGCAAAAACAAGTAAAAACACAAACGAATCTGAAGATTCAAAGAAGAAAAGCACAAAATCTGTTAGTAAGAACGATTCTCTATTAGCAAATTTAGCAGCGGAATTAAATAAAAATAACAAAGAAGGTGGCAAAATTGCATACTTTCTTGATGAGCAAGATGATCCATCTACAATCAGTGATTGGATTAGCACCGGTTCAAGTTTATTGGATCTTGCAATTAGTAATCGACCAAATGGTGGATTGCCAGTTGGACGAATGGTCGAATTTAACGGCTTAGAAGGAACCGGAAAAAGTTTGGTGAGCGCACACATTGTAGCGAATACACAAAAGAAAGGCGGCAAAGCAATCTTTATTGACACAGAAAATGCTGCCGCACCTGACTTTTGGAAGAGCTTGGGTGTAGATTTGTCAAATCTATTGTATATTCAACGTGAAACAGTAGAAGATATTTTTACCACAATGGAGCAAGCAATCGCATATATTCGTAAAGATCAACCCGATGCATTGTTAACAATTATTGTTGATAGTGTAGCGGCAGCATCTACAAAAGCTGAGATGGAAAGTGATCATGGTAAAGACGGATATGCCACGGGTAAAGCAATTATTATTAGTAAAGCACTTCGTAAAATTACTAGTATGATTGGTCGTCAAAAAGTATTGATTGTATTCACAAATCAATTGCGTCAAAATTTAAATGCAAGTCCTTTTGGTGATCAATATACAGTTAGCGGTGGCAAAGGATTGCCTTACCATTGCAGTGTTCGTGTACGACTAAACAACGCAGGTCAATTAAAGTTACCAGACAAGACTGTTATTGGCAATGAATGTAAAGCTGTGGTTGTAAAGAATCGTATGGGACCACCACAACGTCATGTATTTTTCAATATTTATTTTGATAGCGGTATTGCTGATTATGCAAGCTGGTTAGAAGTATTGAAAGAAAAAGCTTATGTTAAACCAGCCGGTAGTGCTGGATTAAAATATGTCGCATTGAACGGCGACGAAGTTGTATTTAAATCTGAAAGTTTCATCAAGCTTTTGGATGAACGCCCAGAGTTTAAAACCGAAATGTATAATCGTATTTGTGATGCAGTAATCATGCAATATAAAAATGCAAATAGCACTATTATTGATTCATCCGCAAATGCTGATGAAGATGCGGAAATGATTGCTGACGAATCCGATATTGATCATTCAGAAGAAAACAATTAATTATATGGACCCAATCACATCAGAAGATCGTAAAAAATTATTTTCTATGTTTCAAAACATGGAATTAAACACCAAGCCTGTTGAACGTATGTTGAACAGTGAAGTTCTTTTGGTGGATGGGTTGAATTGTTTCTTTCGTTCATTTATGGCTGTGCCAAGTCTAAATGACAATGGATTACACGTTGGAGGCATAGCTGGCTTTTTACAAAGTATTGGTTATGCCTCCAAACTTTTAAATCCAACTCGTATTGTCATTGTTTTTGATGGCAGCGGTGGCAGTATGAAGCGCAGAAAAATATTTCCAGAATATAAGGAGCGCAGAAAAACTAATTTAAAGTATAATAGAAGTTATGAGGAATTGACGACCGATGAACAAGAAGATAGAAATATTCAATCACAATTATTGCGACTGATTGGATATCTTGATGCATTGCCTGTGACTGTGATGAGTGTTGATCATGTAGAAGCAGATGACACCATTGCATACGCGGCAAATGAATATTTTAAAGATAGCAATAAAGTATATATCATGAGCACAGACAAGGATTATTTACAATTGGTCAATGAAAAGATCAATGTATGGAGTCCAACCAAAAAGAAACTTTATGGATGTGCAGAAATTTTATTGGAGTATGGAATTAGTTGTGAAAACTTTCTAAATTACAGAATACTTAGTGGTGATGAAAGTGACAATATTGATGGAATACAAGGCAGTGGATTAAAAACTGTATTAAAGTGTTTTCCACAATTTGCAGAGCATACACAAATGTCATTGGAGCAAATATATACACATTGCGAACAGAACAAAAAGAAATATAAACTATATTCTTCTATTTTAGAAAACAAGAGCATTGTTGAAAGAAACTATGCACTGATGCAATTGAAAGATACACAATTGCAATCATTTACACAATTACGTGTTAATGAGATACTTAATAAACCTATTGGAATATTAAATAGAATGCGTTTTAGCAAATTGATTGCAGAAGATAGAATGTGGAACAATATAAAAAATCATCATACTTGGTTATCGGATACATTCGGTCGATTGATCGTCTCCTAACTTTCAGAATATAATAAGTTGCGGAACTGAAAAACATCGTCTATAGTGGACACTCGCTTAGAAAAGTTGGTAGAAACTATAACACATATTATATGCAAGTAATCGATAACCTAAAAAAGTTCGGACCTGAATTTCAACTTAAGTGCATCAGCGGCTTAATTAGTGATAAACCATTCATGGAGCGTATCAACGACATTGTTGATCCTCTTAGTTTTGAAAGTGATGCCAATCAGTGGATTGTTAAGACTGCCCTCAAATATTTTTTGAAGTTCAAGGAACTGCCTACATTGACTGCGTTTCAAGTTGAACTTGATGCGGTTGAACAGGAAGAATTAAAGAATCAAGTTGTAACACAGTTGCGGTTGGTTTTCAACAAAATCACTGATAGTGATTTGATGTATGTCAAAGAGCAATTTTTAGAGTTCTGTCGAAATCAGACTTTGAAGAATGCAATCATGGAAAGTGTTGATCATTTGCAGCGCGGTCATTACGAAAAGATTAAAAGCGTTGTTGATCATGCCATGAAAGCTGGTATGGAGCGCAATATCGGTCATGATTATATGACAGATGTTGACAAGCGAATGAGTGTGATGTCTCGAAATACTATTTCTACCAAATGGCAAGTTGTGGATCAAATCATGGATGGTGGTCTAGCTGCTGGTGAAATGGGTATTGTAACCGCATGCGCTGGATCTGGTAAGAGTTGGGTCTTGGCTAAACTTGGTGCCGAGGCTATGAGACAGGGTAAAAATGTTTTGCATTTTACTCTTGAATTGAATGAAAATTATGTTGGTTTGCGTTATGACGCGTGTTTCACCGGTATTGATTTTCAAAACATTCGCAACAATATCGGTATTGTAAAGGATCGTATTGCCAATGTTCCCGGCAAATTGATCATTAAGTATTTTCCAATTAAAACTGTTAGTGCTCACAATTTGAAAGCACATGCAGAGAGATTGGCAATGTTGGGTACAAAGATTGATATGATGGTAGTCGATTATGCAGATATTCTACGTCCATTTCAATCTGATCGTAATGCAAACAGCTATAGCGAAGCAGGTGGTATTTATGAAGAACTACGTGCTGTTGCGGGAGAATTGCAAATTCCTATTTGGACTGCTTCACAAAGCAATCGTGCCGGTATGGAAGAAGACGTATTAACCGCAATGAATATTAGCGATAGCTATCGTAAAATCATGACGGCAGATTTCGTATTATCTGTAAGTCGCAAGACTCAGGATAAGCAAGCCAATACTGCTCGTTTTCATATCATTAAAAATCGTTTCGGTCCAGATGGATTGACTTTTCCTGCTCGTATGAACGCTGGTTGTGGAGATATTCAATTGTTTGACGAAGGTAGCCGCGAAGGTGCTGCATTGATTAATGAAATGAATCAAAGCGAAAATATTGTGAAGAAAATGATGAAAAGTAAGTGGGACGAACACATGGGTCGCAATCGTGAAGACGACGGAGACAACTAATCCATAGCAAATACAAAATGTAAAATGCAAAAAATAATTTCTGAAATGAAATTATTTTTTGCAATAATACAATCATGTTCGATAATTATTTTTCACATTAAAACAAGTTACAAAAACAGTTAATTTATATATGAGTGATACAAAACTAATCATTACAGATGATTTTGCCAATCAAGCAAAATACAAAAAACAACCAAATTGGGGATTTAACGGACTCGGCTATATCGTTTATAAAAGAACGTATGCGCGAGTGAAGGAAAATGGAGAAACAGAAGAATGGAATGAAACCGTTCAGCGTTGTATTAACGGTGCTCAGAAAATTGGAGCACAATATACTCAAGCAGAAGCAGAGCGTTTATTTGATTATGTTTATAATCTTAAGTGCAATTTTGCTGGCCGAATGCTTTGGCAGCTTGGAACAAGCACAGTAGATAGATTTGGAGCAAACAGCTTATTGAATTGTTGGTTTGCAAGCATGAATGAACCAAAAGCATTTTTGTTTCTTTTTGAGAATCTTATGCTTGGCGGTGGCGTAGGTTATAGTATTCGCCGTGAAGATGTTCATGAACTTCCAAAGATCAAGAAAGATGTAGTTATTACACATCAAGCAACCAAGGATGCAGATTTTATTGTTCCTGACAGTCGTGAAGGCTGGGTAAAATTATTGGAACATGTATTGAATGCATTTTATGTAACCGGTAAGTCGTTTACATATAGTACTATTTTGATACGTGGTGCTGGTGAAAAAATCAACGGATTTGGTGGCAAAGCAAGCGGACCACAAATTCTTGTTGATGGTATGGCAAAAATAGTCAGTATTTTCCATAGTCGAGAAGGCAAGAAATTGCGTAGTATTGACGTATTGGATGTATGCAATATTATTGGTAGTATTGTTGTAGCTGGCAATGTTCGTCGTAGTGCAGAAATTGCACTTGGTGATCCAGATGATATTCTTTATCTACGTGCCAAAAATTGGAGTGCAGGTAATGTGCCAAATTGGCGAGCAATGAGTAACAATACATTGTATGTAGATGATTATAGTCATTTGCTTGCTGAATTCTGGACCAATGGTTATGAAATTAACAAAGACACTGGATTTGCCAACGGCGAACCATACGGTTTCTTTAATCTTCCTTTGTCACAAAAGTATGGACGTACCAAAGATGGATTGATGAAGGACAGTAATTTGTATCCTACCGACAGTGACAATGTAGTTGGAACCAATCCATGTGGTGAAATTAGTTTGAGTAATTATGAATGTTGTAATTTGTGCGAGTTATATTTGAACAATATTACAAGCAAGGAAGAGTTAATTGATTGTGCAAAATTGCTCTATAAAACTCAGAAAGCAATTGCGGCATTACCATTCTTGCACGAAGAAACTAATAAGATCGTGCATAAAAATATGCGATTGGGTCTTGGTGTAACTGGCGTATGTCAATCATTAAATAAAATTGATTGGTTGGATGATTGCTATGTCGCTCTTCGTAAATTTGACAAACAATGGAGCAAAGAGCGTGGATGGTCAGAAAGTGTAAAGTTGACCACTGTCAAGCCAAGTGGAACACTCAGTTTGCTTGGGGGCGCAACTCCCGGTGTTCATCCTGCATATAGTAAATATTATCTACGCACTGTGCGAATGAGTAGTAGCGATAAGTTGGTACAAATTTGTCGTGATCTTGGTTATCATACAGAATTCTTGTTGAATTTTGATGGAACGGAAAATCGGGATACTATTGTCGTTTATTTTCCATGCGAAACTCCAGAATCTGCAATTCTTGCAGACAATATGGATGTTATTAAACAACTTGAAATGGTTAAAAAGTTGCAATCTGTATGGAGTGATAATGCTGTCAGTGTAACAGCATATTATAGCCCGGAAGAATTGGATGCTCTCAAAGACTGGTTGAAAGATAATTATAAGAATCATTTGAAGAGTGTGAGCTTCTTGTTGCGTCAAAAGCATGGATTCAAACAAGCTCCTTATCAAGAAATTGACAAGGAAACCTATGAAAAGTATAAATCAAAGGTGAAGCCTTTGAGTACCATTACCAACATTATTAGTGGTGATGTATTGCAAGGTATCGAATGTGAAGGTGGCGCATGTCCAATTCGTTAAAATACTAAAAACAAGACAAAATCCCGACATAATTGTCGGGATTTTTTGTTTACATAGGCAAAAATAATACGCTGTATCTTATATTTGCCTATATTTATATTAAGATTATCATATATGAACAAAGACCAATTAGATAAGCTTATTCTTGAATGTGTTAAAGAACATCAATTAAAACATGCTTTAAAGCAATTAGTTGTTGAAGCAATTCAAGAAATTAAAGCTGAAAAGAAACTTAGCTGCCAAGAAATGATGGACGAATTGGATGGCGAAGTTAAAAAAGAAAATAAAGAATTGACTGTCACCAAAGACGATGCTGGTTATTATAACGTATGTGGATGTCCTCCTCATATGATTAAATTAAAGCACATGTATGAAGATCGTTTTCAAATGACATATATAAAAGATGGTACGGATCGTAGCAAAAAGGTATCTGTTCAATTTGAAGATCTTAAGAAGTTTGTCAAAGAAGTACTTGGAAAAAAGACTAATAATTATGTAGAGACAGCATATAATAAAGCTGCTGAAAATGATAAAGACAAAGAAACCAAGAGCGGTGACGAAGCTGTTAAGCATGTAGGTGAAAAAGCAAAGGATATGGTAGAAAAGAAAGATGATTTACCAGATCAACCTTTGAAATCTGTTGAATCAATTAAAAAACAAAGTGATCACAGTGTTAAAGGTACAAAACAAAATTATAAGTATCCAAAGCAAAAAAATAATAAATTGGTAGTAAAGTTACCATCCAAGAAAAGCAAGTCTAAAAAATCATAAAAGTAACAATAACAAGATCTTATAAAAGCGCATTAAAAAAAAGATGCGCTTTTTTATTGACACTCCCTCCCACTTGTTCTATAGTTGTACTCGTAATCGCACCATCAGGCATTGGAATACCAAAGTGGTGCAATTCATTAACCAAATAATTAAATATGAGTAATACAATTAAAAAGACAAACCGCAAAAACAAAACCAATTTGGTAGTTAATTGGGTAAATAATTTCTTCACCATTGAAGATTTACATGCCGCAAATCCTAATTTCGTAGAAATCACGCTACGTTCACGTTTGAATTCTGCAAAGAAGGAAAATCAAATTGCTGAGATTGGATGTATTCATAGTGGTAAGGGTCGTCCAAAGTTGGTTTTTGCAAATACTCCTGTTTCTAAAGAAGTGTTGGAAGCGGCTCGTCAAGCCGGTGTTATTTTCAACGAGAACTACGACAGCATCGCCGTTGTCAGTGTTGATTCTGTTAAGATTGCTATTGATGAAGAAGCACAACTTGCTTCTGAAGAAGCTTCTGCGGAAGAAACATCTGTCGATGTGTTGTCAAATAATATTAATGCCTAATAAAAAATCACCAGTGAAAATACCGTATCATGGTGATAAAGTCACCATATACGGTATTTTTCATTTACCAACATCCAAACTAATAAAAGTTGATCTAAGTGAGGAAGAAATATTTTTTGAATACGATATGAGTATGTATAATCCAGAAGAATATTGTATTGTTAAATTACAAGTCTTACTTTGATGGTAATATCGAATAAAATGGTGATTGTGGCGCGTATTTGATACCATCCGGTGTCAGCGTATATACTTTTAAATTAGTATTTTTATATTGTTTTTTATCCGATTCTTTCTTAACAGATTTCAAAATAGCTTCCATTTTGATTCTGTCCTTTCCCATATACATCGGCTGCTCCTTTTCCAATTCAGTTTCCGATAACATATAAACATTGTTTGGATATATAATTAAAATAAATGTCTGGTCAACATTTTTTGGGCTATACATTGTGGTCATATATGATAATAAATAGCTCTTTTTTAATATAATTATCATATTTATATCTAGCACAATGATCAATTTTATCAAAGACAATAGATTTCCAACATTTTTGGATAGATTAATTAGTGTATCTCGAAATGAGACAGATACATCCTATATCGATTTAAGTCCAAATAATTTATTTGATGGAGATATGGGAACGATTTTGGTAAAAAATGGAAGTGACATTCTGTATCAAGAAAATACAGATAGCGAATTTGTAAATCTTTCTCAATTATTTCCGTATGTTGTTGCTCCTAGAAAATATCTATTGGAACAGGGACTTAATCAAAGAGTTACATGGGTAAAAAATAGCTCTTCCGTATCCAAAACTTGGAAATTTTTAGGATATACATGCCCGTTTAATACTGTATGCAGTCCATGTCCAGTTGTTTACGTTTACACTTGACGTTTCTATAAAAGCGACCTATGGTATGGGTCATGAAACGATACGGACTTTGCTGCATCAGCCTTACCCTACAGGATCAAGGATTCAAATCCTCCACCATGACCAAAACTCGCTTTTTGCAACTAAACCGCAAACAAGCAGAAAAAATCGTGGCAGAACGTACTCTCAACAATGTTATGGTTGCACGTAAAACCATTGAGTTTTGTGCTTCAAAAAACTGGAATTATCGCATCAGTAGTGGAATGATGCCACTGGAAACCTTGCCAGATGTAAATCTGTTGATTGAAAATACACATAATTTCAACGGCATTCAAAACGAATTCAAACTTGCAGCATCTGCAATTAAACAACATAATGTTCGTTGCAGTACACATCCAGATCAATTTGTTGTACCTGCATCTGCCAATCCAGCGGTTGCTGCAAAAAGTGTAATTGAACTCAATATGCACGGCAAAATGATGGATATGTTTGGTCTTAGCCAAGACTATAATAGTCCAATCAATATTCACATGAATTGTTTCAAAGGCGGCGATCTTAAAGACACTGCCAAACGATTCATTGACGTATATAATCAATTGCAACACAATGTCAAATCTCGTCTTGTCCTTGAAAACGAAGACAAACCCAACAGTTGGAATGTAGAGCAATTGTATGAACATATTTACAGTGCCGTAAAAATTCCTATTACTTATGATAATTTGCATCATCGTTGCAACCCCGGAAAACTAACTGCTACTGAAGCTTACAAACTTGCATATAGCACTTGGCCTACTGGAACAATTCCATTGTTTCATTTTAGCGACAGTATTCCAAATGGAGATAATCCTAGAGCACATGCAGATTATGCAAATACACTACCGGACGAATATAATAACACAGATGTTCTAGATTTGGAACTGGAATTCAAAGCCAAAGATTTGGCTATCATGGAGTTTCAGAAGAAATATCCTTGGTATTAAAATAACTTGCACGAATTCAATTAATGTGGCACAATAAACGTGTAGTTTAAAATAAAACATATGAAAACAAATAATCGTAATTACTTAATCACAAATTCACATCGCGGATTCAAAGTCGAGCTTTCTACTGCTCGGCCTAATGCAAAACGAGCAAAGATATTAACATTAAAGACTGCTAATAAAACTCTTAAATTGAATGGTTATCAGATCAATACTCTTAAGAAAGTTTTTGCAAAAGAAAACGCATTAAATAGTTCAAAGTCTACTATTTATTGATAGTTATGGGAAAAACATATCGACGTAATTCGGAGAGAAAAATAAAAAATTTTCAAAAAGGTAAATCTAAATCAGAAAAATTTAAAACTGGTCAAGATGAACCCAAATTTTCAAAGCATTTGAAAGTATATACGGACGACGTAGATAACGAATATTAAACTGTTATATGCCATGACAATAATAATTGTCATGGCATTTTATTTTATGGAAATAATTGTTACATTAATTGTTGGTATATTTTTGTTTATTTATATCAAACGCGATATAAAAAAGATCAACGCTCGTATTGACACTGTTGAAAAATTGATTCCTGATGCAGCGGAATATAAAAAGTATAAAGACGATGTAAAAACTTTATACCAGAACCAAACTCTGCTATTGTCTTTGGTGAACGCTGTAAGAGTTAGAATCAATAATTTTTATGCCAAAAAGCTCAACGAACCAAGACTCAAATCCGCTGGATTTGATTCAACCAAAGAATTTGGTGAAACCCAAGACGGTGTTTGATCATATCAAACACATCCGTGAATCCAAGGCGCCCGACTATTATCAATCGCTAACTGAAGCTGATCAAAAAACATTTAACAAATATGTTATTTTGATGGGTTTAAGTATGGATCAAACGGCAATTGAAGGAGTTAGTTATATATCTAAATATTTAGATATATTGCCTCCAAATGCATTTTATAAAGTATGCTGCGATGTTACTCCAAAATCGACAAGATTTTGCAAATGGATAAAATCATCAAAGCCAAAATATAGTAAAAAGCTCATTGAGATTATCGCATCTTACTATAAAATCAGTAAAAGTGATGCATATGATTATTGCACTTCATTCTTTCGTGATGAAACACAATTGACTAATTTAATCAATTTGTGTAGTAGTGTTGGATTTAGCGAAACTCAAATTGAAAAAATGTTAGAAGGAAAAGATGAATAATAAACAAATCGTTATAGGTGTAGGCGGCGTTGCAAGAGCAGGTAAAAATCTGTTTTGTGATTTGCTGGTTAAACAACTCAAACAACAATATAATTTACATGCACAGCATTATGCGCTGGCATATGAATTGAAAATGGATTGTCGGCAATTCATTTGGGATAAATTCAATATTGATGTCTTTACAGAAAATACTGATGAAAAAAAGATATTTCGTGATATGTTGGTTTGGTATGGAGATGCTAAACGAAAGCAAAGCAATGGTCGCTATTGGATTGATAAGTTAAATACCAGAATTGGAAAAGAATTTGCATGGGGCACTCCACCTATTGATGTTGCCATTATTAGTGATATTCGATATGACTTTTATGAGAATGACGAAGTGGATTTTATTCGTAAAGAAAAGAACGGACCATTTATTCATATAAGCAAATACACATATGGATTTCCAACTGATGGACGCGTAGTAAAAGTAAGCGGACAAACTGTAAACAATACTAAAATATTTACAGATCCAGCAAATAGTCATGAAGCATTAAATGATCCTAAGTTACAGAAAAAGGCAGACTATTTATTACAGTGGGAAGATATTGGTGTTGGCAAAAATCTGACTTATGCAGAGTTGTTAGATAATCAATATCTAAATAACACTGTTATAGAATGTCTCAAGTCAATACAACACAAGATTATCCAATAAAGCTGATTGAATGCAAACAATCGTCTGAATTTAAATTATTTAGAGATACTATTGATCAGCATCATAGTTACGTAAAATATAAAGATAGTCCAACTCGCCGCTTGTCATTTCTCGTTTATGAGAGTGTAAGCGGCAATTTTATTGGTTGTATAGGATTGACCAGCGGCACATTGGCATTGAAATGTAGAGAAGAATATATTGGATGGAACAATGATCTTAAAATGAAACATTTGCATCAAATTGCAAATAATAGTCGGTTTTGTTTAATCAAAAACAATATCACAATAGCTAATGCTGCCAGCATGACTCTCAAATCATTACGAACAATAGGTGTTGACGCATGGAAAACAAAATATAACGATGATTTGGTGCTTTTGGAGACTTTTATACTACCCACCAGAGAAAACCAATATATAGGGCATTCTAATCGAAATGGAGCGTGTTATAAAGCTGACAACTGGATCGAATTGGGTATGACTGAAGGTAATTCAATAAAAAAGATACCTTTGATTATGTGGAAGAAAGAAAACACTGAACGTGGTAGATTAGCCAGAGAGAATCCAGAAGAATGTATGCGGCAGTATGCGTTTTATGTCAATAACAGCGAAAAGTATGGGTACAACGTACAAAACACACAAAAGAAGCTGGTTTTTATAAAACCATTGGTAAAAAATTGGAGAGATATATTATTAACGTGACAGTGTAGCTATATAATAATTTTGATTATAATAAAATTCAATTGAATCTTGTGTTATTTTAGAAAATATTAAATCTTTTTTAGAAGGCAATATTTGCAATACAATATGCATATATTGCTGATTACAAATTTCATATTTTTGATTTTTTTGAGTTTTTTTACAACTACAAAATAAACTATATTGTATAACACATGCAACAAAATCAGCAACACTGGCATCAATATTATCCAATTGATTATCAGTCAAAAATGTTTTAAATTCTCCAATATTATTTATTCTCATATCCAGTTAATTTATTATATGCCTCGTATAAATACAAACTACATATAAATATCACCGGACAGCAAATAAATGACAATTGTGCAAAAAATCCTATAATAACTGATAACCAAAACGATGTACATATTGGACATGTAATTAATCTAGTAAAAAAATTATTATAATTTACTAGTAAAAATGTATGATATGATATCGTACAATCTTTTTCTTTGGCAATTAGATATTCTTTTACTTTTACGTAAGGCAAATGTATTAGTTTCGCGTATTCTACAAATGCTTCTGTATTGAACCAAATTAATAATATTGAAGTTATTAAAAATATTGCAAATAACATATCTTTAAAAAGTTATTCCATTTACAAATTTTTCCATTGGTTTATGCGAATTGGTTTTAGGATGTCTGGTTGCATGAAATCCCCACTTATAATAAAATATTTCTGCTGCATTTCTTTCGCTTTCATTAAATTTATCTCGCTCACTTCCATTTTTAGTTGAAACACTTCCGAAGTGATAGAAATTAAGTTTACGACTTCTTAAGAATTTTTTATTTATAAGTTCTAGTTTAAGAAAGAAATCCCAATCGCATATAAATGGACTGTTGAAGATTGTATCAAATCCCCCAACTGTCATGTAATCTTTCTTAGTCATAAAAAACGGGAATATTTCCCCGTCTTGTGTTAACTGATTGGATCTATATGATGGTTCTTTTTCGCTAAATTCTTTATATCTAAAATTATCTGGTCCGCCAAAATCTCCAATTCCAAAATTAAATATGCTAGGATTTCGTTCAATTTGATTAGGCGTTATGATTGTATCATGATGAAAATCTTCAAGTAAAATTTTGTCCCATTCTACCGGAAACACATTGTCGTCGTTAACAATTAATATTTTCTCGTTTGTTGCATGAAAAACTCCAACGTTTAATGCTTGTTGCATTCCTTGATTTTCTTCAAATTCATAAAATTGTACATTTGTATTGTTGTACTTCTTTTTTAAGGAAGTATATTGTTCCGCAAATCCATCTAATACAACAATATATTGATTTTTGTTTGTTTCTCCTAATAATCCAGAATCCAAACAAATCTCAAGACATTTTGGATTTTTATATGAAGGAATGATGATTGAAATTTGATTGTTCATAATTTATTTAATATTTCAAATTCTTTTGACCAATTAACAACAGGTGACATATATTCGTTTTCACAATGAGTTGAATAACCGGGTATAGAAGACACCAAATTAGATCCATTTTGCCAAAGATTAATAAATTTATCATGATCTCTTGTATATCCCTTTACTAAATCACAGTATTGTGTATGCATATCATAATGTTTTTTAAACGTTGAAAATAACATTGCATATGTGTTTGTAGTTGATGGCGTAGTTCTCCAATGAGATAATTTAGTTGGATAAATAGAAGACTGTAGAGTGGAATACGCTTCATAAATATATTTATCATTGTGATCATACAATGTAAAATAATCTGCGCTTAAATTTTCAAATCCATCTATTAAAATATCTACCCAGCCTTGTCGATGAAAATAGTCATCTTCTACAAAGTATATAATATCATTTGCATTATACGGTTGTGCGATTGTATATTCAAGTAAATTTAAAAAACTTTTTCCGTCGTTTCCGCCTTTTTTTTCTACAATATTACATCGATTTTCATTGTTTAAAAAGTGCTTACTTACATCACCATCAAACAAAACCGTTACATCAACTCTATTATCAATGGAGTTTAATAGACAATTAAAAATCTTTTCTTTGTCAAACCAACTCGGTCTATTTTTTTTATTCGCACTATTTGCCGAAAAATTACAATGTCTAATTAATAACTTAATATTCATAATTATTTATTTTTTTAATAAGAATGCACGTCTTTATCTAGTTTATTTATTAAAATTTATTTTTTTATAATATAACATCCAGTAGGAAATCCAGAATCATCAAACGTATACTTACTATTTAAATATAATTTGTCATGTGTTATAGGATGTAAGATATAATAATCAATATTATATTTTGTAAAAAATGTTTTGATTGCGTCTAAGCTTTCAGTTAAATTCGAATCATCAAAAATAATACATCCACCGGGCTGAACTTTATTATACATTTCATCTAATACTTCTAAAGTCGCAGAAAATGAATCCACATCAATTCTAAGTAACGCTAATTTTTCAATATTAGCACTGGGTAATGTGTCTTTTACAAATCCTTTTAAAAACGTAATTCTGGAATTATTTTGCAATCCATATTTTTCAAAATTAAATTTTACTTCTTCTAAACTAATTCCCATTGGGCCATTTGCACAATGAGTATAAGCAGGAGTATGTCGTTCATTTAAATATTTATATCTTGCCATTTCAAGCGGTTGAAATCCTTGAAATGAATCGCTTACCCAAATATTTCTATCATTAAACAAATAACTTAAAAATATTGAAACTCCACCTCTCCAAACTCCACATTCTAATATATCACCTTCAATTAATGAAATTTGCGGATATAAAGTTAAAATAGTTTTCATTATATTTGGATGTACCATAGTTATATTATTTAGGTAGAGATCATTAATTAATTCTTCGTAACTGTTTATTTTTTTTGTAATAGTCATAATTATTTAATTTTCCAATAAGAATAAATTCCTTTATCTAACTCAAATCGATCCCATTCAAATCGTTTTCTAGGTGGTTGTTGTTTTGCCCAATTCCACATAGTAGTTATTCCTTGTTCCAATGTATGATTTTCTTCATAACCAAGAATGTCCACTGATTTTTGCCATGTCACATATGCATTCTTTACTTCATGACGTGCTTCTTTAAAAGCAATATCTCCTCCACCAACAACTTTTTGCAAAATTTCGCATGCATCTTTGATACGGGTATGATGTTTACCCCCAACGTTCACAATTTGCTTTGATGCACCGGGGAGAACGGCGGCATTCCAAAATGCAGGTAAACTATCATCTATGAAGCTAAAAGCTCTAGTTTGTAAGCCGTCGCCAAATATAGTCATAGGTTCATTATTCATATATTGATACATCCAAATACCAAGAACATTACGATATTTATCCCAAATGTTTTGCTTTGCCCCATATACATTGTGTGGACGTAAAATACACCAGTCAAGTCCATGTTGTTCTCCTGCTATTTTGATATCTAATTCACATGCATACTTACTAACTCCATATGGATCGACCGGGCAAGGTATTAATGTTTCGTCAAATGGAGGATTTTGATCACCATAAACTGCTAATGTAGAAGTAAATATTAGTCGTTTTACAGAAAATTTGATGCAATTATTTACTATATCTGAAGTTGCGACCAAGTTGTTTTGATAATTATATTTTCTGATGAATGGACTTAAACATTCAGCCGCATATGCTGCAAAATGAAATACATATTCTGGTTGATATTGTTGAAAAATATCTTCGATATACGAAGTACCTAATTGTCTAGTAAATAACAATACTTTTTTATTGACATTCTCAATATATCCACCGCTGAAATCATCTATTCCAATTACTTTATAATCTGGATGATTTTCAACAATATAATCTGCTAAACGACTTCCTAATAAACCTCCTACACCTGTAATAATAATGCTTTTCATAAATTTTTTAAAATATCAGAATAATTAATATCTTGAATACATAGACATTTTAACTAACGAAACTTTTTTTTTATTTTTTTCTCTGAATAATTGTTAATCCGTTGTTATTATCAAATTTTTCTAATAATTCCCATGTGTCGCTATTATTTTGTAAAAATTCTTGTATTGCTGGCCAAATTCCACGCCCTGATATGTTTGAAAGAGTTTCTGAGTGTTCTGATGTCAATGGTTCGTCTCTAAATGCATATGTTGTCGTGTCATGAAAAACAATATATTTATTTACTTTATTTGCATGTAATGCAAGTTCATTTTTAACTTGTTCATACGTATGCCATGTATCAAGAAACAACAAATCAGTTTGTTCAATGTCTATTTTTAGTACATCAGCTTCTACAAATGTAAAATCAAGATTATAATAAGCGGCAACGTCAAAAACATTTTGAATGTTTCCTCCCCATCTTGAAGGATTGTGTAAATCGTAACTGATTAATTTTTTTGGAGCAGACCCTAAAAATGCCCATGTCGATTGTACTGCACGGACACCCATTTCTGTAATATGACTACACTCGGATGCGTATTTTATGAGAGTTGGAATATGTTCGTTGATGTCAGATGGAGTCGAATAAATCGTATTAATTATATTTTCTAAATTATACATAGTTTTGTTTTTTATGTTATCTATAGTTTTAAATAGCAAGCTAAAATTATTAGAGCACAATAATGGTGATATTTCATCCACATATTTTTCTTCCAATTCCCACCATTTGTATTTTAATAATTTATCAATTATATCTTTTTCAAATCTGTACTTTATTAGTTTGGCAGGATTTCCACCAACAACTGTATATGGTGGAACATCTTTAGTTACTACCGAATTACATGCGATACATGCGCCATCTCCAATTGTAACTCCACTCATAATTGTTACATGAGTTCCTATCCAAACATCGTTGCCTATCTTTACATTTCCTTTGGTACTCGGATGTCCTTGTCCGTTATACTTTTTAAATGTATCAGTAGCTACATGTCCAAATGGATATGTAGTAGCCCAATCGATTCGATGATTTCCTCCTAAATATACTAAAATATGCCCTGAGATTGAACAATAATCGCCTATATCAAGCCATGTATTTTCTCCCCAATAATAAATTTCAATATTTTGATGTCCGTATGTGTGTTTTCCCACACTTCTAATACGATGTGTATTCATAAAATTTTATTTTGTTTTGCATAAGATACCCAACGTGTTAAATACTCGCCGATATTCTTTTCAATTTCAGCACGTTGTTTATTAGCATCTATTTTTGTTTTAATAAATTTTTTATAAGACGTTTTTAATTTGCCATATCCACCGTATTCAATGTCATTTTTTAATACTCCGGTGTCGTAAAACCATATCAATTGATTTTCTAATAAATATTCGCATACATTTACACCGTTGTCTTTTGCATATTGACATACATGTAATGAGTATAAATCCCATGGTCCGTATCCATGCCATTCATCCAAAATAGGCACAAACTTTTCAATAAAATTTTTGTTATATAAATCAAACCATCCTGCAAATTTAAAATTATTTAATTTTCTGATTGCAGGTTCTGCCGTTAAATTTACAAACTGATGTTCTATTTCGTGTATGTCAATATCTATACATTTGGATGTTGGTATTGTATTTAAAAACGCCGGATGTACTAATTCATCCCAGCTATTATCCCAGCATTTAAATATCTGTGGAGTAATCAAATAATAATCATCAGTAATTGTTTTTGCAGCAGCTATCAAATAAAAAATCAAATGTTCATGAAAACTAATATCTGGACAAATATAAACGTATGCGTCTATATGAGATTCAATGGCTTCTTTTTGTAAATCAAGATGGCCATATACAGCATTCCCATCATAAATTTTAGATCTAATTGTTGTTTTAGTTTTTAACATTTCAATGATTACATTGTATTTTTCTATAAAAAAATCTTTTTTTAATATTGAACTGTCCCAGTCTATAATACTAGAAGACAAATTTAATACCATATCTATGTAAATATGGTCTGTATTTTCTATGTAATAGAGGCTTTTTTTTAATTTATCAGCAAGTAATAGAGCATGATCAATTTCCCAAGGCATGAAATGTGTAATAATTTTAATATTCATATAATTTTGTATAACAATTATTTATTCCATTAAATAACCCAGTCAATTGCAAATTTAAAGATTTTAGTTTTGTTCCGTCGCCTGTATAAGATAAATCCATGCCTGTATTCAACACATTAATTTTAATTTTTTTACCTGACAAGTTATTAATATAAGTTGCTAATTCAGATAATTTGTATTTATTTTCATATACCATATTAATGTCATTTGTATAAATTGACTGATTTAATATAAATTCGACGATTTTTGATAAATCGTCTGTGTAAATAAAATCCATATATCTATCTTTATGGATAATCATTTCCGTATTATTAATATATGCATTGATGTTATTTTTTATGAATCTTGATTGAAGTTCATTATAATTAAAACAGCCAAATAATCTTAAATTTGTTCCATTATTTTGAAGTACGCTTTTTGCTATAATGTTTTTTGAAAGTCCATAAAAGTCAGTCGGCACATTACTAAACAGTTGCTCTTCATTATATTGATTAATATCATTGCGGCGATCAAATTCAGCACCCGATGCAATATTAATAAAATGTTTTACCCTATATCTAAAATGAATAAGATTTTCATACATCAATAAATTGTTATAAAACACTGAGGCGGGATCGACTGCTGTTCGATTGCCTCCTTCTATTGCACAATGAATTATACTGTCAATTTTATTTTCATTTAGATATTTTTCAATACTAGAAATTGAATACAAATCAATTGTTTGTCTAGTTCCTCTAAAAAAACAAAATTTGTTGGATAGCATATTTATTATATTCGATCCAACAAATCCGTTAGCTCCTGTTATTAAAACATTCATTCAGTCCAATAAAGTGATTTTTTTATCGATGCTAATTCTTCTAGTTTAATAGGATAAATATATTCTTCGGATGGATATACTTTTCCCTTTACCTCGTTATAGTAATTTTTCAAGGCAATTTGCATTAGTCGCAATACACCATCATTGCGTGTATCGATTCCATATTTCTTGACATTTTGTTGAGTTGCTAATTCTGTTTGTAAAGTATTTAATGCTTCTGGTATATAGCATTTTGCAAACCATGGTCTAAAATTTGGATAGAATCCGGCCAAATCATGCATAATAATTAATTGACCATCTACATTTTTACCAGCACCAATTCCCATAACTGGAATTTTTAACTTTTTAGCAATTTGTTGTGCAACTGCATCTGGAACAGCTTCTAATAATAACATAGAACATCCAGCTTTTTCAATTTCTATACTATCTTCCATCATTTCTTCAAAGCTTTCCACTGTTTTTCCTTGAACTCGGTATCCTCCAAACGACACTGTACTTTGAGGAGTTAATCCTAAATGTCCGATAACAAGAATTCCTGCATCAACAATTGCTTTAATTTTATCAGCAACACGTTTTCCGCCTTCCAATTTGATTGCATCACATGTGGCTTCTTTTGCAAATCGGATCGCATTTTTTACAGCTTCTTCTTTTGAAATTTCATATGCTCCCTGTGGCATGTCTCCGACAATAAATGTATTTGGAGCACCGCGACGAACTGCTTTAGCAAAACTAATCATTTCATCCATAGTTACTGGATTAGTTGTTTGATAACCCAATTCTACCATTCCACCAGAGTCTCCAACCAATATCATTTCGATACCAGCATTTTCAACTGCATTTGCAAATGGATAGCTATAGGCAGTAACCCATGTAATAGGTTCACCTGCTTGTTTCATTTTGTTAAAATTAATAATTGATTTTTTCATAAATATTTTTCAGCTTTTAGTTCTTCATCTGACAAAAACGGATACATATCGTCCAATCCACATTGTATTGATTGTCCTGTATTTTTATCTTTCTTAAGCATTAATGTAGGCACAATTTCTTGCTCTTCTTTACATATTACCTCGCATATAATGCCTGTTTTTTTATTTAAGATATTTTTTAAATTTTTTTTCAATTCTTGATTTGAAGTAATTTTACTATACTCCATTTCATATGTTTCTGCAACATTTTTTAATTCAGGAAACCATAATCCGTGATTGCTATCAGTACCATATACACGCCCTTCATAAAACTTTTTCTGTGTGTTTTTGATGCTTAAATAACCGCTATTATTCCAGACAAATATTTTGATCGGCAAATTTAAATATTTAATTGTGGCTAATTCTTGTATATTGGTATTGAAACTTCCATCTCCAGTAATCACTACAACGTTTTTTGTAGGATCTGCTAACTTTACTCCGATAGATGCTGGTAATGCAAATCCCATATCTGCCTGTGCGCCAGATAATACAAATATCTGATTATCAATCATTTTTAAATTTTGACTAGGCACATAAATTGCACTTCCCGCATCGGACACAATTGTATCAGACGCCGACATGACATCATTTAATGTTTCAATAAAGGTATACAAATTTATACCATTTGTATCGTCTTTATAAGATTCTTCGTAAATAGGCCATTTATTTTTCCAATATTTACATTTTTCTATCCATTTTTCTTTATTTGTCATAGTTTAAAAAATAATTTAAATCGGCATTAATATACTTATCAATTTTTATTGTGTTCTTTCTGTGTTCGTTATCATCAATATCGACCATGATTTTATATGAATGTGGGGAAAATAATTTTTCATCATATCCAGTGTGAGAGCAATTAAGAGAGCATCCTAAAATAAGCAATAAATTACAATTTTGTATTGCAAAATTACCTGCTCGGCTGCCTTTAATACCGATTGTTCCTAAATGTAATGGATGTCTATGACCTAAAATATCAATTCCCAAATATGAAGTAACTGTAGGAATTTGATGCTTTTCTACGAAACGTTTAAATAATTGTTTAGAATTGCTTAATGTTATACCATATCCTGCTAAAATAAGTGGACGATCATACGATTCAATTATTGGAAGTAAATTTTTTATGGTAATTGACGAGTTGTTCAATGTTGACTCTGGTATAAATGATTTGCATTGTGTTATGTCAATTTCCGCGTGTTGAATATCGCTCGGTATATCTAACCACACTGGTCCCATACGTCCCGATAAAGCGATATGAATAGCTTTATCTAATTCGTATGGAACATCAGTTGCATTTTCAACCATTATTGCATATTTTGTCAATGACTTGACTGTATCAATGATATTATGTTCTTGAATTCCATATTTTCTAATAGATACGTTTTTTTCTCTGTTAATAAATAAACTAGTTTGTGTTTTTTTAACATTTCCAGATAAAAATAAAACGGGTAAGCTATCTTGCCATGCATCCAACAATGATGTAATACAATTGGTTCCACCACATCCGGTTGTAGGATTAACTACTGATAATTTGTTTGTTACTTTACTCTCACCAACGGCAGCATGTCCTGCTCCTTGTTCATTATGAAAACAAATATAACTTATTTGTTTTTCTTTAATAAATCCGTCATTAAGCCCTGCTGCTCCACCACCCATTAATCCATATACGTATTTAATTCCAATTTTTGCCAAACGTTGTGCTATATAGTCTGATACTCTCATAAATTATAATTACCAAATAAAATTATTTCTATAATAAGATACAATATCTTTTATTTCTACATCAAAATTACATTTTGGTGTCCATCCTAAATTACGTAATTTAAAATCATTTAACGCGTATCTTACATCCTGACCTGCGCGATGAAAACAAAAATCGATGTATTCCTCTTTATAATTAGGTTGAAATTCTTGAAAATACGCAGTTATAATTTTTTCAACCGTTATTATATTAGATTGTTCAAATCCACCAGCAATATTATAAATTTCATTTTTTACACCAGCGTCTATGATTGTAATAATACCGTCTGCTGTATCTTTTGCATGTAACCAATTACGAATTGGTGTTCCATTATTATGCAAAGGAATTTTTCTATTAAGCTTTAAAAACTTACATGTCTTCGGAATCAATTTTTCAACATATTGACCGATACCATAATTATTCGTAGGTCTTACAATAACATATGGAATTCCATATGTTCGTGCCCATGCTATTATTAATTGGTCAGCCGCTGCTTTTGTAGCACTATATGGATTGCTCGGTTTTAAAATATCTGTTTCAATATGTTCTCCATCAACAATATCTCCATATACTTCATCTGTGCTGAATTGAATTAATGTAGGAGTAATATGACCAGTACTTTTATAGTGCTTTAACAATTCGAGAATATTATATACTCCATCAATATTTGAATGAATGAAATCGTCGCTTTTACGTATTGAATTATCAACGTGCGTTTCTGCGGCAACATTAATAAAATAATCACAGTCAATTAGACGATCTATATTACAGATATCTTGTTTTTCAAAATGAAAACGGTCTGTTGATTCGAATTCTTTAATTAAATTTGGATCAGCTGCATATGTAATTTTATCAATTCCTTTTACATACCATCCTTTATTTAAACATGCACGGGTTACATATGAACCGATAAATCCTAAACATCCTGTTATATAAACTATTTTAGACATATTATATTGTTTTAAAAAATTTTTCAATAATCGTTTGAATATACATAATTTGTTCAGACGATATTACTGGACTTGTTCCTAAAAAGAAACTATCCGTCGTGACTTTTCTAGCATTAGGATATTTGTTAATAACATCCTGTTTATCCATAATTCCAGAATAAGCTGGTTGTAGCATAATATTACCCGCAAAATATGGGCGGGTTTGAATTTTGTTATCTTCCAAATAATTAATAATATCTTTTCTTTTAAAATTATTATTGTTTTTAATTGTCAATGGAAATGCAAACCAACTAGGATCTGCATGTTCTGTTGCTTTTGGTAGAATGAAAAACTCTTCGTATGGTTTGAATATATCAAACAATTGTTTAAAGTTTGATTTACGTCTAGCATGTATTTCCGGCAGCTTTTTAATTTGTTCTAAACCAATTGATGCTTGTAATTCAATTGGCTTTAAATTATATCCAATTTCGTCATACACATATTTGTGATCAAATATTTCATCTGGTAATTCTGGTAGCCAATTACTAAATCGATTTCCACAGCTTCCGTTTTTTAGTTTATTTGCTTTTAAGCCCACACAATAACATCCGCGACCCCATTCACGAAAACTACGTGTAACTATTTCTTGTATTTTTGTATTACATGCTACAAATCCACCTTCACCCATCGTCATGTGATGCGCTGGATAAAAACTACAACTAGCTAACTCACCGAAACTGCCAAGTGGCTTGTTATTATATGTTGATCCAAGTGCATCGCAACAATCCTCTAACAAAATTAAATTATATTGTTTTATGATTTCCATCAATCGATTCATGTTCGGCGGATTACCTAAAACGTGTGCAAATGTTATAACTTTTGCGCCTTTTTTTGCTTGTTCTTCTACTTGATCAAGATTTAAATTTAATGTGTCCAAGTCAATATCAACAAATAAAGGTTCGAATCCAACTTGAAAAATTGGATTTAATGTTGTAGGAAACCCAGCAATTGGGGTAATTACTTTTGTTCCTTTTGGTAAATTGTATAATCTTTTTGATGTCATTGCTAACATCATCAATAAATTAGAACTACTTCCACTATTTGTTAATATTCCATATTCTTTACCTACTAATAATGGAAATTTATTTTCAAATGTGATTGCATCTTGCCCTAATACTAACCATTCATTCAACAATGAATTAATTGCAGCAATATATTCTTTCTCGTCGAAAAATGGTCCTGCATATTGCACCCAATCTTTACCAGCTTCCCATTTTTTAGATGCGTGTTTTTCATTAATATATTCTTTAATTTTATTTAAAATTTCTATCATTTCCATAATATAATACGTTAGATTCAATATGTCAATCTATAAATTTATATCGTATTTTTTATATTTTCAATCATATATTCAATTTCATTTATTTTCCAAGGATAATTATTATCGTCTGTTTGTTTTTCACTTGATATAATCTCTCCGAAATCTTCAATTGTTACGAGATTTGATTTGCTTAATGAAGCAAATTCTTTACATTTTGGAGTAAGCCACCAATTCATTTTTGGATGTTCTATCAAATAATGTGTTGTATGCTTACTTGAAAATAGAATACCGATCACGGATGCACTTGATTGTTGTACTATTGTTTTATATGATTTAAAAATTTGAATTTTTTGTGCCATATTAAAATCCATTAACTCAATAATATCATAATTGTTACGTTTAAAGCCATCGATAAGATCAAGTTCATTTATTAATATTCTATTATGATACCATCCACGTTTAATAGTATCCTGTCTTGAAATATACACAGATTTATTTAAATAATTTTCATTAATTGGAATATTATCTATAACCTTTCTCATCATTTTATAAATAATATTATATCCAAATGGTTGTGGAAAATTATAAAATGAATTTGGTACTATTAAATTTTTAAATTTATATCGTTTATCATGGTCGATAACATAAATATTAATATTTGGATAATACAATTGCATCCACTCTTTTATAAAAGTTGCGCGGCCTGTATTATGATATAACTCAGCGGGAATGTATAATTTAATATTCGTCTGTTTTATCAATTCATCGTAATAATGACATTTACCAAAAAAACAAAAGAAAAAATGAATATAATTTAGTCCAGCAGGATCTTGTAATAAAAACGACGGTTCATCAACTAACACGTCATAGGATTCATTACTATTAACAATATTGTTGTCATATAGTAATCTATGATCACCAATCATTTGTGTATGTTTGTCGATGCCACCTATTACTTTCTTGTGATTATGAAATACTTCTAAATTACAGTCCTCACCTCTCGGGTGCAAAATATAAATATTCTTATATTCAATGCAAAACTCACGGTTTTTGTTTATAGTTGATTCGGGAATATCGAAAAAAAGAATACGTGAACTCATATTAAATAATGTATTAAATTGTAATAATCTTCACACTTTGCATCATTATGCAGTGGTATTAATGTGAATAATAAACTCGCCGTCAATGCTTTCAAATGCTTTAATTGTTCTGTTCCATGCAACTCTACAAAACACTTTTCAAAATAAGAAATTAATGGAGAACAATATGAAAAAGATATTGGTTTTGAATTTAAAATAAAATCATATCCAATTAGAGATTGATATATTTTTGCATAATCATAAAAAGAATCGCCGTAAATTGTATATGTATTTCCTAACTTTCCGCGCATATCTATAAATTGTAAACTATTATTTTTTACAAATATATTTGAAAATACACAATCTCCATGAATTAATGATAAATTACCTCCATTCATTTTTTCATAATTAAAAAGTTTTTCTTTAAGAGAATTGAAAACAATGTTTGAATTTTTAAATTTAGTGTAATTATAATTATCAAATCTGGATATCAGTTTATTGTAATAATTATCATAAATATTGTTGTTAAACTGATCTGGAACAATTGAGTGTAGTTGCTTTAGTGATTTGAATAACAAATCGATATGAGTGGTTGTAAGCTCTTTGTGAGCATACATTGTAGAAAACAATGTTCCATCAATCTTTTCAATTTCTAATTCGTTTTCACCATTTGTTGAGATTAACTTTGGAAATAGATGTGAAACTATATTTGGTATATTTTTGTAATAATAAATTTCACCACTCAACGATTTTGTTGATGTTTTAACAATGCTATTTTCTTTAACTTGAATTTGATTATAAGAACGAGGAGTAACTGAATTAATGTAAAATCCGGTAGATTTTTCAAGATTTGCACGGGCATTGATTGCTAAATCATCAATATAAAAATCTGCATGCGGCTTTCCAAAACATAATTCATCGTACTGTATGTTATATTTTTCTAGTGTATTAAAAGTAATAATTCCCACGTCCTTTAAAATTTTAGACACATTTCCACTATAAGTTCTCATTCGCCGTGCCGTGTAAATTATAATATAATGACCTTGGTTTTTCAAATGATTAAGAAAGTCAATATTTTTTTGTATTGGCTCAACCGTTGTATAATCATCTGTTTTTTGAGGATATGTAACTAATGTATTATCCAAATCAAAACAAAAGCGTAATTGTTTTTGTGTAGAATTTTGGCTGCAAAAATCCATTACTTGTAATGGAGTGCCCAAACATACATAATTATTTTTTTCAATATATTTTCCGACAACATATTGTTTATCTTCAATCATCTTTTGATATACATGTGAAATGTAAATTTCGTTCAATGTCTGATCACATTTCATTGCGTATGATTGAAATAATTTCGCATTTTTAAATACATAACAACCAATATTTGCGTTGTCTGAAATCTTTACTTTTTCTTTGATATCAATAATTTGATTTTCGTTTAGTTTAATATAACTGAATAGTGGAGTTGGTGTCTTATCGATTGTATAATAAATTTCATTATTTGAAGAATCTCTATCAAATTTGTTGTTTTTGATAAATGAATCTCCATCATGAATAATTATTTTTTCATCCAAAATATGGTCGGGTAGTTTAGACAATCCGTACAAAATTGTTTCCACAGGTCCAGAAGTTTGATACGGCAACTTGATGAAATTAAACTTTATATTTTTATATTCTTTTTGAAGAATGTCTTGAAAGTTATAATGATCTAAAATATAATTATATATAATAGTAACACAATCATCAGTTGAAATATTTAACGAATCAATGACCCATGTAATGATTGGCTTTCCCAAGACATTTGTTAATATTTTTGGAAAATGGTAGTCTTCAGATTTGAATCTTTCTCCTTTTCCACCTAACGGTATAACAATATTCATATTATAATTTAAATCCAAAATTTTCTTCTTGTGAAAAAATTGCATTATATTTCAAATTGGTCGCAATTTGTTTTTCAATAGTTTTATTGTGATGTAATGCAAATTCGTATTCATATGGCAAGTGGCTATATGTTTTTGCACCTTCAATTTTTTCATGCAATCTACGCTCCCATTTCATATATGAAACATTTTTAAAAAGACGCCCTTGCGGATCTGGCCAATTAACAATCAATCTGTTTTCAAATGGAGTTAATCTCCAACCCCATTGTTTTGCATTATCTGGATTTACACCTATAAAATCATTAATACGAGGAATCCAATATAAATCTATATCAGGATTTGTGTCTAATATAAGTTTGATGTTTTCCAATAAAAATATAGATGGTAATTCATCAGCATCAATTTGGAATATGTATTTTCCTTTACACAATGATTTACCATAATTTTTATGTTCGCTATAGTTTTTATTTAGCGCATGTTTATGTAACTGAAAAAAGCCGCCACCTGTATTTACTGCGTCTTGCAATATTTGAACAGTGGCGGCATCATCACTATAATCATCAAGTATTATACATTCGCCGTCGTCTTTGTATTTAAAAAGACGTTCCAATAAAGGTTTTATTTGCATACCTTCATTCTTGCATGTTACTAAATATGATACAAATGGTAATGACATATTATGTATTAGTATATACCCAACAATATTCTTGACTATGTAGTTTGCTTCGGTTTTCGTAAAAAAACTCATTTACCGCCTGTTCTACCCCATAATGGCCATCATAATAATCGTGTCCGGCAATAATTCCATTTTTCTTTAGTTTTGGGAACCAAGCATGTAAATCTTCTTTAACACACTCGTAATCATGACATGCATCGATAAAAATGAAATCAAGACTTTCATTTTGAAACAGTTTAGATGCATTCACAGAATAATCTTTAATAATGTTAAGATTGTCTTTTAATTTCTCTTTAATTGGTTCGATATTTTTACAAAACAGATCGTATGACGGATACCCATTTGGATTATTAAGATCCACATCCGTCCATGTATCAATAAGATTTAGTTTAATATTTTTGTTTCGATTAATAATTTCCACACCAATAAAGCATGCGCTTTGCCCACAATCACATCCAATTTCTACAAATTCCGCATTATCAAATCGTGTTACCATTTCAAAATATAATGCAGGAAACGTAAATGCACCTCTTACATTTTTATAATAATGTTCCATAGTATTTATTTATTCAATTTAGGTAATTTAAGTTTTGGTAATACAATTTTCTTTTCAATTGCAAATTCTGGAACATATTTGTCTAAATATGCATGTAAAATTTTATCAGTTGCTTCCATACTAAATCTTTCCATATTTTCAATGCGTAGCTTTTCCGCATTCTCTTTGATAGATGGCGCCGGACTGTAAAATATTGTCTTGAATCGTTCTTCAGCAAGACCGTAAGCAACAGAGAACCAACTACTTTCTTTAATAAGCCATTGATTAGAAGATGCTGGATCAACCTGCTTTATGGTTCCTTGCAATAACTGTGCATACTTCGGGTTCAAGAAATCAAGATGACCACTCCAATTACTTGCCAATATTGGTTTGCCGCTCAAACTTGCAAGTAATAATGGATGTCCATATCCTTCACCGTGTGTAAAACTAACATGTGCTTTAACTTTTTCATGATTAAACAATGCATTCATTTCTACATCATTAAGTTCACCATGCAAAAGATATACATTTGGTAAATCACCACCAACTTCTTTTTTAATAGCGGCAATACGTGCCAAACATGCATCTCTATCAGCGATAGAAAAATTAACACCGCTTGTTTTTAAGATCAAACAAGGACGTTCACCTTTTCTGTCTTTGAAAGTATTACAGAAGGACTTGATTAAATTACCAATGTCTTTACGATCATTATATAATCCATTTGAGCTTGTCCATTGACCAACAAACAAAAATGCAAAAGTTTCAGGAATATTGCTTAATGCGGCTTCTACGGTTGCAACTTTTTCATCTGTTTTCTTAAATACTTTGATGTCTGCACCCCAAGGGGTAACTTCCATAGGCTTATTTACTACTAATGGTTCATTACGACCATCTGGCAAAGTCTTGACAAAGTTTGCTTTTTGAAATACTTCTTTTGAAAATGTACTAGTTACAAAGTTAACATTCATTTTATTTAATCCTTCAATCCACTCACCCGGTGGGATCGTTGTTTCAATACCGGCAGTCATACCAATATTGTATTTAGCAGGAGTTTGAAATTCATTTGGAATTGTCATTTGAATGAATACTTCTGGTTGTTTTTGTAAAGGGGATCGTAAAATACGATTTCCTAATTCTATTGCTTCATGATCATTCGGATCAATATCCGCAACGTTTAGTTTACGCGGAGTTCCACCCCATGGAGTCGGCACAACAAGTAGATCAAATTTGTTATATCTTAACAAACTTTTACCAACTGCCATTGCCCATTCACCGTAACCACTGCGAGTAAAAATAGGACTTTGAAATACACAAACTGGTTTGCTCATAGATTATTTTCTCTTTCTTTCATTAAATCACTATACTTCTTTTCTGGAGTATACACAGGATTTTTTTTGTAATTTTTAATCATATCAACCAATGTTTCATCGGGAACAATTGGAGTAGATGTTACATCAGTGCTGCCAAAACCACCTTCGCCACGTTGTGTTTTATCTAATGCATCCACCAAATAAAACTCAGCATGTTCAACTTTGGTAATTTTCAATTGACAAATTTTGTCACCTTTCTTGTAGATCTTATCAAGATTAGGTTTTCCTGCAACATATTGATACAAAGGCGCACCATCATTTGCAAGTTTAGTGTTAATCAGATAATCTTCTGGTTGCCAAATATATTTGAAACGTACAAGAATTTCGCCACGATAATCCGCATCAATTAATCCAATACCATTTGCAAGTACAAGATTGTATTTGCTAACACTACTACGAGGCATAGCCAATACATCGTAATCAATATTTAATGGACTTGATGTACCTCCAGTCCATACGTTATCTTTTTGAACAGCAATTCGAAGATTAGTTTTGTACTGAATGTAATCTATACTTTCATATACATTTTTTGATTCTCCGTGTAGTTTACCTACTATTTCAGGATCACTAGTTGCAACAATATCATAACCAGTAGATCGTTCGGTTGCCGCGTCTGGCAACGCGGCAACATTATTATATGTTTCGTTTTTTAATACTTCAATTTTCATGGATTGATATCCTATTGTATAAAAAATATCGTGTCAATTTTTTATTGTGCGGTCTTAAATAGAGCCGTGATGTCAGCCTCAATTTTTGATTTGTCAAACGTAGGAATCGGGACACCAATTTTATTAAATGGTTGTTCCTGACCAATGAATCGTTCTGGCTTAAATACATTAAATGCTGGTGGTGGAGTAAAATGATTAATAGTGTAATCCATTGCTTTGATAAATTGATTGCACATATTTTTGCTATTTAATCCACCTTCATTCATAGCCCAACGACGGCCTTCTAATCCAGCTAATTTTCTTTTTTCTGAACCGGCAAGATACCAATACATAATTGCTTCGCCAGCATCTTCCCAAGTACAAATATCATCGAAAATATAAGGCGTTGGCGGACTGCCTTGAATTGAACGAGAAGCAGGATACACTGGTTTTGCCCAAATGCCGTGTTTCTTGTATTTACCTGTATTATTGGTTCCGAATTCAGCAGTAAATTCTACAGGATTTCCATTATCATCCAATTGACCGATTTGATCTTGCAATCCACCTGTTACATTTACAATAACTGGTGTGCCGCACATAATGCTTTCAGAAATACTCAAACCAAAGCCTTCATTACTGCTGATAAGAATAGTTACGTCTGCAATATTATACATTGCACACATATCCTCTGGACTCATACGACTTTCGTCAATAATTACTTTGTAGTTTGGACACAATGCCTGAATGACGGCTGGTAGATCTGTTCCCGCATCTTGAATTGCTTCAGTGTGCAATACTAATACACATTTAGATGCTTGTTCCGGTGTTAAATTATCACAAAATGCTCTAAAAGCTAAAATAGTGTTACTTGTTTTTTTACGTTGAACATTTCTACTATTGTGAAATAAAACAAAATTATATTGGTTTTCACCAAACAACATTTTCTTTTTATCACGAATACGTTTTTCATTTTCATCTAATGGTTTGAATGTATCACTATCAATACCATGAGGTACATAATGAAGCAAATGTTTGTCTACAACTTGATTATTTATTTTAAATGGCATAATACTCCTTAATATTTTATTAAATTACCGTTATTGTCATAATATCCGTCTACTGCAATACAATTTTCTGGACGCAATACCCATTTATTGATGTTGTCGGTTTGCTTACTAATAGCAAACAACGCATCGCAACTTTCATACGCCTGTTTATTCCACATTGGATATGGAAGATCGTCCCAAATATCCAAATAAGTCAATGGAATTTTTCTACGAATTTGGTTTTCAATTGCATACAGCCAACCCCAATAACGAGGATCAGTAAAGTGCATAACGGCATCTGGTTTTTCTGCCTCCATAACAGCAAAAAGCATATTTTCATTACCATATCCATCGGTGGGATATAGTCGAACATATGCATCTTTAATTTTTAATTGATCATTGGTTGCTTGTGACAAATCTATAACTTTACCATTTTCAGGATGTTTGACCGCTCCTGCAATCTGCACCCAATTATAATGGTGTGCAGTACCCAAAATCAATTCACGACTCATAGTTGCAATACCACTATGCATGCGCAAATCATCACTCAACAATAGAATTTTCTTTTTTTGCATATTAAAGAACCTCCTTGTTAGTGGAGCCGGTAATATTTAGTACCGCAATTTGCGCCGGCTCGCTAAGTTGTGGAATGTTAAAATTGTAAATTTGAGTGCGAAATTTATCATCATTCAAATACAAATACATGCATCTATTAACTAAATCCTGTAAATAAAACTTGTTTTTTACATTCGTGATTTTAAAAGATTCATATAACTGTTTGTCTACCTTGACGGTAGTAATACTATTGCTTTTCATAAACGTAATACTGTATATCTACATATACGTATATACGTATTTACGAATCTATTTATTTTATTTTAGAGAATTTCTTGCTCAATTTTATCTGCTTTACCATCACACGTTGATTTGTAATGGGCACAATATTTGCAATTCTTTTTTGCTTTGCCGGGTATTTTTGGATAAGTGATGTCCATATTGTATGCGCCTTCGGGTGTAAAGCATTCCTGTACAAACTTGATAAATCCACCTAAAGCATCAGAAATAGCTGCTTGTGTATGCGTTGGAGTAAATGTTTGAATGCGGCTTTGTGGAAAAGATACATTTTCATAAAGCTTACGCTTTAAAATAAAGAACTCTACTTCAATATCACTCAGACTTACATTAAACTTTTTGCTGTAAAAAGCTTTATACAGAAGAATCTGACTGTATTTTGCTTCATCTTCTTTCATGTAATTATTCCAACCAACAGCGGCAGTCTTAAAATCGTAAATCTTATACTTGCCCGTTTCTTTATCTTTTAGCACAAGATCGATAAATGCGATAAAATTTACATTATGTAGTATTTCCATGTCCAGTGGAACTTCAACTCCTATAAATTCATATTTTTTACTTGGAAAGTATTTCATACGATTGGCCGTGTTTAGAATTGTTCTAATAATATTGGCACCATCGTCAATAAATTCCGCTAGTTCTTCTTCAGTGGGAACATACTTGTCTTTTTCCTTTTCCAATTCTTGGTGCAATTTATCTTTGAATAATTGAAAAACGTTCAATTCACCTGCTTCAGCTACTCCTTTGGTATACAAAGTTTCAATATAGGTTTGAATTGCATGATGCATTGCAGTTCCAAAGAAAATGCTAAGATTGAAATCTGTTTTTCGCATTCCTTTAGCATAGTTCAAATACCAACTGTGGGGACATTTGAACCACATACTATATTGTGAAAAACTTACCTTTTTCTTTTTTACTTCAGTGATTTCTTGTGTTTGTTTTGTTTCATCAGACATATGTATAACCATACAGCAGAAAACTCGCTGTGTCTAGTTATTATGAAACACGCCTTTATTTTATTTTTATTGACATTTTGTTTGTCTGTTGCAGCATTGGCAGACGGAAAATTTTATGTTGTATCAAGCACAACAAGTACTTTGGACAACATTACAAATAATAAATTAACAACATCAGCATTGGTTGTAAAACAAACGTATGATTGTAAAGATGCGATTTATACAATTTCAAATACAAACAATGAGAGTATAGTAGCTTTTAGTACAGATGTAATCGTTAAATTGAATGACAATAGTAAACTTAGTATAGATTCATTTGATCAATCATTTAACAATATAAATGAATTGCCGGATATTGCAACGTATACTACATCAAATTTAAATTTAAGCTTATTTGGATCTGCTCAAGTGAATGTAAAATCGGAATTTACTGAAGAAAATCCAATGATTGTTTCTACTTCGATGGCAAGTATTGTAATTAAAAGTGGCAAATTTATAATTCGAAGCGAAGAAAAAAGTTTATTATTTATTGTCTTGGAAGGAGAAGCAACTGTAATGGATAGTATTAGCAAGTATACTCAGGTTGTAAAAGAAAAAAATATGTTGGTTGTGATTCCTGCACCAAAATTACAAGGCCGCACAGCGGAACATATGAAAAAACAAAATATGTTTAGCCTTAAATCATTGGATGATACAGATAATAAAGAATTGAGTGCAGAATTGACAACATTAAATGAAATACAATCAAATATTAAATTTATCGTTGTTAACAAAGATGTAGTTGGTGTTAAAATACGTTGACTACTTTCCTTTTCTGTGGTAGTTTGATAGCATGAGATTGGAAGAATTCAAGTCACTGACAGAAGACGAAATCGAAATGTTGTGGTATGCCGTCAACAAAACTACTCCACCTGTATTGGCTGGTGTGGAATTGGAGCCATCTGTATTTTGCGCCATCAAACCACATGCTATTCGATCTAGAGTGGATCAAATTGAATTGGCTGTTAAAGACGAATATAAGTCGATTTATGAGTCGTTGCGACAAAAATTAAATATGGCACCAATTGTTCCCCCGGTTCCACCCGTTTCGTCGTCTGTCGAGACCCCGAACGACACTCCCAATCCTGATTCAACGTCGGTGTAATATACAATTATGTATCAAAATATATTCGTAGATAAAAAAACAAACACTGTTCATCTATGGGATGATGAAGGTGGTTATCAAAATATACCTTTTCAAAACTATGCATTTCGTAAGCGTCCCGGTGGACGTTATCGTAGTATTTATGGTGACGAACTAGAACGAGTCACATTTTTTAATCCTAGAGATCCATCACTTTTTGGCTCGGATATTCCAATTGAAACCAAAATTTTAATTGACTTGTACGAGTCCAGTGATGATGTATCCAAAGGACATCGTATTGGTTGCATCGATATTGAAACGGACAGCGAAGGTGGGTTTCCAACCGTTGAAAAGGGCGATAAAGAAATCACTGCAATTGCATTATATGATTATGTAGGCGGCAAATATATTGCATTTCTACTTGATAAAGACAATCGGGTAAAAACCAATTCTATTGATGGTATAGAAATTATTTCTAGTGACAACGAATATAATCTATTGAGCAAGTTCCTAAACAAATGGAATGAACTCGGATTTACCATTGTTACAGGTTGGAATATTGATGGATTTGATATGCCTTATCTGTATAATCGTATTACGAATGTAATGGGAAAAGAGCATTCAAAGCGATTGAGTCCCATTGATATTTGTTATATCAACGATTGGAGCAAACGGTTGGTGATAGCGGGTATTAGTTGTTTGGATTATCTTGAATTGTTCAAGAAATATTCAGACAAGCGTGAACCTTCGTATGCACTTGATCCAATTGGCCGCAAATTTGTCGGTATTGGTAAGGTGGAATTTGAAGGAAGTCTTGATCATTTGTATAAGACTGATTTGGAAAAGTATATTCGTTACAATATCAACGACGTAAAAATTGTTGTTGAGATTGATAAACTCAAACAATATATTGAATTGGCCCGTAAAATTTGTCACACAGGTCATGTTCCATATGAAAACTTTGCATGGAGCAGTCGATACCTAGAAGGTGCAATATTGACATATTTGCGCCGTAATGGTGGTCTTATTGCTCCAAATAAACCAATGGAGGGCAAGGAAGAATATGAGCAGCGTTTGGAAGCTAACGAAGAAGGATTTGAAGGTGCATATGTGAAAGATCCAATTCCGGGTCGGTACGAATATGTATTTGACTTGGACTTGACCAGTATGTATCCAAAAATCATGATTAGTCTCAATATTAGTCCAGAAACGAAAGTTGGTAAGATTGATAGTTGGGATGTAGAAGCGTATCTTTCCGGCAAACTTGAAAAAGTATTTATTGCGGGCAATCCATATACTATGGATGAATTTCATAAATTGTTGACTCAGCAAAACTTGAGTGTTTCGAGCAACGGTTGCTTGTACAAATTGGATAAGAAAGGTGTTATTCCATCGATTCTATCCAAGTGGTTTGATGAACGTGTTGAGATGCGTAAATTGGAAAAGAAGTATGCTAAAGAAAACAACAAAGAAATGTATCAATTTTATAATCAACGTCAGTTGGTACAAAAGATTATGTTGAACAGTGCTTATGGTGTGCTTGGATTGCCAATTTTTAGATTTTACGATAAAGACAATGCAGAAGCTGTTACGAAGAGTGGTGTAACCATTATTCAAACGGCAGGTAAAGCAATCAATCAATATTATCAGGATATTCTAAAAGATGACGGTGATTATGTCATCTACACTGATACAGACAGTTGCTTTGCAAGCGCATTGCCTATTATTGAACGAACCATGCCAGAAATTGATGTTAACAACGAAGAGTTAATGATCAAAACAACATTGAAAATTTGTTCAGAGGTACAGACGTTTGTTAATAAAATCTTTGATGTAATGGCACAACGAGCCTTTCATTTGAAACATCATGAATTTGAAGCAAAACAAGAAGTTATTGCCAAGAGTTCATTTTGGCTGGCTAAGAAACGTTATACACAGTTCATTATTAATAAAAATGGTGTTGAATGTGATGAACTAGAAATCAAAGGTATCGACGTAGTTCGTACAAGTTTTCCAATTCGATTCAGAAAATTTATGAATGACTTTTTGATTGACATTCTTAAAAAGACTGACATGAAGATCATCAATCAGAAAATTTATGAGTTTGAATTGACATTGAACGACGTGCCGATCATTGAACTTGCAAAAAACACAAGTATCAAGTTTGTAAGTATGGATAAAGGTAAAAATTATGATCCTAATAATCGTGTACCTTTTAATTTTATATTGGGTACTCCTGCTCAAGTAAAAGCTGGTCTTGCTTACAATGATTTGCTTGAGTTTTGGAAACTTGACACTAAATATCCAAAACTGATGCATGGACAAAAAATCAAGTGGGTGTATTTAATTGAGAATGACTATGGTATTGATGCATTGGCTATGAAAGCTGACGGCACCGATCCTAAAGAAATTCTTGATTTTATTGAGAAATACATTGATCGTAAATTGATGTATCAAAAAGAACTCAAAAGCAAATTAGAAGACTTTTACAACGTATTGAAGTGGAATTATCCAGATCAATACAGCATGAACACAATGAATATTATATTTGATTGTGAGTAAATAAACTGGACAACCTACAACTGCTCGGCTATAGTGTGGCGTAACTTATAACCGAGCAGTTTTTCTTTTATGATTAAATCTACATTAGAATCGATGATTAAGAAGTATTATCTTGCAAATTTTATGGAAACTTCAATTTGGAAGGTACTGAATGATAAAAAGCAGCTACGAATGGCAGCGTGTACTCCAAATTATGTACTGAGCGTAGTAGTTGAACTAAATAATTTTGAAGAAATTCCAACAACCGAGTTTGCAGTAAATGATACCACCAAGCTATTGAAGATGTTGAATGCACTGGATGCGGATATCAAATTGTCCGTCAAACAAGACAACAATGGCAAAATTTACAATATTGTAGTAAATTCTGGTAATATTGAGATGGAATATGTAACCGCTGATATTAATGTATTGCGAGCAAATGAAGTGGTAAAGACCATCAAGAAGGTCAATGAACCTCCGTTTGAAGTAGAAATCGTGCTTGATAGAGACTTTATTGACACTTATATTGCTAGTACAACTGCATTGTCCGATAGCGAGAATGTAGTATTTCAAATGAACAAGGATAATAAACTTGAAATGGTATTCGGCCATATTCAAGGTGCAAACAAGTCATTAAACACTTCAAAAATTAAATATTTGCCTAAAACTGCAAATGGGAAAGATACACTTCCATCGTCACTTGGTTTTAGTTCTGAGTATTTGAAGCAAATTTTGGTAGCAAATAAAGATGCTACCGATACAATTCTCAAATTGGGTGTTACTAAGCCTATGGCAACTGCTCAATTTACAAGCGGCGACATCATTGCAACCTATCACGTAACCGGTCTTACTGTTAAATAATATATGACTACACAAGAACATCATACTATCTGGCCTGAAAAATATCGTCCTTCATCTTTGGATGAATATGTAAGTAATCCAAATTTGATTGCTACAATTCGTAAATTTATTGATTCAAAGAACATCCCACATCTGTTATTTCATGGCACTGCGGGAACCGGCAAGACAACCTTGGCAAAGCTGATTATCAAGAATGTTGAGTGCGATGCAATGTATATTAACGCATCGGACGAAAACAATGTTGATAACGTTCGTACAAAAATTAAAGATTTTGCCTCAAATGTTGGATTTTCTGAATTGAAGATCATTATTTTGGACGAAGCAGATTATCTCACACACAATTCACAGGCGGCATTACGTAACATTATGGAGACGTATGCATTGACTACACGATTCATTCTAACCTGTAACTATATTGAAAAGATTAGTGAGCCATTGTATTCACGTTGTCAGTGTTTTGAAATTAGTCCTCTGCAAAAGAAAGATGTGGCAATCCATCTAAAAAATGTGTTGCATGCCGAAAACATACAGCACACAATGGAAGATTTGGGTTATATTGTTAACACATATTATCCTGATATTCGTAAAGTGTTAAATTTTGCACAACAGAGCGTGTTGAATGGTGAGATTAAAATCGCAGAATTAAATTCGTCTTCATACAATACTAAAAATCAGCTTGTTGAGATTTTGAAGTCGGAATCCAACGCTGCCACCGGATTCAATAAAATTAGACAGTTGATTGCAGATAGTGGTATTCGTCACTATGAAGAATTGTATCAAACTTTATTTGATCGTGTTGATGATTATGCACCAAAACAGCAATCGGCAGCGATTTTGGTTGTGGCAGAGTATTTGTATCAAAGCAGCATGATTGTGAATAAAGAAATTGCCTTCATGGCGTGTATTGCAAAACTTCTAGAAATACTATGAAAATGGATAAAAAACTAACTGAGATAGTATCGTATTTTTCAAAATACGCATGGTATGATAATGCATACGCTACCACATATAAAAATGAATATGTAATCATCGTAAAAAAATATCCTTATAGCGACGATCACTTATTCAGTGAATACGAAAAAAATAAAAAAGTTAGAATTAGAACACACGTATTGGGAGGAAAATGAATATTTTAAATAAAACCAAGGTTTATCTTGCAGGCAATCTTGAAAATGCAAATTCAAGCACTAATACATGGAGAGATTATGTTAAAAATGAATTAAATTCGTTAAATATAACATTTCTTTCTCCGTTAGAGCGAATGTTTACAGATGATATGCCTGAAGATGAAAGTAATCAGCGCACAGTAAAAATGCTACGTGCAAATGGGGAATTTGATGTCTTGCATGAGCATATGAAGAAAATAATTCGTAAAGATTTGCGATTGGTTGATGTATCGGATTTTTTCATCTTTAATTTTGATATAAAAAATCCTACATATGGTACAATGCATGAACTTGTATTGGCAAGTCAGCAACGCAAACCTGTTTTTATTAGTGTAGGTGATAAACGCCAGTGTCCACTATGGATTATGGGATTATTTAACCACAAGTACATTTACAACAATGTAGAAGAAATAGTTGATGTATTGAAAAGAATTGATAGTGGTGAAATTGAAATTAATAACAGTCGTTGGAGATTATTGAAGCCTGAATTTCGATAAATATATTAAACGGATTATCAATGATCCGTATATTTATAAGAAATTGTTATAATGGATACGTCAAAATTTAATCTATTACCAGAGAGAATATTATCAATTCCAGATAAAAGAATTGCATATATAAGCGCAATTGGCACAAGTGGATATGCTACTGCGGCAAAGGGGTATATTTACAATCATGTAAAAAACAAAGACTATGTGCAATGGTTACAATATGACATTGCTAGTACAACGCCATTAAATGAAAATACTAATTTTGATTTATATATATCCAAATCAAAAAAAGTAATACTGTCAACTCCATCCACAATTATAGTTCATTCCATACCTTTAGTATGGAATGAACTTATTTCTAACAGTAAATTTAACATTACTGATAAAACACAGATTATTGGAAGAACCGTTTGGGAGTTTGAAAAAGTACATCCTGATTGGATTGATAGTATTAATAACAGTGTTGTAACTCATGTTAGCGTTCCCACTGAATGGAATAAAAATATATTTTTAAAGGCAGGTATATTTAAGCCTATTATTGTTGAACCGCATATATTTGTTGACTTTCAAAATCAATTATATACGATTGAACACTTACTAAAGAAAAGTGTAGTTTTAATAAAATCTGACATTAAATTGTTAAATATAAAAGATTATTATAAATTCTATTGTATAGAACAATTGACAGATAGAAAGAATTTAATTGCAACATTGCATTCTTATTGTAAAGCATTTAAATCAACTGACAAAGTTGCACTATTTTTAAAAACATTTAGATCAAATTATTCAATACAAGAACAAGTCGAGTGTGCTAAATATTTAAATGAATTATCTGCTCAATATCCCGATCACGCACCTATTGTATATATTAAAGAACAATTAAATCATGATGAAGTACACAGTATGCATTATCATTTTGATTGTTATGTAAGTTTAACTCACACTGAAGGATTTGGTCTTAGCATTTATGACGCATATAAACACAATAAAAATCTTATTGTAACTGGATATGGAGGTCACGTTGAATATTTAGGAGAAAATTATTCGGGATTGGTCAGATATAACACATCCCCAGTAAATTCATACATAACTCAAAAACATTATTTAAATGAAGATTATGTATGGGCTAATGCTGATGAAAATCATGCAATTGAACTGATGCAGAACGCGTATCAGAATGGAATGGAATCAGAAAAATATTGTGTATCAAATTTTACATTAAATAATAATTCCATACCAATTCAAATTCAAAATTCAAATGTTAAGTTGTTAAACTTACCATATGATGCAAATAATTTTTATTTTAATCCAGCAATATTTAAATTTAATAATAATAAATATTTGATGACTAGATATTGCCATATTGATGAAGATAAAATTCCACATAACACGTTAAAATTATTTAACTTAAATGAAGGAATAAAAGAAATTCCGTTAAAAATTAAAGATGAAGTTCAAGACGAACAATATGAAGATCCAAGAGTATTAATTCATCAAAATAAAATTTATGTGGGATGTGCAAATTATCAATTACATGTTTCTGAAAAGATACATCAAAAAATATTAGTATTTGATAGTGCGTTTAATCATATTGAAAATATTCATCCTGTATATGACGGTAATTCATCTAATTGTTTAAGTAATACTCGTTCCCAAAAAAATTGGACATATTTTGTACATGATGATAAAATTCTATGTGTGTATCAAATGCATCCACACACAGTTATAGAATTTGATAACACCGGTCGTATATTGACTGAATACAAAACTTTTGTTGATATTACTAAAACATGGCGCTTTGGAGAACCGCGCATGGGCAGTAATCCAATTCTGAAAGATGGTATATACTATAATTTCTTTCATAGTAGCGTTCCTTGGAAAAATCCTAAACGACAATATTTTATGGGATATTATACATTTGAAGCTAAACCTCCATTTAAAATTATTGAAATCTCAAAGGAGCCTATTATTTGGGGAAATGAATCGGATTTTAGATTTTTACCAAATTTTAATCCAATTGTTGTATTTCCATGTGGAGCTATTTATGAAGATAATAGTTTTTATGTTAGTTTTGGATTTAATGACGAAAAGACAGGAATTATAAAATTATGATCGCCGATTTTATTCTTGGAATAATTACATACAATCGATATGACTATTTAGATGACCTATTAAACACTTTGCAAGATCAATCAATCTTGCCTAAAGAAATAATCATATCTGATAACGGAATTGGATATACATTGAAAAAAAATATAAACATACCCGTTACTATTATTAAAAATGCGTATAACTATGGAACGTGTAGAGCACTAAATCAAATAATAAAAATTGCATCGGGTCAAACGATAATGTTTATATGCGATGATATCTATTTTACATCAAATGATTCATTAAAAAGTATATATGATAAATTTAATAAAAATCTAAAAGAAGATAATATACATTTAATATGGTGTAATCATTGGGCAGCTTTCATCGCTTCACCAGCTTGGATTGAAAAAACCGGATATTTTGATGAGAATATATGGCCATGTTATTTTGAAGATTCTGATATGGTTGAAAGAATTAGAAAAAAACAAAATAATAATATATCTCATAATTGTATCGGATTTAAATCGGTTAGAATGATAAACAATTTTGAAGAAACAGAAGTACTCGGTAATAAACGGGGCACTGCGGAGCCACTGATAACAACTAAATTTTCAGATTTCAAAGATCGTAACTTATTTTATTTTTTGTATAAGTGGAAAAATACATTTAATCTAAATGAAGATATGCATTTGAATACAAAACATTTTTATGTGGAACAATCCGATGTAGATTTGTTTGATTTTGAAAGACAATATCTTAATAATCAAATCTCTTCAGTAAATATACACAATCCACAAAACAATGCCGTTGGTTTTTTTGATGAAATAATCGATCTTAAAAAATATAATATTCAAAATATTATCGAGTATAAAACTGATAGAGCATATATTTCTAGAATTTTACTACATCTTAAACCACTTCAGTTCACAACAATACGAGATGAACCACAATTACAACATGATATTTTACATCACTTAAATTATTTATTTAATTATAAAATTAACATTATATTCAAAGATAGTAAAATATTAGACGATATTAATTATGAAAATTATGATTTATTAGTATTAAACAATCAACAAGTTCCATCAAATATCAAAGATATAAAATATATTTTATATTTTTCAAATAATGACAATTTAATTATAAGCAATTACAAAAAAACAATAATTAAAAAAAATGTAAATAACACATACATGATATTTTTTGAAAAAATATGAATATCGGATATTTCTTCATGAATGCAAACAGCATCGGCGACACTGTTGCTGGTGCTCGACTATTTTTTGCATTATATCACTACGCACAGTTAAAACAATTAAGAAAGATTGCAATATTGCATATTGCAAATCAAATAGAGTTGAAACTTACGTGCGAAGGCCAGATTGATTCAACATGGGCAATTTATACAGAACTACTGACATTGTATAAAAAAGCGAATATTTTGGATGATTTTACATATATTTGCGGTATATCCGATGAAATAAAAGATAATCCGTCAAGTAGACAAAAGATAGAAGACACGATTAAACATTATTTCTCTAAAAGAAATGCGTCAATTGAATGTATGTTAGATAATAAACTAGAACTTTGGAATCATTTCCATTCTATTATTAGTAGTGATGCTATAATTAAATTTTATCAAGAGCGATTTGCTTTCTTGAAAGAGGATATCACAGAAAATTATAATATAGTGCAGTATTGTAGTCATCATTATTCACCGCATCACGTTGATAAATTTGCAAAATGTCATAAACGAATATCATTCTCAAATTTAACAAATTGGATTGAATCAAATAATATAATTGTTAATAAATTTGTTGGCAGCACTATAGATTATGATTTGACACAACGCTGTATTGAAAAGCTTCAGCCATTATATCCAAACAAAATATTCATAAATATGTGCGGCGATCTTTATTTAGAAGACACATTTAAACAAATATACAACGCTTCCAATGTTTTATCAACCGAAAGCTTTGCCGGACTATTGGGTGGTGTATTTAATAAACCTAGTATTATTTATTTTAGACATGAACTAGTACAAACACTACTTAACTTTAAAAGTGGTCTAGATTTATTTCCTAATTTAACTATGAAATTAGATAATGTTTTAACAGAGAATGATTGATAATTATATACAATTAAACAATAAACTTATAAAACAAAATATTGTAAATAAAATTACAAAAGAATATTTTGATTATTATAATAAAATTAGAACATCTAGTTTACAGATAAGCTATTTGCGTCTTGGATTTTTACTTGGAAATTTAAACTTTATTCCAAAATCATTATTGGATGTTGGATATGGTAATGGTGATTTTTTAACAGTTAGTGCCGATATAATAGAAAACTGTTATGGATATGATGTATCAAACTATCCGGCACCAAATAAAATTAAAAAGATAAATTCATTGTATGAAAATACATTTGATGTCGTAACGTTGTTTGACGTATTAGAGCATTTTGATGATGTATACGATATAAAAAATATTAAAACGAAATATTATCTAATATCAGTACCAGAATGTCATTATTTTTCTGACGATTGGTTTTTTAATTGGAAGCACCGAAAACCAAATGAACATATATGGCATTTTAACAAAACTTCGTTAGAAAACTTTATGAATGAAATAAATTTTGATCTAGTAAAATATTCAAATATAGAAGATGTCATTCGTAAACCAGTGGATGGTAATACAAATATTTTAACCGGATTATTTAAAAATAAGTTATGATAAATTATAATTTAGTAAAAGGTATAGAAGGGTGGTGTAGCACTGAAAAAATGACAAAAATGACAAGTCTTATATTAGCTACCAAACCACAACGTGTAGTAGAAATAGGTGTTTTTTATGGAAAATCTTTAATATGTCAAGCATTGGCAATGAAGAAAAACAAAATCGGAAAAATATATGGAATTGATTCATGGAATCCAATAGATTGCTTAATGCATATGACAAATGAAAATGACATTAAATGGTGGAGTTCATTAAACTATGACATGATTTATGATCAATGTATAACGAATATAAGAGAATCTGAAACAGAACATTTCGTACATATTTTAAAAGATAATTCGATGAATGTCGCTAATAATATAAATTTTCCTATAGACATCCTTCATATTGATGGAAATCACGAAGCATTATCAGCGTGTCAAAACGTTTCATTATATGTACCAAAAATAAAATCTGGTGGATTTTTATGGTTTAATGACGCCGATTGGGAACAAAGTAAAAAAGCAATCGAATTAATAGAACAAAACTTTAAATTACAATTAATTGATAAAGCCAAATCGGATGATATTAATAATCATTGTAACCTATATATTAAATTATAATGAATAATTACATTACAAAAATAACAGCGGGATATCCATATAACGATTTTAATTTTTATATTGGTGATGAAACTGGAAAAGCATGGTATGATGATGTTGTTATTTACAAAACAACAGATCCATATCCAGTTCATGTGAGTTTGAAAAAAAATGAAAATTACAAATCATATATTTCTTTTGAATTAATTTTATGTACTTTGTTTTTTTATAATAAAATAAATTTCAAAGATCATTTGTATGCAAATAAAAACACAAATAATTATTTAATTGACCTTTATCAAAAACTCAATAATATTGATAATACGTACAATAAACTGGATACAATTATTGATGTTGGAGCACATCATGGATTCTATTCATTAAATTATTCATCAATTTCTAAAAAGGTAATTGCAATCGAACCGTATATAAAAAATTTTGCAATACTACAAAAAAATCTTGAAATTAATAATATAAATAATATTTTTGCATACAATTATTATATTACAAATCAAAGAAATAATTTATCATTTACTAATTTGGATAAATTTAAATTTTGCAATGAAAATTTTGAAAGTTGTGATTGTATAACTAAAACACTAGATGATTTATTGCCATATTGTTCTAATAATATGTTAATTAAATTAGACACTGAAGGAGAAGAAGTAAAAATTTTAGAGCAATCACAACAAGTAATAAAACAATACAAACCTAATTTTTTAATTGAGTTACACTCAACGTGTCTTGAAGATTTGAATGATATTAAAAAGTATATTCCTGTTAAAAATTATGAGATTGTAAAAATTAACAAATATACATTTTATCCCGAATTATCAACTGAAAATGACAATTATAATAATTGTGGATATCTATTTTGCCGAGCATTAATATGAACAAATTACCAAAAATATTCTGTTTAACTTTAAAAAGCACCCCAAAGCGAAAAGAATACGCTGAATCCCATTTTAAAAAACATAATGTTGATGTTGAATTTTTTGAAGGATTCGATGGTCCATTATCCGGATTAAGAACAACAATACCATTTACGGAACACGACAAAGAGATATTTATAAGACAAGGTCGTATCGGATGTATTTTATCTCATTATATGTTATGGAAAACAATATGGCACAGCTCATATGATGAAGTTTTAATTCTAGAAGATGACGCACAACTGGTAGATAATTTCACCGAAAAATTCCTAGAAATAAAATCCAGATTGCCGAATGATTGGCAATATGTGTTTGTTGGACATTGTTGTTTACCACAAATGGAACACAATACTATTATATCAGATGGAATAATATATCCAATACATCCCCCGATGTGTACACATGCTTATATGATTAAAAAATCAAGTATACCAACACTGATAGATACCAATAGTCAAATCCAAGCGGCAGTTGATGTTCAAATACAATTAAAATCATTAAAACAATTAAAACATTACGTTTTAAATCCTCCATTAGTAAATCAAATGTCGTTACTTCAGCAACAAAATCCTGAATTATTTGATAACAATGATAAAACATTTGCATCTTTAACATTGGATGCAAATTTTGAATCATACTAAAACTATTCACTTTAGATTCAACATTCTATGACAAGTCATTTGAATCTTTTTCTAATTTAAATAAAAAGTATTTTTTACTATCCTATAATATTAATATTTTTAATACCAGTAGCATGTGCATTCAAATGCAATAATTTTACTGGATTTTTATTCTCCTTTTCATAAATAAATGGAGGATGTGTATATCCTGAATGTAATAATTTGCAAGGATTATTTAAAATGTATTTATTAAAATGAGACTCGTCATGCCATATAGCGATATAATTATTTTTTAAATCTTTATTAATATTTTCATTCAATTCCATAGTCATTTTAATAAAAGATTGTGCATTCGATCCAAAAAAACAAGCCTGACAATATTTTCCATATAGCATATCCGTAACTTCTACATATGCGGTTGAATTTATATTTGTTTCATATGTTCCGGTAGAATTTTCTAAATAAAAGTGTTTTGCCGCAACAATTTCATTATTAACGGGTAATATTTCTTCTGTGATAGTGGTATGTACCAACATATCGCAATCAATATAATAAATATAATCAAATGTTTGTAATAGACTTGATATACTATTAAAATAAAAAAATCTCATTAAAGTGGTAATTGGCCATGGTAAACAATTGATTTTAATAGTGTTTGTATTTATATAATTTATATCTTTATCTGTAAATACAAATAAAGTTTTATCGTGATCTGGTAGAAACTTTAAAAATATACTTCTGTGCAATGGTTCTAAAAATGAAATATATTTATCAGTTGCAATCGTTAATATTGCTATTTTTGCCATAATTTAAAATTGTTTAATTGTGATTTGTAAGTATCATAATACCATCCAGTGAAATGATAAATATATCCTTCCATAGTTTTTGAATTTAATGGCGGATCAATATAATTCCATTCTTTAGAAATATGTATCAGTTTATCATTCAAATAATACATAGTAGTATAGTTTAACAATGCCTGTTCAACTTGATGAATTCGTGGATACGGATCTTGTATCAACGACAATGCTTTGATCATATGATCGAATAAATACAAATGTTTTTGTGGAGTAAATAAGAACATTCCAGCATTAAAAAAATTATCGTTGTATATTTGATACTCTAAATTGACATTTAATACGCGTTTACATTCGTTATACCAAGGTCTACAAAGTTGATTGTTTTTGAAATCCTGTTTGATTTCATCTGAAAGAAATGTCTGCTGCATGTCTTTGACAACATAAAAATAATCCGTGTCGTTGAAAATATCAAAGGGATTTGGTGAATCGTGTTTTATCAACACATCAGTATCAAGATACATACATCTATCAAAATTTAATGTTTGATATGGTAAGTATAATTTTGTAAACATATCATGAAATCTACTTGGTTGAAGTGGAGTTTCTATGCGTAGATATTTACAATTCCAATTTGCACATGCACATTTAATACTTTCTTCAACATTTGAAGAAACGATATGTGGATTATTTTTTGTATTAAATGATACAATACAATTCATAAACATATATATGCATATGACTATTGAAGATTGGAAATTTTTAGTAGATACTGAAATATCTCATTGGAATAATGTATTTTATAAATATACCACAGATACAAATTCATATTTACATCAATATGTAAAAACTAGATTATACATAGAATTACCGGTTCATAGAAATGTTCAATTGTTGATAGATTCAATAAAAAAAAAATAAAATAACAATTTTGGATGTAGGATCTGGTCCTTTTCCTTTTTTGGGAAGAACGTCCACAAAAAATATACAACTAACTGCGGTAGATTATTTAGCAGAAAGTTATTATAAATTGTATAATCAGTATAATGTTTATCCTCCAACGATTCCAATCGCATTGGATGCATCGGAATTATCTTTGAATTTTCAACACAATTCATTTGATATTGTTTATGCTAGAAATAGTATTGATCATACATATAATCCAATAAAATGTATTCAGGAAATGGTGAATGTTTCCAATAAATATGTTATTCTTGAACACAAAATAAATGAAGGTATTGTTGAAAATTATCACGGATTGCACAATTGGAATTTTTTCATTAAAAACTCTAAATTTTATATTAGTAATAAATGCGGCGATGAAATTTGTGTTAATGATTTATTACCAACATCGACAATTAATTGTCAGTTAACTATTGAAGAAGAAGAAAAAATTACCGATTGGTTAGTGGTTATTATTGAAAAATAATATTTAAATCTATATGAAACTTTTATTTGTTGTACATCGCACGTATCCTTACAATGGAGGATCGGAATATAATATTAAATTAATTAGTGAAGCGATGGCTAAAGAAAAATATCAAGTAACCGTTTTGACTGATTGCAGTCAGGGAAATTATGGAAATGTCACAGTTATTAATGATAGAAACGAATTATTTTCATGCCAATATGATTGGATAATCATTCACGGAAATGATATGCCAATTCAAGATTATGCATTATTAAATATTAAAAAAATCAAAGCAAAAACTTTATACTGGATAATTAAACCATCTGATAGCGAAAGTGCAATAAATGGTTTTAAACACGCGACGGCAATAGGATGGGGCACATCATATGATTTTAATCATGCTTTAAAATATAATTGTGCAGCAAAAGCTAAACATATCAGATATTCTGTCGATTTGAATGATTGTTTTGGAACAAAATCAACACATAATGATTTCGTTTTTTTAAGTTCCGGGGGATTTGGTGCTCATAAAGGATTTTGTGATTTAATTGATATATTTACAGAGTTAAACGTACCAAATACTAAATTGATTTTAACAGGATATATAGGTGATCCTCCTATTTCAACGAATAAAAATATAGAAGTTTTTAAAATAAATAATCGATTGGATTATTTAAATATACTTGCAAATGCGGATGTATACATAATGAATAGTTATAGTGAGGGATTTGGATTGGTTTTATTAGATGCAATGATCAACAAAATTCCATGGATTAGTAGAGATATCGCAGGAGCGACTGATATGAAACAATACGGAAACATCTATTCATCCAATCAAGAATTAAAAAAATTAATTTTAAATTATAAACACGATCAAAATAAAATTGAGGCAGCATATGACTATATTTTAAATGAAAAAACAATTAATTGTATGGTAAAAGATTTTTATTCTATACTAAACTGATTTAATATTTATATATATGCCAAAATTAAAAGAAAACGAAATGGGCGATAGAATGATGACGGGATTACCCTATTCACAAGGTGGTGGATTGGGTACTACTGGTGTAGATACTATTAATAGTCCAGATATCAGTCAGAAACCAGAAAAATTTAAATATCCACAAACCGCTACAAGTGCAAGTGATATTACTACACCCACCCCTGACCAATATGATAATACATCACCCGAAGGTAGCGAAAATTTTAAAAATGATGTAGATGCTATTAAAAACGTCGTAACACCAGATGAAGTATTGACAGGTATGCAATATGAACTGAAACAAATGGTATTCAAACGTAAAGATATTGCAAAACAACTGGTCGTATCCAATTTAAAGAAAGATCCAAAGTTCTATAGTAAATTGCATATGATGCAAGTCGATGAAAACGGAGTTCGTCAAGAAGCCATTAGTGATATTATTCGTGAAATGAAAAAAAGAAAGCGTTATCTATGAAAATTACAGGCAAACATCCTACTAAGCTTAATGATCCTATAATTAAACATCCTGCTATGCATGGAAATAGATGGCAAATAGATCCAACCGCTGAACCTCATACTAGTTTTGATAAATTATCCAAACATCAAGTGGATGAATTTGCTGTAAACAATATGGACACATGGACTGATACTAATCATAATGACGTAGATATTGGCTACAATGAATTTTATGAAGAGTTAACAGGGGGAGTTGGTGATGCAACTGCTCCACATGATGTTGATCCAATTGAATTGGCATTGGGGCAAACTGTAGAAATGGAACATACAACAGATCCAAACGTTGCCACCGAAATTGCATTGGATCATTTGAGTGAAGATCCAAAATATTATACCAAACTCAAAAAAGCAGGATTGGCAAAAGAGTTAGATCAAATTGGAACATCAACAGGATTTGGTGATCCAGATCATTCAATTAATCATGAAAAGCTAGTAGGGTCCAATAAAACAGCAATCGCTGGAAACAATATTGCAGGGAAAATCGGTAATACACCCGATGATCATGTCAATAAAGTTAATGACAAAATTTCTAGTGATAATAAAAACTTAAATCAAATGAATAATGATGATTTTACAGTAGATGTAAATATCGAAGAACCTTCTTTGGAGGAAGATAGATGTACTGATATTGCAAAAAGAAAATACAAAAAATGGCCAAGTGCATATGCCAGTGGTGCTGTTGTTCGTTGTCGAAAAGGTAAAATATGGAAAAAGACTCAGGAAGAAATTGAACAGATCAAAAAAGAATTAGAAGAAGATTTCTCAAAAGAAAAAAAACAAGGATTGCATGGCTGGTTTGCCCGTCGTGGCGGTAAAGGAGGCAAAGGTTGGGTAGATTGTAATACATGCCGCAAAGATCCTGAAACCGGAACTAAAAAATGCAAAACTTGCGGAAGACAATCCGGAGAAAAACGAAGTAAATATCCTGCGTGCCGACCTACACCTAGTCAATGCACAAAAAAAGGAACCAGTCATAAAAAGGGTCCAAGTACGGTTTCATGGAAGAATGAAGTATCATTGACAGAAATTGCTAAACGATTGTTAAGTGATGAATAAAATTTATTTATCTAAATATGCAAAATTATTATTACGGGAATCATTAGAAGATATTCCTGAATTGCCCGATTTCTTTATAGATAAAGCCACAGGAAAAGAAGTAAAAATTCCTAAAAACCGTTTGGTTTCTACTGCACGTTATTCTGGTATCAATCCGCAACTCGCAGATCGAATACATCGGTTATGCATTCACAATTTACGAAATCCGTCTGAAATAACAAAAAAAGGAATCGAATCAGCATATATGTATATCGTTTCTAAAAATCCTGAAATTAACGCGATTCGTATAAATATATCAGATTATGATCCGCTTCGTAGTCCAATGCATGATATTGTGCATGGAGTAGCATCTGGTATTGAACCTTATAATATTTCGTATTTTGTGCAAAATTTAAAAGGTTATGGAAAAAAAGGAGATAGTTCTAAAGGATATATAACAACATGAACGATACCGAATCATATCCAACTGCTGATTTTAATCAATTGTTATTGAGAAAAATGCAACAACCAGTTGCTAGTGTACCGCATGAATTTGATCCATATCAAGCATTGTTAAAAAGAAAAAAACAACAGGACAGTGGAGAATTGCCACCTATCAAAAATATCAATCCCGATGACTTGTATGAGCTACAACAATTCTGTCAAACACACGGTATTGTCGGATTCAATTGTGGTAAAATGAATCCAAGAGCAGCATTACAAATGTTAAAATCACGTATGGGAATTAAAGAAAATCCCGCCACTTCTGTCCAGAAAAAAATATTATTAGGTTAACTCCAACGGGCCTTTGGTATTCTAGTCCATATGTTGTTTGTATAGATATAAACATAATGATCATCAAATCTCATTTCTCCGGGCATGCCACTATCTGTACTATTTGTTGGAGCACTTCCGCTATTAGTTAATGAAAAATATACCACACTTGCTGTATTTGCTGTGACTACATTAAGTGAACTGGTTTGTACTACTGTTAAATTACTTGCGGTGGCAACACTACCGCTAAAATAACTACTTGTCATTGAACTGGTAGATCCACTTGCTAACGCATCACTAACAAATTGACCAATATATTGATATACAGTTGCATAAACTCGGTTTGATGGTACCGTTGATCCCGAGAATTGCAATACACCGGTTTTATAATCAAATGCATAGTTGCTTGCTGTCCAATTCGTAAACGTACTACCATTGGCTGATGTAAACAAAGCAATATTATAGCCCGGTGGATTACCATTGTTACTAGCATCTGCTGTTTGATTTGCAATGGTAGTTACACCATATTTTGGACTGATAAAATTTGTTTGTTGTCCATTGACAATCAATTGACTACCAGTACCAGAAACACTCCCCGTTGGACTCATAAAAAACCAAACACTATTTGCAGGTGATGTATCATTTGCTACTGTCAATGGAAATTTAAACCAGTATTTTAAAACACCTGTTGTTTGTGTCGTTCCCGCAGTTGCGCTTGAACTAAATGGCAAACTTGCGCTTGGAATTAATGCAGTTTGTGACCAGATTTCATCGGCTCCCATTTGAATAGTAGAAGTAAATGCTTCTTGAGAGTCCGATAAATCGGTAGTTGTATAACGTCGTCCTACCAATAATCTTGCTGCTTTTGTTAGAAGGTCAAATGCCATGTTATGAAAGTTTTTCTATTTTAATGCTTGTAATTGGAGTTGGACTTCCGTTGTAACGAATTAGTAAATAAATTTCATCCTGTGCCGTATTAGTGTTATCCAATATTGCACCGTCAGCAGCTCTTGTTGGAAATATAAATATACCACTTGAGTTACTTGCACCTGTGCCGTTGTTTCCGTATAAATCAATATTTGATCCAAATGGATTTACACCACTTGTACTTAAGTTGGAAGGTGCTACACTAGATGATATTACGTTGGTTGATAAATTATTTACATCATACAAACGGCATCGAGCATAAACATTACTATTTGCGCTTTCAAATAAAATAGCCATTGCCACACTATTTGATGCAGTAGAATCCCAATTTACCAATGAAGTATTTCCCGTGAGTGTAATTTGTAATTTATTAACAACGACATTACTCTTGAATCTACGTACATAATATTTGTATGTTGTACCATATCCACTTGGATACCAATAACCATTTGAGCCACCCGGATTTACTAAAAATCCGGGTTTGACTTGTAAAGATGACGTAGCCAATACAGAAGCACTGTTAAACGATGATCCGCTCATATTTAACATATTGTCAGCTAATACGATGCGATTTGCTTCGTCCAGCAACTGTTCTGTAATTGCACCCGGATTCAATGATTGTGAACCAAACGTTAAAGATGATGTCACGTAGCCTTCTGGTCTTCCAAAATACAATAAACTACCACTTGAAGCTGGTGTACCAAATGATCCTGCTGTGTGAACATTGTATGTTTGGGATCCTACGACAGTTCCGCTGCCTGCTCTATTGTATGTAGTTGTAGATACGGCGAAGGTTGAAAATGACGAACCTGAACTTGCAGCATTGCTACCTGTTCCACCCGCATTTAGAGTCAAATCAAATACAACAACATCACTTTCAAACGGATAACTACCAACGGTGCGAGTGGTAACATAATCTGATGATTTTACAACACCCGCAGTTTGAATAGTTGGATTTGTAGTTAATGACGAGCTATTTGGAGTAACAAACCCAAGGGTGGCATTTGTAAAAGATACACTTGACACGATTCCATTATAATATAATGGATTAAATGCTCCGCTTGATGTTATAGTATAGCGATAACTAGATCCGCTTGTTAAATATGGTGCTCCACTCAAACTTCTTGTGACAGCACTAATATAACTACCGGAACTACTTGGTGAAGTAATAGTTTGGGTAAATGAGCCATCCGTTAACGGTGTATAATAATAAGTTACTGTGGATGGAGTATAAACTCTATATGCTGAACTACCAGAACTAATACCAATACTTGCACTAAACACATAGATACCACTGCTGCTAATGTTTGATAATGCAATACTATTGGTTAAATTAGAACCAGTGAAATTACTGAAATATCCATCTTGATAAACAGGAGGAATAACTGCTATATTTGCTGATGGCACTGTATTAAGTGCAATTGGCGTGGCAATTGACGGTGTTAAATTAGTTGTCGATTGACTTAGAATAATCGATGCAGAATTATTTGTATAATTAATTGTGCCGGCACTACTTGATGCAAATGTTAATCTAAAAGATCCGCTAAGATTTACTTGTGTAATATTATTACTAGTTAATGGCCCCAATCCAAATGCACTGCTACCTAAACTTGAACTTACAGTTGTACTACCACCAACAGTGCTTGCATAACTTATATATGCAGCACCACTATTAAATGTATAACCACTAAAAATTGTCGATCCAATTGTTGCCCATCCAAGCGGCTGCAAATATAAAATATTTGAGTTGGTACTTCCAGATGGAACTCTACCATTAATAGTTACAGTAGAACCAAATCCAGTGTTTGTACCAGTTACTCCGCTAAAAGTTCGTGTATTTGGACTTGGTATCGGATAACTTGCGCTAAACGCTCCTGCAAAAAATCTAACGATATCTGATACATTTGTATTAGAGTTCCAAGTACTAAAATAAGATCCTGTCATACTATCGCCCCATGGATAATTATCAGCCGGCGTTCCAACATTTATGTTTGATCCAGAATAACGACCGTAAAAATTAAAACTTCCACTATTATTTTGTACATTTATAATGCTCTGTGTTTGAATTAACAATAAAGGTACATTCGATACACTTGAACTTATAAAATTATCGGTCGCAGCAACAAATGTTTGTGTATTTGGACTTGAAATGAGATTTCCATTTACATTTAAATTTGAAATATATGATGCTGTTAGCGCATAACTTGAACTTAAATTGTAACTTGATGAAACCACATTGTTTGCCCAACTGCTTGTAATCGGATATGTGCTTCCTGTTATTAAATTTGTTCCACCCGTGCTACTTGATATAAACAAACTTGAAGTCGCTACGCATAGATTTTTATTAACATTATCCCAAGTTACTACGTAATCTACATCGTTAATATTAGTTGCTGGTGAGCAATCAAAATTATTTACTTTTATACTACCGGTAAAATTAGCTTCCGATGATACATTTAAAACACCAACTGTAATTGTTGATGTATCAAAGTTATTAATAGGACTACTACTGCCGCTTGGATCAAATGCTTGAATTGTTCTTAAATTTGAGTACACAATGTTTGAATTTGCATCAAACAATTCTGCTTTAATATCAAACAATTCATTTGGTTGATCAACCGGAAATGGAACTCGGATTGTATATGAAGCATAATTAAATCCATCAATTTTTTCTTGTTGAAGGGAAATATTGTTTATAATTAAACTATTAAATTTTCTCGGTACAATTACAATCGTTCCAAATAAATCATTTAATGGAGTAAACTTAAATTTTAATGTATTATTAAAATTTCTAGATATAACAGCATCCGCGACCTGAATATTTCCTAACAATACGCCATATACTTCATTATAATTTTTTTCTTTTTTATTATTTGGATACGATCCTATTAAATAAATTGACAAATCCATCGAATCTGTCGCATTTTTTTCTAATAAATTACAATTAAAACTTAAAATATAATTTGTTTTTCCTAATAATTTAATAAAATTACAATCATACGCCGCTCCTCTTTGATCTAAATATTCATATTTATCATATGGAATATATGTTGCATCACGATAAGATCCAGTGGTATCTAGTTTTACAATAATATAACCATCGTTTATAGAAGATCCCGTGATTTTTAGTCCATTGATATAGTACTGTGAGTCTTCAAATAATTGAAAACTATTAGAGCTTGTAAACCAAAATTTATTAATAAAATCCTGCGAATAAAAGTTACCTAAATTTTGATAACTCTTTATAGGAACATTATAATTTTTTAAATATTCAAATTGATTAAATGATTCATCAACGACAGTGGTATAGTCTTCGGGTACATTTAAACTTCTTTTATATAATTTATGCCGTGTAACAGTTCCACTAAAAGTATCAATATTTCTATACGTAACTTCGGCAATTGAATTTTTTTTGTATCTAACATTTCCAGAAAAATCAACACTTTCCGTCAAATAGCTTGCTGTTGTAAAATATACTGGATTATAGTCATACTCTGAATATAAAATTTCATATGTTCCGTCTATAATTTCTGTGACAGAATTTTTATTATTTGCTGAATTTTTATAAATAAAAGGTGAGTCTAATTGTAAAGTCGTTGAATTAATTACATTTTTAATTAAAATTGATGACGTTGCATTTACATTCTGCTCCTGTCCTGTCAATGTGTTTTTAATTTTACTGACATATAGGGTCGCATAAAAATTTTTAAAACTTGAAGAAAATACAGAATTTGTAGCAATTAATTGATAGTCTGTATATGACTTATTATATTTATTGTCCTCAACATTAAAATTAACAATTGGATATCCCGCTTTTGTGTAAAATGAGCCGGTGGCGGTTTTTGGATTTGCCTCATTTAAATTTGTTTTTGTAACAAATGTCAACAATGGTGTTACTTCTATCTGAGGCGTTGAATAAAATGCTACGTTACTATTATTAATTACAGAATTATTAATATATATATTTGTTGAATATCTTACTACTTTATTTTTAAAAGTACCAACAATATACAATTTTCCTATACCAGTTGGGTTTTTTTGATAAACATGGAATGAATATATATTTTTTTGACTCTTATTTACAATATCTACATCTGTCGCTTTTTCATAGTATAGCTCTATACCATTTGCATCATAAGCCTCAATCTTGATATCATTAGGTGGATTATTGATTATAATACTATTTTTACCTAATCCAAAATTGCTATCAAATCCGGAAATTAAAAAATATGTAGACGACATCAATGAATTGTCGTCTACATCTACTTTAAGTCGGCTTAAGCTCTTACCAGTCTGGAATTGTGACATACATATATAAATATATGTCATTTAGAGTTTATACGGCCATAATTTTAGAAAATCCACGCTCTTTCTTGATTTCTAATTGCTTATCAACCATATCTTTCATAGCATCCAAATGACTTACAACCCATACAAAATCAAATGTATTGCGGAAGTACGACAATAGAGATGACATTGAATTGAGATTCTCTTTATCAGCACATCCAAATCCTTCATCAATTGCTATGAAATTAGGACGCGGCAAATTGGAGATATTTATTAATGCTACACGTATTGCAAGAGATAACACAAACTTTTCCAAACCGCTACCCATTTCAATTGGCCATTTCTTTCCATCATAATTGATATGACCAATAACATTCTTTCCATCGGTTGTTAAATTGACAGTGAATTCAACAATTTGATGTAAAATATTATTAATTTCCGATTCTATTGTCGGTAACGCTTTGCTAATAAGATTGTATGGAATGCCGTCGCGACTGATTGCCATCATGTAATATGTGTATGCATGTTGTTGCAATTCCCATATTTTTGCATTTTTAATTTGTTCTTCATAATTGGCTTTTTGTTCGTTTGCCAACATCAATTTTCCATTCAAATCTGAAATTTTACGAGTTGCTGTCTTTATTAGACTATCTAATTTATTAATATTGTCTTTTATTATTTTTATTTTTTCGTTTGTATTCTTATTAGACTCAATTGCATCTTTTTGTTTATAATACAAGGTAATGTCTTGTTCTAGAGTCAGAAGTTGATTCTCAAACTGAACAAGTTTTGTGGAATTTTTCAAAAACTCCGAGTTAGCATAATTATATTTTCTTTCCAGATCAGATTTTCTCTGAATAAGTTCATTGACTTTTTGGTTTTTTTCAACAACATCAGAAACCAAATTAATATCATCAATTAGATTATCTTTACGAAGGGTTAATGATTCAATTTCTATCTGAATCTTGTTGTATTCCTCACCTGTTTTATTGATGTGATCTGCGTGTTTTTTGTTTGCTTTTACGCAAAAAGAACAATGCGGATCATACTCCATATTACTTCCAAAACTAGATAATATTGATTTTTTGGATGCTTTTTCTATGGTTTTCTTGTCAATTTCATTTTGAATCTTTTGAAGATCGCGATTCAAATTATCATAATGAGTTGTATTAGTTTTTAGTTTAATCAGATCAAACTTGTTTAATTCAATGTCAATTGCATCAATGACATGTTTTAACTTTTCAACCAATTGTTTAATCGATATATTATTTTCTGCCAAGGTATTTTTTTCAGAAATTATCTTCTTTTGAGTAGACTCCAACAAAATAATATTAGTCGGAGCATTGCCAATATTTATAATATTGGCCATTTCTTCCATTAATCTTTCATTTTCATATTTAAATTTAGATTCGACTTTATCTAATTCAATATTTTCAGTCTCAAGATTTTTCTTTAATACAACAATTTCCTGAATTCTCTGTTCAAGTAATTTTGGATAATCGGTTTTATTATAATTTTTAAGGAGTGTAGTAATTTCTTTGCTTTCAGACTTGGCAATTTGATCCAATTGATCGTATACTGTAATTCCCATGAATTTGGCGATCAAATCTTTACGATCTGCCTGCCCCATATCAATGAAATTACCTACGCTATTATTTTGAATGCTTAATACAGTTAGTAGAAAATCATCGTATGTACCAATATAATCACGTATAACATCATTTGTATTACGTCGTGCCTCGCCATTTAAATCGATCATTTTGTTGTCTTTATCTAATTGATAAAATTTTACATCAACTTTGACATTTCCTTTTTTGTCCTGAACACCAACTCGTTCAATAAAATAATCAACTCCCTCAATTTCAAAATTAAATTTGCAATTGAAGCTCATTTTTTGTGTATTCAAAACATGAACCGCTTTAAATGCACGATCACATTTATCAAACAAACAGTACGATAATGCAGACAAAATACTACTCTTACCGCTTGCATTTGCAGCAAATAATCCAATTAATCCTTTGAGTGTAGTAAAGTCAATCACATTGCCTTCTCCATAAGAGAACATATTTTCAAACTCAAACCGCTTTGGCTTCCAACGAATATTACGAGGAACAAGTTCTTTTTCTAGCTTACCATTGACATCTTTATTGATTTCAAAAATCTGATCAATCAATTCTTCAGTCATTACTTCGCGTTTCTTTTCTAACAAAAACTCTTTGATCAATTGATTTTGATAATCAACATTTGATGCAATACTGATAAGATTGATATTTGTAGTATCAATGATATTTTTCTTTTCTTCATCTGTGTTGATTTTATCATATGTAATTTCAATTAATTCATGCTTTTTGCTCATTTTTGCCATCAAAGATTTTACTTCTGACGGAATTGTTTCTTTACATTTTGCTCTTAATGTAACTTTTTTAGGCATGCTGCTTACATCAGTCAGCAATTTACCCTTTTCAATTTCTACGGTAAAAAATCCGTAGTCATTTGGCAATTCTACATGTGTATATTCATGATGTTTAATGTCCCATATTACATATCCGTGTTTCTCTAAAGCTTCACCATGATTCTGTTGAATCATAGATCCCGCGTATAGAATAACAGGTTTATTATAATTGACACTATGTTCTTGAAGTCTCTGAAATTTATGAATATCTCCCAACAAAACAATATCATGACCGTCAAAACTATCATTTGATACTGTTTTACTCACCACTCTATATCCAACATCAGTGGTAGCACCTTGAACAGGACCATGAAATAATGCGATTCGTGAATCAGTCTCGTTAATTAGTTTTTTAGGAATGTTAGCCGCAGGAATATACTTTGTATAATCATCAAATACAGAATAATGATTGAATAACAAATTTCCCAACACAAACAAGCCACTTTCTTTAAGATAAAATAGGTGTGGGTGGTTCAATGGTTCAACTACTGAAGTTAAACTATCCAATCTAGTTTTATTGTTTAATGTTGCATCGTGATTGCCTGAAATAAGAATGGTTGTACGTTTATCAGCAATTGTCTTCAGAAAATCACTGGCTAATTTAAGCGATTCTGGAACCAAGTCAGTTTTATTATGAAATAAATCTCCTAGAATTGCAACAACGGTTGTTTCTGGAGTTTTATCTATCTCTTTATAAAATTTTTCAAATACTTCACGATATTCTTCATGTCGCTTTAACAGACGAATGTGAATGTCCGCCACATGAACTATGTGAGTAAATTTTTTTACATTTGTATTTAAATACTTTGTCATATTAATTTCATTTTAATCAGATTGTCAAATTCAATGATGGGAGATTTATTGATGATTTCCCATGTTTTATCAAATCCCAATAGTGATGGATCCTTTTCTTCCAGTTTAACCCAAGCAGTAGGAATATGGTTACGTACCAGATACTCGCATAATTTTACTGTGTCAGCGTAAGCATCATTATCTAACAATACATTTACTCTAGGTACGTCGCTTTCAAGCAAACGAGCTTTGAGTTTCTTGGACATATTCTTTCCAAATAATGGAATAACATTTCTACGAACAGATATGGCATCAAATTGTCCTTCAACCAAAGTGATAGGTTCATCAAAATTGATTAACAGTTCATTTCCAATGATATTTTTAGAAAAATTACATAGCTTATATTTGTGTCCTGATAATCCCAAATAATCACGGGCGGAAAAGAAATTCAACTTACCATCAACGTCATATGATGGTATGATAATACGGTGTTGATAATAACCAGTGTCACAATATCCAATATTGTATCGTAGAATATCATATTTTGTTATGTTACGCGCAAGTACATAATTGAGCGCCATTTTATAATGGCGTGTATTTGAAGGAATCGCAAGTGGTTTGAATTCATCCGGCAATCTATTAATTGCAGTTACTTCCTGTAAGTCATCAAAATTTATTTTCCATTCAGAGCCATCGGAACGCATCTGTTCGACTTCTCCCAGTATTGCATAATACTCCGACGAAGCTTGCATTTTCTTAAATAAGGAGCGAAAACTAAGCCCTCTGAAATTACAGACCCAACAATTATATTTGCCTGTTGTAAGACTAACTTCTAGTTTACGTTTATAATGTTTGCAATGAGGACAGTAATAAACTGCGTCTGTTCCTTTACGGATTTTTGCTGTCTGATTAAACAGTTTGTTGAGTGCTACCAAAATTGTCTCTTGTCTTAGCATGATTATTTTGAATCACTGTATCAGAATGATTTGCTTCGATCAAGTTTTTATCTTCAGAAAGTTTTTTCCATGGATTTGCTTCTATCGCCACAGCCAATTTCATCAATTTGATCATGTCAAATTCAGATTCTGTGGAGTTATTGCCTTTATTTTGTTCACTATTCATATTGGGAACTTCCAGTGCAGGTTCTTGTGCCGACTGTGGTTTTGGTATAAACCCAATTGCGTTTCTTGAAATTATTGCTTGCATCAAATACATTGAATAATCATCAAAATTTTTTTGATAATATTCATATGCATCAACAATATTATTATATTGCTCATCCGTTAATTTAATTCTCAATATATTTTTAGACTCGCCACAGCCAAATGACGGAGTTTGTAAAATCATGCAAATCAAATTAGACAATAATTTTCTGTCATGTTGGTGTCTAATAATAAAATAACGATTATGAGATTCTTGCAATTCAACAAAATCAGCGTCTGAAAGATTGTATTTTTCATATAATCTTTGAAGTTTGATCTTTGCAGACTCCGCTTCACCACCAACACCATGATCCGCTAATTTTTTTACCTTGCGTACTAATTCCAATATGGTTTTTTTATCCATATCAATACATAGAAGTTACTATTGCATCATACATATCAAAATTACGATCATCCCAATTACCATTTTTCTTTGTTTTGTCCCATTTTGCTAATGGCATTTTGGCTTCAAGTTGCATTTTGACAAAATCTTTTGACTTTATTCCTTTAATACGACATTTTCCAAACGCCTTTTTACGCATTGTATTGACACTAACTAAATTAACAGGTATTTTCCAATATTCACTTATAATATATTCAAATAATGCATTGAATCTAGCAAGTTTAATAATAACTTGTTGGCTTGTGAATCCACCTGCAAATCCACTCAAAGCAGCTTCTAGATTGATTTTGTCTACTTTGTTTATAAGCGGATGTTTTTTCAGTGTGTCGATAACCAAAAATGCCTTTTCTTTGTTGGTGGATAATTTACTTATGTCAATAAATCCACAATCTTGTACTGCATTTTGGTCAAAAAAAGACCACCCTACGGTGGTCGTGCTTGCATCAAATCCTAATGTCATATAACCATAAATAGTATAAAACTTATGGTTTATATTTTTTATTTGATAATCCTTGAGTATATTGAGATAATTGCTTAGAAGTACTGTTTCTGCGATCTGGTACATCAGCCAAGCTTGATAAGCCGGTAGGCATTTTTACTCTAAATCCACCTTTATCAATACTATATTTCTGACCTTGAATAGACGGTTCAACTGACGGTGCCACAGTATCCTCCGCCGTTACAATATTTTTTGCATCAAACGCTCCTCCAGCTTTTTGCTTATTGTATCTACTTTCTAAATCAGTGATTAAAGAATCTCTATTGATTGGGTTGGGCATATTTTATCTTTCTTTTTATAAATATTGTTAAATATCCCATTTAACCAAAATATTTAGTGGTAATTCACCACTATTTTTAATTGGCATTCCTAATTTTGCTACACCTACCAATTCCGCTCCGCTATACAAACCAATCGTGGTAATAAATGGAGCCAAATAAGAACCAGTTTTATCTAGCGAAGAACTATAATCAAAATTAAAAAATTCAGTATTAATCTTACCATGACCATACTTTCCGGTTTTTTCGTCCAAGTATCTTACGATTGATTCTGTGCTTTTACGAATTGATCGAATGTCGGCATATTTAAAAATTACATCTTTTGTCAATGTATTTGTAAAGTATTTAAACATTAAATATGCATCCGTGATTTGAATTTTACTGTTTCCATCAACATCGAAACTGTTGTATATAGATTCTAAATAATTAATATAAGGAACATGATATGAAGAATCTTTACTTTGTAAATTATATTTTTCTGAGTAATATGTGTACCAATCAATGTCATCATCTGTGAAAAAGTTAGACAAATAATTATACCATTGGTAATCATTATTTACTTTTAAACTAATATATCTTAAAATTAAATCTAAATCAACATATGTAAAATAATTATTTTTATCAATATCAAATTCAAATACATTTGGAATCAATGCACTTGGATTTGTACTGTAATTGAATTCACCCGGTTCTATTCTGCACAGTACTTGTTTTTCATATAATGTCTGCTGACTTTTATACGTAATATTGTATTTTGGTAATGTTAAATTAGATCTATCTTTCAATAATTCATCAAATACAGAACCGCTGTTTGAAAAAATAATTTTTCCATTACGATAAAAAACATTTCCAACAACATGATCATTGACCAAATTATTTAAATCGTAAATATATGCAGATCCACTTGTTATCATAATTTAAGCTTTTTCAATTACAGGAGATCCTATAATTATTGAAGTGTCATATAACGCAGCATCATATCCATAAACACTATATGATTCTCCGTATATTTTGTTTTTTGTTAAAGTTGTAATTGGATTCCAGAACGATTCAGTTGTCTTTTGATAAACTACAACCTGCCCTAAAATATTGTATTCATGATCATTCGGATTACAATCATATTTTTTATATAATGTATTTTCAACATACGATTGCGAAAATGGCCAGTTTGTTTTTAATGAAGTTATTACAGAAGATGTGTTATACATTTCTACATCCCATCCAAAGTAGTTGGTTTTTAATAACTCATCCGTTCCATATTCTTTTTGAATTAAACTCCAATAAATTCCTGTGTCAGTACAGTCTTCATAAAAATAAACTGCACCTCGTTGATGAAATATGTCAGATCCGTCGTATTGAAAATAATTTATATCAGTTGGAGATCCAACCATGATTGATTTTCCATAGATTGCGACCGAACGACCGTAACTAGATGAATTGGCTGATGACGTAACATACGGCGGCCAATTATTGTTAATCGTTTGCAGCGATTGTGTTAATTCTAGTGATCTATTTTCTGATAATATAGCTCCTTCCTTCCAATATCCGCTTGAAGAATTATAATTGAAAATATAAACATTTCCAGTCAGTGGTGATTTATTACCAACAATAATGTTATACGATCCACTTTGATCTATTTTTACCACACTTCCAAATTTACTATTATTAGTAGTATTACTTCCAGTTAACGTTTGATAATACGTCCATGTGCCAGAGATATTTTTATATAAATACACAGCACCTTGGCTTGCAGAAATATTACTTGCACCTATTGCTAATATATCATTATATAATGACACAGATTCACCAAATGATGTATTAACGTCATATGAAGATTCAAATGTATTAATAATGGTTGTAACAAAACTTGCAGTTTGTGTAATTGAACCAGATAAAGAAAAAATATCAACACTAGAACCAGTTAAAGTTGTTGTCGCATTGTCTGATACTTTATAATAGAATAGAGAATCACCAATTGCTAACGTAGTATTGTATAACGCTACGGATTGTCCAAATCTACTTGCGGTAAAGACTAAATAATCATATTCATACAAAAATTGAGAGCTTGTAACTACATTTGATCCCGTGTCTGTTGCCAAAATTTCCGGGGTTTCTGATGCCAAATAGATATCAGGAGTCCATACTTTTTTAATAGTATCTTTATGCTTATATGAATCTGAAATATTATTATACTGAAGTACTTCAACGCTGCCTGTCGCAAATACAGATGATGAATATGCAAATATTGACGGATTCGCAATAGCAACATATGTTTTATTGGTCGCTACTGAGTATCCATAATTTGCATTATCAATATTAAAACTCATAGGGTAGATTCGAATGTAACTTTTTGAAATGTAGAAAAATAAATACCATCTAAAATTAAATTAGTATTACCATCATCGATTATAGTGTAATCAATTTCTCCAAGATTGTCCTGAATTAACACTGAATTTGGTATAATTTTTTCACCAAATTGATTTTTAGATAACGTAAACACATCTACCGTATCAGTCAATAAACGGTAATTTGAATTTAAATTAATATTTTCTAATCCCCATATTTGAGTAGGATTATCATATGTGTTATAAAATAATTGTTTATTTACAGCGTATACAACACTCATGAAAGTGCCGTCTGAATTGACTGGCTGTGAACCTGAATTATAATAAGGACTAGTAATTGGAAAATAAGTTCCACTTCCACTTATGCCACGTTGATATTTTAGAGTTAATTGTGAATCTTGTTGTTGCAATGCTAAATTACAATAACTATTTGTTATTGGAGCAGACAGTCCATCTTGATAGTCGATATAAATATGAGATATCGATCCAGATTCTGAGCCAGACATCCACAAAATAAGATCTTCATCTTCTATATTTTGTAAGTTCCATGTTTTGGCTGCAATAAATGGAGTGACTTGAATATCATCTCTATTTAAACTTTTAATCATGTTAGAAATCTAGTCTTACACGTACTAATAATTCGCTGTCAAAGCTCTTTTGAACTGGTTGACTTAGTTTTGCAACAGCTACCAATTCGTTAGATGAATCATATAATCCAATAGTTGTTGGATATGCCTTTGGATCAGTTAAAAATTCAGTAATTTTAATTGTTCCTTTAGTATTACCATCGGTTCCGTCACTAACATACGTTGGATTGTTACTATAATTAAAGTCTTGATTTTTTACACGAACGAAATACTGTCTAGATGGTAAAAATTCAGATTTACGAACCTTCATTACAGAAGTTTGAGCTTTAACTAAAGCACCATACAAATATTGTTGATTTATTTTATAGTTTCCTGTATTTGACTCGTTTACCGTAATACCCACTTGATTTTTGATTGCATCCGCATTCAACACAATCACGCCTGTTTTTGGATAAAACAAACCAATCGATTGATATGCTACTACATTGCCGGTTTTATATGGATTAGGAACACCATCAACAACGCTTCCACTGATGATATTGTATACGTCTTGTTGAGTTTTAATTACCGATGAATCATCGATAAATGTTAATTTATCGACACTTCCACTCAAAGTAAATTCAAGTTGTCCTTCATCAACACGATCTTTGTAACGTGTTGTAGAAAAGCTAATAACAAAAATTGATGATCCTGTGACTACGGTGGTGGCATCAATTGGTGCATTACCAGTTGTATAACTGCCTGTTTTAAAACTAAAATATTGATCATCAGGATTTAACAAATAATTTTTGTATTGTGAGTATATCGCTTTGGTTGGATTTGCTAAACTACTTGTGTTCGCATCACCAGATCCAGAATTGTTATAATTACCATATGCAATAGAAAAATGAACTTGTGCATTGATATCTGTTGTTGGATTAGCGTTGTATACATCAAAATAATACAATCCACTCTTTACATCAGTGGCTCCATTAGATCCGGTTATTTGCGTTTGAGTAGAAGATGTAAACAACGCTGATTGTGAATGAGCATAGTTACCATCCAGCCAAAATCCAGATGAGACTCTGTTTGTTCTTCCCAAAACAATATCGGTGTCAGAAAATTGATTAAATATCATAATATTATTATACGGTTACTTTTACTGGAATAGTAAGACTGCCACCACTTTCATTACCAATAATTGTAATGGTCGATGTAGTAGTTACAGTTAAAGCTGAATTTGGCACAAATTTAAATTGTATACCAATAACAACTTGAGAGCTTTCTGTTACGGCATCACCAGCAAAACTCGGAATTGTACTAGATACACTATTTAAACTATTTACTTGGGTTACAATTAAAGTTCCGATATTTTTATTACCCAAAATTGCAGTATATCCTAGTGTTGTATTGTAAGTAGGATTTGTGCTTGGTGAGATGATAACATCGGCTGCATATGCCCGTGGAATATCAATAGAGGATTGTGCAACACTAATAACAGGAATCGCAGTGACACCTGCTGGTAATGTGACTAGTTTATATTTCATTAATTGCGATTCGTCGCTAAATGGTTCCAAAACAGGAGTATTTCGTAATGCCAAATCATAATAAGCACTACCAAGTGGATGATTTGATTGATAAAGATTATAATCAATTTCATCATCGGCCAAAGCAAATGAAGTTATGTTCAAATTACCATTTTTTGCAAGCAACTCTCGTCCTTTTTTTGTCAAGGTTGCAGTTACGGTTAATGTATTGTTATCTAAATATGCCATATTACTTATAAGTATGTTTGTTCTGCACTATTTTCATTTAAATATTAACTAGTTGTCAAAGAAATTTGATTTATATCTCTATTTACACTAGAAATCTCCACGGGCAAACTACCATCTGGAATGCCGAGATCATTGACGGTTGTATATATAGTTTGTTGTGATTTGATAAACAGTGACGAACTTATTGATTTATTTTCCAATTTAATTACACTAAAACTAGTCAATGGACGATTCAATGTTGACAAATGACCTTTTGGATAGGAGACAGTGTCTATTGAATCCGCACTTGCAGTTTCACTTCCGCTCAAATTAAAATTGTATGTTAGAAATTCTTTGCTTGAACTGACATCATTTATAATCAACAATTGATTATTTGTAGACTTATATGTTCTGTAATTTTGCAAGGATCCAGTACGATCTCTATCTATATAATTACCATTGATTACAAACACGCTACGACGCTTTAATACGTCTGCATCTGAAATATAATTACTAATATAGTTATTTAAATGTCCCGTTGTTTCATGTCCGTTTTTAGCAATATTTGATGAAATTTCGGAAGGTAACATCGAAATATTAGATCCGGATACATTGTATGCTTTGTTATATGCAGTTACATTAAAATCATTTATTACACCGCTATCAATTGGTCTATGTTGATATTTGCTACGCTCCAGAATACTTGGCTCAATTAAAATACCATCAATAACTTTTGCTCTTGCCGGAAACAATTGTTTTGCGGTTGTAAAGAAAGAACCATCAAAATAATTTTTGTAAAGTGTCAAAAATTCTTGATACAATACCTTTTCAGCAAGATTATTCGTATTGTATTGATTACGCAAAATACGCAACGAATCATATTGATCTGTGTATAATTCAACAGGACTTCCAATTTGATTCATCAGATCATAATTACCCAAAAAGTTTGTGATGTCATCATCTCTAACTTTAAACGGAGCAATATACACTCCTATTAAATTAGAATCTTGTGTTACGGTGTTTGATACAACGCTACGTTCATTTGGCATCAACCGTGCAACTACATTTTCAGTTACCTTATTGATTTTTAAATTTTTATATTTGTTTGGACCTGCGTTATCAAGTTTTATATTCTGACGAGTATTGATTTCATCAAATTGATAAGGAAATACTGAAGTTGAAATTTCAGAACAATTTACAGTTGTTGTAGTCGTTTGTAAAAAGTTATAAACAGATGACGTTACAGTGCTATAATATTTATTTGCATTACTTAATTTATATATTCCAGAAGAGGTATATAAATTCACTGGATAATCAATACTGTATCTATAATATAAATCACTATATGTTGCGGATGCGCTGTAGTTATTATATGCGTCAAAATTTCTTGCATGATCTAAAAATGACTCGTCTGTTAATTCAGAAGACCATACATTAATTTTATCAATATTACCGTGAAAATTGTTTGATGCAGTGTAATTACCAACGTATATTGTGCTGCTTGAATAGAACAAATCTGCAAACGTAGATGCTATAACCAATGATTTAGTTCTGTCAAATATTAATCGATCATCCTCTACTGACACAACTCTAAATTCTAAATATGATGGATTTCCCACACCGACATCAAATTGATCTGATGCAGATTTTACTTTCAAAAGAACGCTATATATTTTTCCATTAAAAATAGGAATATCATCAATCACTAAATCAGTATTTTGAAATGATGCAATAATTTTTCCACACTTATCTTTTACATCTTTAACTATACGAATATTCCAATCATTGTTATAATTTGTCATTAAATACACAGGAATATTCTGTGTGAAAGAATATTCTGGATCTACTCTAAATTTAAATTCGATTGTTTTTAAAGTTGCTGGCACTGGAACCAATACCGATTCATTATTTCCTTTATATTTAGTAAAATAATATTTTTGATCAAACACATAAGAAGATTCATCTTCTTGTGAAACATTATTGCCTCCAAACTCTTTAATATTAAGTAAACTATGTGGTATACCATAAATGTTTGCAAGCAAACGCACACATTCTTCAGTTCCTTTTGTTTTGTATAATATAGGAAGATTGTGTAAAATACGATTCCAAATTGTTTTTAACTTTTCATCGTCTGATACACTATTGCTACCAGTCAGATAGGTATTTGCAATTGTAGAACTATCAAATGAACTGATTGGCTTCCAACCAAATTGCTCAAGTAAAGTATTAGCAAATGAAGAAAGATATGAAGACGAAACATTTGTCAAAACAGAATCATCTGTTGGAAATTCTACATTATCAACATATTGTAATGTCGGAAATTTTTTGTAATATAAATAGATATTATCAAAATGATGTCCGATCATCGACAAAAAGATTAAATAATCTGAATTATCACTGTCAACTACAACATATTCAGGTGTGTTGTTAATTAAACTATCAGAATTATTTTTATCATATTCAATAGCCTCATTAATATATGTTTTCAACGCATCACCTGCAAGACTTGCAGACGGCAATGAATTTAAATAAACATCATAACCATCAAATCCATTATAAATTGTATCAATTTGACCCTGTGTAATATTATAATCCACCGAATACGAACTACTAATTGCTACTGACGCACTAACTGATGCACTGGCATACTGTGTTAGTTTGTTTTTCAATGTATTTATCTTCGACAATTTATTCAAAAACAAATTTATTCTCAATTCTGCTGATGAAAACAAAATAAATTCAGAAAAATCACTATAATTAATATTTAATTCAGTTAATTTTTTATAAAATTGTATTTGTGTTGTTTGAGTGGTGGATAGTTTTAAATCATTACTTGATTGATAATCAACCGGTTTTGATTTGTAATCATCAACTTTAACTTTAAAATTTGGTCCTGCAATTTTGAAACGTCGTTTTACAACAGGAGCATTTAAAATTAATTTTTGTATCATTGGCTGCAATGATATATTGCTAATCCAACAAAGATCTCGCAGACCGATTGACTTTGGCAAATAGTCTAATAACTTTACTATAATATTAATCGTTCCGTTTTCAACATATCCGTCATAATTTAAAATTGGTAAAAAATTATTATTACCAAAATTTAAAGTATTTTGTAAATAACTAAAATATTTGTTTTGATAATCAATATTAATCTGATTAATTACATTTTTTATGAAATTATCATAAAAAATATTAGTAATGAAATTGGTAATTAATGCTTGATTAACTACGTTGGTTCCAAAAAATGTATTTACTTTACGCAAACGGATTTCAGTTGCTTTATTAATAATATACTGAAATTTTGTTTGTAATTGTGCCGCCGATTCTACATTTTTATAATATGTATACAACCAATTTTTTAAATATCCAACAATACCATCAAATACATCATATATAATCTGATTATCATTGCCTTGAATTGGTTTTGTAAAACCAATGTATGTTTCATTTAAAAAATTAATTACATCCAAATCTGTGCGAAAACCAAAAGTAGTTTTCATGATTTGAAATGTTTGCTTGTTATTTTTTATTAATTCTTCTGATTGTGAATAAATTTGATATGAATCCAATTGTTGCACCAATACAGGAACGATATCACGAATTAAAAATTTTTTTGTAGCGAATGCTTGTATTTCTAAATTTATTAATACTTGTAATTCATCGTTCGGATCGATTTTAAAAGATGGTATTAGTTGTAATTCTTTTCTTGAAACTGAAATATTTTTTATGATCAACGGATAAGTTGCATCACCGATGTTACGCACACTATTATATGAAACAACATGATTTCCGTTTACAATATTACTAGAACTCAAATGTGCGAGAGTATCAAATAAAATATTACGATCATATGAAACTATATATCCACTATTATATTGTTTATAATTATAAGTTAACACATTTTGATCTACGTCTTTATATGTTTTGCTAATAACATTATAAACCGGATTTACAGGAACATTTTTCAATAGTTGCAAATTTCCGTCTATATCATATACCGAAAACTCAATAATATCTTGTTCAGATGTGCCGAAATATTTATCAATAACAGACCCTGATAAAACTGTGTCCAAATCTGATTGATCGTAAAACGATCCAGAATTTACACTGTCAATGTTAGTTGATATTGTTTTGTATGGAAATGCCATAAATTATTTTTTTAAATATGGAAAACTGTCAGAGAAATCATCTGCTGTTTTTCCTTCATTTAATTTGATACGTAAATTTATAATTACATCTTTAGATGCATCAATAACCGCACTGGCGCTATTTTGATTGTCAGCCGCAATAACAGCATTTAATTGGTTTCTTAAAGTTTCATTTTCTTGAATCAATTGATTTGTATTATTATCAATATTAACGACAGGTATTATAGTTGTGGGAATTGAAAATTCTTTTATTTCCACATCATATAACATCTTAATTTGTTCATTATTATATAAATAATTTTGAAATGCAAATTCAATATATCGTTCATTAACATCAATCGGGTCTATAGATAAATTAATATTGCCAACATCATCTAAATTATTATTAAATGTGCCATCAACCAAAAATTGAGTTATTTCTTTGTCAAATGATTTCATCTAGTTACTTTAAATATATATCCATTATCAAATATTTGCTCTTCATTATTTGTAACAACTTTAACTAAAATTCTATAGAATCTTTCCTGTGCAAACGAAGTTGTGTCCAATATAAAATAATGCATGTTACCATCACAACTTAATTTTGTAGCATCATCAAAATCAACAATAGTTTGTTCACTTTCATTATCTTTTATACAATAATATGAACTTGTAGGCAATAAACTTGATGTTAAAAATTGATTCATTTGATAACCTTTAACAAAATTTTTCAATGGATTTTTTGGACGAGCATATACATCTACTCTAGGAATTGCGCCAAATTTATAATTTTTACTCAAGTTACGAAGCACCACAGTAAACGGATTACTTTCAGTTACAGCAGATAAACTACCTGTAACATAACTACTATCGTCCCATTGTACGTCCAAATACGGTGTATAAATAGTGTTAGTGTCTCTACTAAAGAATTTAAAAGTACCCTTTGTTGTTTCTGCCTGCGATAATTCCAATGACGTTAATACTATCAATCCTTCATTTGGAACACATCCACAAATCCATGATTTAGCAATAGTTGATACATCGATGCCAAGATTACTCTTTTCATAATTAAAATTTTGACGAGCAATCAAACTATTGCTCGCAGAAATTGTACTACAATATCCACTAGAAGCCGATGAATAAGAAGCAGGAACATTATAATACCACGTTCCTCCACCTTTATTAAAAGATTCAGATGCGTATGACGCTGTATTTAAATAATCTACAAATTTATATGTTGAACTTGAAACGACTGGATACCAATAACTACCAGAATCTCCCGAAAAATCTCTATAATACCAACTTGCGCCGAGCGTAGAACCCCCTGTTTCATAATATCCATCTCCCATTTCCCAACTTTGGCTTACTGGATATGCATACATTGAATAAGACAATGGAATTTCCGATGCTTCTACAATTTCCATTTTTAATGTAAATTTTAAAGATCCAGTCTTTGCTATCGTACCATCAGCAATTGATTTAGAAATTGAGGAAACATCAAATTTTAATAATGCTCTACTCAATGATGGTATATTTTCAAACGTTGTCGTAGGACTATAAAAACTGCCAGTGCCCAGTGCAACTCCTTGGATTAAACCAACAAAACTATTTACAGATCCGCTTGCATTGCAGATAATACCGTACCAATTACCACTTAAACTACCACTTAAACTACCACTCAAATGACCTGTTTGATTAGATACACTAGAAGTCGTAGTGATTCCATTAATACTACCCGTTATTTTTCCAGTAAATAATAACGTTCCTTGTACGTCCGCACTTGACGAAATGACGAGTGATGAATTGCTATCTGATCCACTAAGATAGCCGCTCACCTGACCATTAAATAAATATAAACTTGACTCGGACGCGTAACTTTGCGAAATACTTGCGGTTTGATAAACTGTGACGGTACGATATAATTGTGTATTTGCTTTTACTTCTAAAATTTCATCTAATCCCAAGTTTTTACTCAGGTAATTAGTTTCGTTAGTAATATATGTATCTTTAGATGGATAAATAAAATGGTGCATATTATATTACGGCTCCTTTAACATCATTATCTGGATATTTTAGTTCAAAAACAGATGGATCTAGTGATGGGTAAACAATTTTATTCAATGTTGCTTGGTCCAAGTTATATTCATGCGGTGAGTAATCACCGTCATTCATTGTTAAATTTTTAAACTTGATTTCTACCACAGATTGAACACCTTCTACTTTTGCAATCTCAAGTTCCAATTGACTAATATTAATTGGTTGATTAAAAGTCCATTTATCAATAACAAAAAAATCTTTTACTTTTTGAATACATATATTCAAAACATCACGCTTATTATAGTTGTTAAATACAGATATTTTAAAGTCTACACCAAAATTAATAATATATCCATCGATAATGTTGATACCATCTGTTAAAAGTTTATATTTTTCTAAATATTTACGTAAATTGTATAATAGTGCTTCATTAATGCTAGTCAAATTTTTATTTGAATTGTAACTTAACACATACAAATTGATGCTAAACGGATTGGAAATATCGTAGTTTACTTTACGAAAATAATTGGATACAGCATCATTCAATAATGTAACTTGATCTATATTATCACTAAACCCATTTACATATTTATTGATATTTACATTTAAATTTGAATTAGAAACAACGTAAGCTTTTGCAATTGTTCCAAATCTAGGCGGAAGATTATAAATTCTAGAAGTATAATCGTCTGTTGTGACTGCTCTGTTCTGTGAAGCAAAATACGCAAGTGCATTTTGACGAATTTCGTCTACACTTTCGGAATCTGCGCCGCCAGTCGCAGGCACTGGATTAGTTACACGCAGAGAATTTTTAACAGTTTGCATTAATGCCAATTGTGAAGGTGTCAATCCACTTGTATCCGTGGCAAATTCCACTGAGACAATTGTTTTAATGTCATCCGAGGCACAATTACTCAATACACCGCCACCTACAATATATTTGATAGTGAGTGTAGTATTTGCAGGTGCTTGACCCATACTGTTTGTGTTTAACAATTTACTACTGTCATACGAAATATTTAAATTAGTAATGTTTTGTAGTCCAATGCCGACCAATTCTTGAGACGGATAAATGATTTCGTCAGACAAACTCTCAGTTCCGGGACCAAATTGTAAATATGTTACATTATTTGCATTTGTATTGACTGTAAATTTACGTGAAGTTATAAATGATTTCAGTAATTTTGGCACTTCGCTATTATATTGAAATAATACTCCATCGTTTACACTCGTATTTTCTTCTTCTGAAAAAATTAAATCTTGAGCCAAATAATCTACTTGATACCATCTATTATTGTCACTGTCTCTTACCTCCAATACATCAATGACATTATTTTCATTTAGCGGAATATTTAAAAACGCTTGTGCATTATTTAAATTAAAACTTGCTACAACAATTCTACCTGCAATTGCACGTATTGATTTTTTTAATAAAAAGAATTGTGGTACTCCATAATCATCGCGAGAATATACAGTTGATTCTCTTGGTGAATTTTTTGTGTCCACGGCAAAATTTACTGGATCCGTAGTTAAGTAATTTACTCCCGCGCTATTAACTAGTTGCATATATTCGCGCAAAGATAATGCATATGTATTGTCAGGTACATATTCTCCTGCGCTATTTTTGATTGATGGAACCAGTTGATAGATATCAATTGTAGTAACTGCGGCTTTGGTTGGTTTGGTTTTATAACCAAGATAATTTGCCAACGCAATAACATTTTTGCGCTCGCCGGCATAATTTAACAAACTTTCTTTTAATTGATAATCACCATAGTAGGAAAGAACATCTCCAACATATGCAGCTTGTTCAATAAACATTGTTCCCGGCGAAGCAGTATTAAAGTCCTTGTATGTATTTGGAAAATATGTCTGTGCATATTGAATTAATGCATCTCGAAAAGAATTGAAATCTTTATTAATATACTTCAAATCTTTTTTTCCGGTATTAAATTGTTTTTGAATGATGTCAGCCATACATTATAAATTATTAGACGTAAATTCCATAGACACAGAATCTGTTTGTTGATTAACACTAAATATAATTTTTAGATATACTTTATAAGTATCAGTGAGCATGTTTTTTTCACTATTCGATATATTTAAATTTATATTTTCTACTGTTACACCCGGTATCCACATATTTATTTTGTTTTCAATAATACGTTTTATTAAATCGGGGGTATTTTGCAAATTTTGCTCAAACAATGCTTCTTGTAATCCAGAAGAAAATTGAGGTTGCATTCTTCGTTCACCACTATTGGTACGTAAAAGATTAATAATGTTACTTTTGATCTGTGTCATTGTATCATATGACTGATCAAAATATCCATTATTTCCTCTAGTTAAAGGTAATACTAGTCCAACAGGTTTCATAATTAATCAATTGTACTAAAGTCATTTGGTACGCCGCCCTCAATACTTAGTCCGCCAATGCTGCCTCCACCAAACGGTCCTTGTTTTTTCTTTACATCGACTGCTTTCATCAATTTACGATAATCTTTAAATACGCCAAGTTCAGCTTGCGCTTTAGTTGTCTCATTTAAAACTGGAGATACGGGTGCCTGAATATTCAATGGTTGTGTACCTTGTTTAAAGTTTATTTGTTGCATTTGACTACCAAATGAAACGTCTTGTGGAACACCATCTTCTGTTTCATTCAACACTTGGTTTAATAATGGATTGTTAGTAAATTTCTTTGGTTGTTTTGGTTTCGGTGCCGCTGGAATTGGACTTCCCGCCATCTCATTTTTTAAGCTTTCAAAAAAATCTTCGTTATTGGTTTCAATCAATTTTGGTTTGACAGACTTACCAGATAATGCTTCAGCAACAATCTGAGGCACCAACACAGGTAATGATTTTTTAATTTCTTCTTGCACAATTGCTCGTACTAATTGTTTGAATTGTTCTGCTTTCATAAGATTATATAATAACTATCGTGAATACAATGGTTTTATTTATTTAATTTTCTACTATTTTTACCGAAAAATCCTCCCGGCACACCATTTCCATTACGTGTATTAATAGAAACTGGCTCGACTTTACTATCTGTATTTACTGGCTTTACTCCATTTGCACCCGGTGCATATCCACCACCAGTAACAAATACTCTTCTACTTAACAATGGTTCCAACCGAGATTGCAATGCCTCCAATTGGACAATTTGAACTGGTTTTTGTGTTTGATTTGGTTCAGCACCTCCAGCATCTGGATGGCTATGATTATACCAATGAGTATGCGCTTTTAACCATTCACACAAATCGTACAACCAATCAAGTGTTGTTTGTCCCAATAATACAGGTTCATTGGTTTGATCATACTGCCCTAAATAAATCGCAGGACTATTGATGACAGTTTTTTTGTTGGTAGTAATAACAATTTGATCATGTGCATCTAATGTGTATTCGCTATCTGTAACAATACCATATCGTTTTTTACTGTAATGAAAAGTTTCTTCAAATCTACTACTAAAAATTAGTCGATCTGTTTGTATAACAATTTGATCCCCTGTGTATTTTGGTTTTGTAAATTCGGTGGCATCCTTTGGAGAAAACAATGGCTGTTCTTCATTTATTTCTTTACAAAATATTGTTTTATACACTGTGGTTTTCCATCCACTTTCTGTTAATCCCGACGTAATATGTATACTACTACCATCGTTATTAATGTCTTCTTCTATAATACCACCGGCATTTTTTTCCAAATTTGTTATTTTTGGAATAGGATTTAACAACGGATGTAGTGGTCTATCTCGTTTTTCATCACCAAGTGGGCGTTGACGATTTCTAATCAATATCATTGGATTGCCCGTATTTTTATAATCTGGATATCTTGGATCGCCTATATCATTTTTTCGTAAAGCATCATATGATGAAAAACGAATAGATTGCCCATGACGACTTTCAATCGTAAGATCACCTTCAAATTTACGCACGGCACGTATTTTATTATTTGCATTAAAATAAGCACCCATTCTTCCACTATTATTTGCGTTTTTTACAGAAATCGGCCCTGTATATGATATTGGTCCCTCAATTGGAATGCTTTTGTTAATATTTTGAAAATCATCTTGTCGATTGCCAGAAGTATTACCTTCTGTTTTTTCAACATTAAAATTAACATTATTATTAACAAATCCATTAATATTCAACTTACGAAAATAATACCACTCATTTCTATATTTTGCTACCGTTACAATTTCATTTAACAATGGATACTCAATCAACCCAGTCGAATGTGCTGGTTTTGCCCAAGATAATGATTCTTTAGGTAAATTGATTTGTGAATGTAGTAATCTAAAACAAACACGACCAATATAGCTATAATTTTTATCTTTTGGATTAGCCGGTTCGTCTTTATAATTATCGGGCCATTGATTTACAATAAGATTTTTAATTTCTGGATGTGTTTCATCATAAATTACATCAAGTACAACAGCTTCTTCGAATTCATAAAATTCTGAAAGTTGTGCAAACGAATCGTTTGTGCGAAATCCAGCCTCATGAATTCTAGAACTATTACCAATATCACGTTTTATGTTCCAATATGACATATTATTTGTCCTTATTTGGTAAAGGTTTAGTAACTTCCTTTGCAATTGTATTCGCTTCCTCCATCAATTGTTTGCGTTCTTCTTCACTTAATCCGAACGCACCCTCACCTTCTTTTCCAGCACTATTAGAAGCCAATCTTTGAACAATTGCAGCCAATTTTACCAACTGTTCGTCATTTTTAACAGTGACATCAAGATACTCTTTTATCAATGGAATAATAATAATAGCATCATTTGGCGTTTTGACCATGATACGAAGATCATCAATTAGTTTCTGAATAGTATCATTACGATCTTCGCTGTTCACCACAATATCCTTCAACAAAGAAGAAAATTTCTTTCCTTTATAAATTTCAAATTCAAAGTCCATAATTAATAAATATTACATTTTATAAGTATTAGTTTGTAAAATACCATTATTTATGTAAGATTTGGTAATATTGGTTTGATACTGCTTCATCTTATTAATTACTTTGGTAATTTGTTGGGTTTTACATGAGCTAATTTCTCTAATGTAAAGATATAACGCTTTCTTATTAAAAGCATCAATTCGATCACTGTTTCGAAACAATTCAATAACAGCATTCGCAATATTTAAATCTTTTTGTTTGGTAAAAATTTTACCAACATGCTTTTCCCAATAATCAATCATCATTTTCATAAATTCTGACATTTCAGTGTTCTTATAATATGAATCTTCAACTTGTAGACATACTGTGGTTTCGCTTGGTGTGTCGCTAATGTCTACATTTTGTTTGAAACGTTTATAATTATTATTATTATGAAAAATTAAATAGTGCTTCGCAACAATACTAAAATAACCAAATGCCTTGCCTTTGTCTTGTTGATACTTGTTTAAGTTGGCAACCAAGTGTGCAACCGTTTCTTTCTGAATTTCTAATGGAGATGTTTCAAAATAAGTAAACTTAAATGTATTAAATATATTTTCTACCAATTTTTCAAAACTATATTTAATACGCTCGTTGTAAATAGTATTTCGTTTATCAATATCCTCTTCTTGATTGTATTCAATAACTGCGTTTTCTGTATCTTGTGTAAAATACATGATCGGCGGCTTTTTTGCTTTCTTTTCTTTTACTTGCAATTCTTCTGCCTCTAAAATGATTTCAGGAACCTCAATTTTAATATTGGGTTCTTTGTTAATTTTCATTTTAGACTTATTTGTCTTTTTTATTGTTTTTCTAGGCGCTGTCTTGATTTTAGAAACTTTGCCTATTTTTTTGACTTTATTTTTTGGTGCTAGTTTTGACTTTTTTTTATTATTACGCTTCTTTATGGTTTTTATCATAATTGAGATTTTAATTTTTCTATCAGCTTAACAATGTTTGAAAAAACAAAGCCAACATCATCGTCTTTTTCAAACATCTGCTTGTCATCAATCAATTTTAACTTATTGTAAGTAATATTGATTGCATTTTCAATATCAGAAATCCATTGTTCATACTGTTCATTTTTATCAATGCTACGATTCAACATGGCACCAAAATAAACGTTTACTCCAATAGATGTTAGTAATAATACACCTAATATAACAATTGTCAATATCATATATTTATTTTATTTTACTCTTCTTCGTCATCATCTTCCGATGATTGTTCACAAAAATCAGAGAGATAATCAATAGCTTCTTCTACCATTGACCAATCTTCTAATTTATATGCCTGTTTTAGTAATTTTTTTACTTCTTGAATATCAGATTCTTCCATATATAGTTTATTCAACTGTTATCTATATATAACCAATTTTCTGAAAAGCAATAAAATATTTAAAAACTGAAAGGATATGGCTTTGAACTTGGTTGGGGAGGTGCAACGACCGGTGTAGGTGTAACCGTCAGTTCTTCTGATTTAATAGTACTAGATTCCGGTATAATATTTGATGCATCAGATTCTGTCTTCGGCACAGTACTATCAGGTACTACCTCATCGGGTTTATTTGGATCAACAATTAATTTTTCTTTAGATTTACTATCGGTAGACTCATTTGAAATTGCAGTATTATAAGCCAATAACAAGCATACTGCCAATGGATCAAATACAGAAATTAATGCTACAATAAACCACTTTACTACTTTATTTATATTGACGCCCAATTCATCCGCAACGAATTTAAAAGTTTGCACATCTTTTTTAGATCCACTTTCTAATTTTAGATTTGTGATTTGTTGGTCTAATTGCTGCAATTCATCAGTTGATTTTTGAATTTTTCCAGTTTCGGTTTCCAAATCTCGGTCACTCTGTTCGATAAGTTCTTGTGTTTGTTGTTGAACTTGTCTTAATTGAATAGGATTTCTCGCAATTAAAGTGTTTGTCATACTTTGTGACAAACGCAATTCTTGACTATTACGTAGCTGAGTAACATTTAAAATTCTATTTTTTGAAGTGGAAATTTTTTCTCTAATTAATATTTTTTGTTCTTCAATTAATTGAATTTTTTGTTCAATTAACTGAGTTTCAAGACTGGATTGTTGATATGCACTACTAAGATATCCAAAAATTCCTAACGAAGTAATAATCATCAATACAATAACAGATGTTGTTAAATATAATTTTAAAAATGTTTTTGTTTTATTCCAATAGCGATATAAAAAACTAGTCGCGACCAATTTACCAAGTTCCAAAGAACTTGCCATAATCATCGCAGCAATTGCAGATCCACTAAACAACATTCCAATACCAACAATACTAAAAAATGCCGCACATGATGCGATAAATAAAGAACTGAATCCTAATAAACGCTCAAAATTGATAAATTTCATAAATAATATATATTAAAAATACAAAATTTATTATTAAATTTATTCTATAGGATTTGGAGGTAACTGATTATCTAATGTATACTCGCTAATGTATTTATCGGCAAATCGAAGACCTGCATATGCTTCATAATCTGCTACTGTTCTTATATTACCAAATACATTTGTAATTTTATCAGATGTATTCTCCATTCCAAATAAAATTCTATGTTTCTTGGTTGATTTAGCATCATGTTCCCACCAAGATTGATTTATATTATTTCCACTTTTGACATTATCATCCCAGTGAGTAGGACGATATGTTCTTTTGTATTGATGCCATGCAATTAATTTATGCGGATGATATAGATCATATCCATGTGTAAATCCACGAACAGCAATATTTGTTTCTTCGCCATAAAAATAGTAATCGGGATCATGTGGAACTAATTTGCAAAAGTTACCATCTGTAAATGCAAAATGAGCACTGTAAAATCGCGCAGGTATAGGTGCTGTTAATTTATCTATATTCAAAATCGGTTCGGGCACAAAAAATAATGGACCCTCATCCATAAATTTGTCTAACCGCATCTGCCATACTTCATGTAAATATTCTTCAGTCAACGCATCATAGTTTGGAAGATATGTGGTTAATAAAGGGAGATCACTTCCCATATTTTTACATTGTTGATACATTTGTAACAACAAACTATCCCATCCTTTTACGAATCTATGATGACTATCCAAATGAAGTGTATATTCTTCATTATTATATTTTTGTTGAATTAAATTACGTGCCCAACAAACTCCTTTACTATCAACATAAGGAATATCAATATATTCTATTAAATGTTTTATAGGGTCAATAGATTCTAAATCATCATGCTGCCATGCCACGACAATACGTAATTGAGTTGGATCATCAGCTTTTTCAACCAAATCCAAAACAGTAGGTATTAATTCGGGATCTCTATAACTCGCTATTTGAACAAAAATCATGGATATAACGACGACGGATACGCAACAACGGCAGATACATCGCCCGGCAAAGATTCTATTGTAACATCATAAATAACACTGTTAACAGTTACATTGACAACTGTTGCAGCAACAGTTGCATTTGAAACATATGAATTAACAACAGATATCATAGCTGTTTTTGCATCGGCAGAAAGCGATGTGCTTGCGTTAATTTGAGAATTTAAATTTGATTTTACAGTTGCTGCATTCCATGAAAAACTGTAATATGAAAAAATTCCAGAACCTGCTCCACCTCCACCTCCACCGCTTGAAGCAGTTATAGCATTCCAATATGCAAAACCAATCATATATTAATACATGTTTTGCACAGCAGTTGCATATATCACTGTGTTGTTTGGTGCTGTAGATCCACTTGGTCCCAATGTAGATGTGTTCACGGCAATAAATGTGAAAAAATCTGCTCTGTTTAAAGTACCGGTTGTAATTGCTGGTTGAACACCATTTCTCCACACAATAGGACAGTCATAATATATACTACCACTATAAAGTGCTCCTTTAAACATTAAACTTGCGGTTGGAGTAGTTGCTGCTTGATTAACAACTACATTTAATTGTTGACCACGACTCATTGTTATAGATGCAGTTCCGTGGTTATTCAATTGAAGAAATCTAGTTGCTGCACTGGAAGCATCCAAGTATAGAGTTTCTTGAGCAGTTGCAATTCCATCGTAGTCTGCGCTTTTTAACGTAACTCCACCATTAACTATCAACTCATTTCCAATATAAGTTTTTCCACTGCTACTTACACAAAAAGTTGTGTCAAGGCTACTGCTGCCATAACGAACTTCAATAGCTTTTTGTATATGATATGTTTGAGGATTGCTTACACTACTACCACTGTATACGTTAATTAAGAAACGAGTGTCTGTGTTTGCCGTTCCTGAATCTACACCTACATTAAATGTACCATCACGGGATATTGACTGTGCTCCTACCAAAGGCCACATATATATTCCATTACCAGCAATACGCATTGCACGAATTGTACCATTACCATCTGGATCATTACCTTGTTTACTTATTAATTGATTTGATCCACTGTATGTTATCAAATCAAGCATGCCTCTTGCGCCTCCTGTATTTTCAGTTCCGCATGCCAATGCCCATGCGTCTGATGCACTATACATGCTTTGCATACTATATCCACAGTTGAATGTACCACGGGCATTAAAAAATGCCTGTCCGTTTTCAATTGCAATATTTTTATAACTTGAAACGTATCCTAATGATGCTGTGTAATATATACTTGAATCGCCTAACACCGTCGTACCGGTCCATATAGGTAAATAATTTACAGTTCCGTTACCGGCTATAATTCCCGCACTACCAGATAAATAACTAGCAGTTAACGCATAACTGGCACTAATAGTATTTCTAGAATAACTTGACGTAATTGCATAACTTGAGCTAATAGAATTATTTGCCCAACTTGAAGTGCCAATTAAAGATCCTGAAAAACTACCAGTAGACAATAGTGTTTGCAATTGTCCGAGTGTAGCACGATATGTTAGTAAACTACTACTTCTGTCAATTGGAAAAAAATCTTCCGTTTTTAACAGCGCCGGAAATGTATTTAATTCGCTTATTTTAATAGTTGACATAGATTATTTCCAAGTTCTAATTTTAATTTTCCATTTTGTAGGATCTAAATTGACGCGACCGCCAGTTTTTGCATGCGCATATACTCCACCGATCCAATTAGCCCATGATATACCAACTTGAGTTGAATTTGTCCAAACAGTTGTAATTGGACGTTCATCATCGGCTCCTCCTGAATCATCATGTAATTGTTCAACACTAATTTCATCATTTACCGCATATCCTTGATCAATTACTTGACATATTAAAGTCACACGCACAAGTGAAGGAGTTGCTGCAAATCCATGGTTTACCGCATAATAAATATTAACATATGAGTTTAATGTTGACGGACTTGTTGCTGAATAATAAATACTTGAGTCCAATCCGGCAAATCCACTTCCACCAATAGTTCCTGCTGCGCTCGCTGCATATGAAGATGTTGTAGAATAACTAGAACTTAATGAATAACTTGATGATATGCTTGACGATGCTCTGCTAGAAGAAACTGCAAAACTAGATGTACCTACAAATCCTACAGCATTTGTCACACTTGATGTAAATGTTGTTGCAGATACACCACCGACAACAGTCAATAAATTATTATTGGTAGTATCCCATGATAAATTATTAGTGCCAGCAAATGTTCCTGCGGGTGAGCGATATTGAATATTTCCTGTTGCTCCACCTGCGGTTGTTGTTGTAGCAGCAGAAATAACAACTACATTAGGATCAAGAGAATCATTGGCAATTGTTATATTTGAGCCTTGTCCTATTTTTTTAAATCTCAAATCTACGCCTACTTTGTCGGAAACTAATCCATAGCCGTATGAGCCAGTGTTCGATGCAGTATTTACTTCACCTGTATTTGGTGAATATGAAGCAGTCAGTGCATTTGTTGCCCAGCTACTCGTACCACTCAAAGAACCTATAAAACTACCAGTAAAACTACCTGTATATGCTCCTCCAATACTAGTAACATATTGACTCAATTCAAGTGCTGTGATTTTTTTAGTTTCTTGATTTGCAACATCTGTAATAAACAACAAATCTGTGCCGCTGGATGCTGATAATTCAGCGGCACTATAACTAGTCAAATCGGTAATCTTTTTACTGGACATATACTTTTAATATATATAAGTATATTTAATCACAAGTTTTTTATTTTTTTAATAATATATTTTACCAATCCACTACGAACAATATCTTCTTCAGTAAATTTAAATGTAAATATACCATTTTCTCTACTTTCCGCATCATCGAAAACATTTACAATTTTGGTAAACCCGCTTTTATTTCCGATATCAGTTTGTTCTGGATCACCGATAATAAAAACTTTACTAAATTCACCAGTACGTGTAATAAGTGTGATTATTTCTTTCTGAGTCATGTTTTGAGCTTCGTCTGCAATAATACATTTGGCATTCCAATTCAAACCACGTAAAAATCCAATTGGAACACTTGAAACACGACCATCTTTCTCCAACAAATCAACTTCTGATTTTGGTAATAATTCGTTTAATTTTTCCAAAAGAGGTTGCAAATATGGTGCCATCTTTTCATTGGCTTCTCCGGGTAAAAATCCAATTTTACTATCCGAACTTTCTACAGCACTTCGTAAATATAGCAAGTCACTTACTTTTTTTAAATTCATCAATTGCAACGCAGCCATTATACTTACATAAGTTTTCGACGTTCCCGCTGGTCCACTAACAAAAATCATTTTCGTATTTTTATCCATTGCAAGTTCCAAAAACGCTTTTTGTTTTTCAGTTAACTCACGCTGTGTTATATTTAATTCGTTTTTAATTTTTGACTTTTGTGGAACAAGTGGACTTGTATCCGGTTTAGATTTATTTTTTTTCATGCGAGTTTAATTTATACAAAACAGTATTTAATTTTTCTTCAATTTTTTTTACTCTTGCACATAATTCATATTTTTCAGTCGAAATATAGTAATTATATACATTTTCTAAATTCTGTTTGAAAGTTTCATGTGACAATGTGATGACAAAATCAGATCGTTTAAACTTAAATACCTCCACGATTTCTAATTTTTTATCAATGGCATATTCTATGGAAGACACTACCTGCTCTGTCATTATTGTTTTATTTTTTTCTATAAATGTATCCATCTCCGAAAAGTCCGAAGGTAACAAATATGGTTTATATGTAACAGTTAATGATTTTTTTGCCATACATCAATAAGTATCTGATAACCATTTACAAAAACAAAAAAACGTCATCAAATATTATTTTGATGACGTTCATATTTATGTATTTATGTATACTTACTTCTTCTTTTTATAAGAAGACTTCTTTTTGGAACTAACTTCTGGCTGTTTATTTGTGTTTGTTGTATCGACAACATTCTGTAGCTGACGCTCTCTGCGTTGCGCGGTGTATCTCCAACTTAGTTTTGTACGGCGGCTTGCATATTCAAATGCAAGCCCTGTTGCCAACAAATTAATTACTTCCGCTTCAGTTTCAGCGTTGGCAATTTTTTCTCTCAATCCAATTGGTGTACTCATAATTAATAGATGCGATGTTTCTTATCGTTGTATTCTTCTACTGTTATTTTTGTTCCATCCGGCCATGTGGCGATGATCTTTTTCCAATGATCAACTTCTTCAGTTGCATCACTAACATTATCATATTCGCGTTCACTAACACGAATACCACTGCGAGTTACAACAAACTTCTTGTGTGAAGCTGTTCCATTGTCTTGCTTACTTGTTTTAGTAGCCATAATATACTATCCTTTTTTTAATTCATACTATTTGTTTGGTTTTATTAAAATGATATGCGATAACCAGTCAACATACCAAAATTATTCGTCAATATTTTTTACTCTGTATTTGTCTTTCTTTGTGGGATGTAGTGCCACAGAATCATAATAAAAATATTGTGTCTGTTCAAAAGTTGCATTATAGACTTTTATTCCGCCAACAGGAAAATGTGGTTTACCTGCATCAATATATTCCATGAAATATATTTTATAAAACAATGGATATTTGGCAACAACTACACGGCTTCCAATGTCAGTGTCTTTTGTAATGCGTCTTTCAATAGGAATATGATTATAGATTTCAAATTCAATACTTGAATGCCGAAAGGTTTTTGAAACAACTTTTAAATCTGAAATAGATTCGTCTGATTCCGCTTCGTCTATCTTTTTTGATTTCGCATCCGATTTAACAGTCTGTTTAATCTCTTTTTTCGGCTTTATTGGTGTTTCTACTTTTTTAGATTCTACTTTTTTAGGAGTAGAAGGGGCGACTTTTTTTACATCATTACCCTTTAACTTTTTAGTAATAATGTCTTTAAAGTCGCCCTTTTTCTTTGGTCGAGCCATAAGTGTTACTTCAACACTAACAATTTGGTGCCCTTAATCAACTTACGATTGGTGCTAGTGCTTTGAACGAAAATATCAAATGCACTATGAGAAGCAGGATTAACTTTTACTTCCTGATTAGGTAATGCCAACATTGCTCGGGCATTTACACCACTGTATACTTTGCCGTTCATTTTGTCTTGAATGCAAACTTGCTTATAGCTTTGAATCTTCTCAGGTTTGGTTAGCTGATAATATGAAGAACCATTTACATATGCCGATTTAGTCCAGCTTTCAACAAATGGTTTGATTACGCTGTCCGATTGAATTGGAAGCAATAAATAATCGGTAGCAGGCAACTGTGTAAGATTAGTTGCAACCGCTGCGGTTGTCAACTTCGTTACATCCAAATCAAATAGATTTTTAGTGCTACGAATTCCTTTGGCGCGAGCAGCCATGAAATTATCAGTTGCTGCTTTGATAGTTTCACCTGCTTTTTCAACACCGCCAACAGTCGCATTCCATACTTGGATGTTATTTGTTGGAAATCCAAATTTCTTGGCTTCATGAACACCTGTTTGATTTGGAACCAACACGGCAACAGTCCAATTATCAGGTAGGGTTTTGAGTTTTGTAGCCAAATGTTCAGGCGTGTTTCGGCTATTGTTTTCTTCTCCGTCTGTCAGAACATAAGACAAAAACGCATGGTCGCCATACTTTTGTGGAGTCAATGCAAGATCATCCAATGCAGTTACGGTTCCATCAATTAATGATGTATTTCCACCAGTGCGATAGTAATCTTTTAATGATGGCAGACGTAGTACGTCTTTATCGTAAATTAAACAGCTAACACTGCTATTAAAAAGATAAACAGTGACGCGAGTTTCTTGATCCAATTCCTTGCTACGTAGAGCAAGGTGCTTAATCTGCGCGTCGAAAACTTTTACAACTTCGTTTGAAAGATGGCCCATTGACCCTGAAGAATCTACGACGAACACAATGTGATTAATATAATTTTGTAAATTTTTATTCATAATTTTTTATTTGTTAATTTGTTAAGTATGTGCATACCTTTTACCGCATGCACACTAATATATAGTATCTCAAAACAGATTTCAACTTATTTTATCTGTGTTGTTTTAAATATTTTTCCAGAGGTTGTGTAATGTGCCCGGTATATGTTAGTGACAATATAATTGATTGATAGTGTGTTAGTTACATAATGTTCATATTCAATGTAATCATTTGTAATAACAACCACATTACCTGTTTTTTGTATTTCGTTTAATGCAGGTTCATAATTATATCTTAACATTTTACAACCGGTGTTTAATAATATAATTGCTCCAAAAAACATTAATTTTTTCATTATACAGCTACTTGTCCTTTAATTGCCGGATGTGGATCATAATCCAACAACTTGATGTCATCATATTTGAAATCAAATAATGATTTAATTTCAGGATTTAACCACAACTTAGGAAGTTGCTTTGGTTCTCTAGTCATTTGCAATTTAATTTGATCCAAATGATTAACATAAACATGTGAATCTCCATGCGAGTGTGTAAATTTTCCCGGCACCATATTCGTGACTTGGGCAATCATAGCGATCAACAAACTATATGATGCAATATTAAATGGAACACCGAGGAAAAAATCATTTGAACGTTGATAGAGCAAACAATTCAAACGACGGGTTGGAATATTATATTTTTCCACTAACTCCAAATCAGAACTTGGACGTATTCCATAACTATTTGTTAAATCCAAGTCTTTCTTACATTGTTCGTCAGTTAATAACTTTGTTCGTTCTTCCAAAGTCAATTCTTCTGTATGAAAGTGATACATAACATGACATGGAGGTAATGCACAGTGATCTACCCAATATGGGTGCCACGCAGAGACAATAATGCGTCGATCATCTGGATTAGTTTTAAGTTTAACAATTGCCTTTTGTAATTGGTCAACATGATCTACTTCCGCTACAATTTTATGTCCATATAATGATTGGGTTTCGCTGGATTCATCATAATATGGAAATGCTCTCCACATTCCTCCATAAGTTCCTTCACCGAGTTCACCCCATTGTTTGGCAAATTCTGAGTTGGTTTTAATGCGATCAATAAATTCTTCCTGCGTCAATTTACGACAACTTCTAGCTACGGCTTCTCCATCTTTTTCACGAATTCCATTTTCTTCATTGAAGATGACATTTTCTTTATGAGCATCTGCATACTTTTTATATGCCCATTCATTCCAAATACGAACATTGTTATCAACCAGATACTTGATGTTTGTATCTCCACTAATGAACCAAAGCAATTCATGCACAATAGCTGGCCAATGAACTTTCTTGGTGGTTAATATAGGAAATGCGTTGAGGTCAACATCATATTTGGCTTGAGCACCAAAAATACCAATAGTATCGATACCGGTTCGGTTCTTTTTGAGTCGTCCGTTGGTTAGAATGTCGTTTACAACTCTAAAATATTCTGTGTCTACTTTGTTCATATTATTTGTTCCATTTAAATAAATCTAAAAATAAATCCCAACTAGTCATCTCTCTTGGATATTTGTCTTTTTTCTTTTTAATTTGCTCTAATTGTTTAATTCTAGTAGGTGAAGGAAATTGACCCGTTCCTTCACACAAACTACATTTTTTTAATTCAAAATCTATTGCTTTATACGATCCTTTACCATCACATATTCTACACAAAATATCATTGTTTGAAATTCTGTGATTTTCCCAATCCTCATAACATTTAAATGAGTATGAATATACACTTGGAGTTCCACGCTTCAGCAATGTTTCACATTTATCACAATATCGATCATATTCTGCAATTGTTCCGCTAAAATCTCCATATGACGAACATAAACTCAACAAAAAATCGAATGATTGGATATTACATCGTCTACAAGCCATATGTGAACAACGATCACAGGTCTTAAAATAATGCCCTTGATCATCAATACAAACGGGTAATTTCTTACCATCGAATGTGTGAGTATTTTTGTTCATATCATTTCTTCATTTTACTTTTGCATTGGCATTCTTTCTTACCACACCCAAGACATAAATTGTTTCTATAACGATGATGTAATTTATCTATTGCGGGTGATTCATTAAGATGAATTGGTTGTCCATTTATATGCGGACCATCAAAATGAATATCATATCCTTTAGTTCGTGGTTTCCGCTTTTTAGCCATATTACTTATTATAATTCACAACTTTGTGTAGGTCAAATTCTTTTACAACGCCTCGTTTGTTATAAATATGTACCCAACAAAGACATTAACCGGTAAAATTTATTCATACAGTTTTCTTGCGAGTCTTAATAAGTTCCATAAAGGCGGCGGGTTTCTTAAGATCAGGATTACTGTGATCCTTCTCTGTTACTTCGTCAACTTCTTTTGTATTGCCGGATTCGATTTGTGTCTCAGCCATTACAGCTTTGATTGCCATTTTTGATTTGACTCGCAAGTATTTTACTATCTTCTAAAGGATCATGAAAAGTATATTCAGTATCTACTTTGATCATATCAATCTTTTTATTCAAATTATTCCAGCAGTTGAGTGGTTATTTCTATCGGCAAGTGCTATTTTATATGTTTCTTCTAATACAGAAACATTATATAATTCTTTTACTGTGGAAATTGTTTCCCAATCTACTAAGAATGTTTTATTTTTTCCATCACGATATTTGATGGTTACTTCCAAATCGTGTGGGTCTATTTCATCGTAATTGTTCATATATCTAATATATCCTTGGCAATATCTCGTATCATAGGATCAGGATCACTATCCGCTATCGTTTCGATTTTGTCAACAACATTTTGATGTTCGATAAAAAAACTTAATCCCGCCAATGCTCCTTCTCTCACAGTTGGATCTTCATGCCGAAGAATTCTAAATAAGGTTGGAATTGCGGCGGGATCACCTTCGATACCCAAGTCTTCCGCATGATATGTAAGTATATGCGGCTCCATATTTTCAATCTCTCTGTCGTAATTCATATGCGCTGATACTACGCCAGAGAGTCTATATGGTCAATTTTTTATATCAACTATACGTATTGTTATCAATTTTTGTATATGTCACAGATTTTGGTTCTTTAGTTACTCCTTGTTCCAAAAATCCAAAACTATAACTATATTTTCCAATATGTGCCAGTTTAATTCGGGTATCACAATACAATTTGATTCCAGCACTTCGTATTCTATGACAAAATGCAAAATCTTCACCGATATATTCGTCATTTAATAACAATGGATAAAAATAAGGATATACTTCGTATTGCCCACCCCAAATTTTTACTCTTGTCATCTTTTCATTTTTCACAATTGCCTCATATACACTACGATGTGTATACATAAACCCAGTGGCAGCATATTTTATTTCATATAATCCGCCGCTTTCACCAAGCAAAACTTTTTTGTCAAGAAATTCAGTGGTTAATGCTGGCCAACCTTTGACACTATACGGAGCACTAACAAATGGAAGGCCCAATTTAATTACCTTTTCAACATCATATGGCCAAAATGCTACATCCGCATCAATCCAAAACAAATGTTCGAAACCTTCGTCTAATGCATCCTGTGCCATGGCGCATCTACCTTGATCAATCGCACTAAATCCATATTTTCTACGAACTGTGTAACCAAATGATTCCAATTTTCTTAATGCTTCATCCACGGCTGGTTCGATACTATGTGCAACAGGAACCAAAATAACGACGGAATTTGGTTTAAATGATTGTGGCAAAATAGCATTAACTTTTGCTTTTTTAGACGAGCGTAACTTCTGAAATAATCCAACGATGTAATCTATAATCATAACAATAATAAGTATTATACTGTTTTTGAATACTTCAAAACTTTATGTTCTCCTTCAAATTCTCTTATAACTTCTTGCTTATCAAATAGATGCTCAAATGGTGACATATAAGTATCAGCATCAAATTCTCCATTTACATGTGTAACATAAAATTCTCTGATATATGGAAGAAATAATTCATATGTCTTGGCACCACCGATGACAATCAATTCTCCTTTGAGTTGAACGTCAAGATTGACAATACTCATTGCATTGCGATAGGTATGCGCCGAATTATAAATAACATTATAATCATCTACGTGTTTATATGGAGTTCTCGTCAGTACAATTAAATTGCGATTTTTTAGTTTTGGTAACGTTGAAAAAGTCGTGTGTCCAACAACCAAAATTTTATTAGTTGTAAACTCTTTAAACCATCTGAAATCATCTTTTATACTTGGCCAAGGCAATTGATTTTTTTTCCCAATTGCTCTATTTTTATCCATTGCAATAATTGCTTTCATATATCTTTAATCAAATTTTTGAAACTAGTAGTTGTTAATTTTGATGCTGTTGTGTTACTACATTTGTATTGTCACGATTTTCATTGAATATTATGTATTATATCTAAAACAAAAAAACCGTCAACATATAAATAATGTTGACGGTTTTAAATAAATTGGCGGATAGAACAGGATTCGAACCTGTGGTACGCTTTTAAACGTACAGAAGTTTAGCAAACTTCCGCTTTCGGCCACTCAGCCATCTATCCATTAGCTGTAAATTAATAGTTTGTTTTGACCTTGCAGCATTGACGCTTTTGACGCCCCATTCGGTTCGTGCTGCTACCATAGCACTGTTTCAGTCGTACCACTTTTCTTGATTTTCCTTGCATTCAAGCAATTACTTTTTAATATCAAGGCAACCGGCATGATCTTCAATCCGGCATTACCGTATCGGTATATCAATTTACAACTATAAATTGGAGGAAAGAGAGGGATTCGAACCCCCGGAGGCTTTTAGACCCCTACGGTTTTCAAGACCATCGCCTTAAACCACTCAGCCATCTTTCCAATATTTTAAAAGAACAATTATACGTCTTCTTCTGGTACAATTTTATCTGCTTTCAAACTCAAATCGCCACCCGCTTCTTCTACCACAGCTTTGATTTCACTTTCAAGCTCTTTGATTTTTTCTTTGTAACCAGCGGCTACATCCTTAAAATCTTTTTTGGTGAAGATTAATTTTTCCGTCAATTCGTAAACCTTTTTTTCTGCTTCTGCTTTTGTCATATGACAATACATAGTTGTTACATTGTCAATTCATTTGATTTTTTTACAGCAATTTCATATGACGAATTTATTAATTTATACAAATCATTTGGATACATTCCATCCACACCATTTGTTTTATTAAATATATGATATTGCTCTGCTTCAAGATGATGAAGTGAGCATAACGTTATACCATTTTCTATTACATAGCCTCCATTTGGCATTTCATGTCTATCTGTAATATGATGTGCATCAAGATTTTCAGTCGATCCACAAATTTTGCACCGATTCTTATCTCGCGCAAATACATTTTTTGAGAAATTCTTGCGCCATTCCTTATGTGCTTGTTTCTTGCTCATCTTTTTTAATTTGTTTATATATTGCATCTGCTTCTTCTAAATAAAGATCTTGTTCGCATCTGGCCCATTCTTCCGCCGACATTCCATTTCCATAATATCCATGAAATTCAGCATGCATTTTCCAACCTTCTGCATATTTTTTTGCCAAATTATATGCAATATTTGTAATAACTTTATTCATATTTTACTAAATTGGTGGACGTGGAGGAAGTTGAATCCTCGTCTTTAACATTTTACCCATACCAGACTACATGTTTATTCATTTTGAATTTATTCGTGGCAATTCTAATAAATGAAAAACAAAATTGCCCTTAAGATTGCTCAATGTTCAACAATACAACACAATCCGATTATATCGTTTACTCTGATAAATGGCGTTTACATCAGTATCAGATATTCTGATATAAACGGGCTACCAGTAAATTAGGCAGCAACAGCGACTTCATCATAGTTGAAGTCATATGCAATTACATTGTCTTCTGCATTTAGGTTTTTAATGGATTTTTTTAGGAAGCCAACCATCATCTTCCACATGCCTAGCATGACTAGTATATTAAATCGAAACCAGTACACGCCCGTAAAATTATATTTCTGTATTAATAGATTGTGCTTTTTCAGCATCAAAATTTTTTAATGCCTGATAAACTTCTTTCAGACACGAATACTCACTTTGATCCATACCCGGCATCACACTAACTCTTAAGTTAGAGTAATTTTTTTCTTTACAAATTTTGTTTAATTGGTGTTTATACCAGTCATTGCTTTTTTTCATATTATTGATTCCTCTAATACTTGGCCACAACTTTCTCGTAAAACAAGTGCGGCAAACTTATCAAACGCAGTAGGAGTATTGTTGATAATTACCAACTTGCATTGTGGATTACGATCCAACAACAAATTGCATGCTGGCATAACCTGTAAACTACTGCCAATTGCAATCAATAAATCACATTCAGCAATTGCTTTTTGTGCCGTCTCAAAAACAACATCATCCAACCATTCATCAAACAATACCGTGTTTGGTCGAATAGTTCCAAATGTACAAATTGGACACTTAGGAATTCCTTTGTCATTGAATAAACCAAGATATTGAGAAATATCAAATGTATATTTACATCCATTGGTACATCTAAAAGATTTACAAGTGCCATGTAATTCTAAAACTTTCTTAGAACCAGCTTTTACATGTAATCCATCAATATTTTGAGTAACAACAGCTTTTAATTTTCCTTGCTCTTCTAATTTTGCAAGAGCAAAATGCGCTCTATTTGGTTCCTTATCAACCAATTTTAACAACCGTTCCTTGTAAAATAACGATAACAATGCTGGATCTTTTCTAAGAGTACGACGAGAAAGAATATCTTCAGGTTCCATTCCTTCAAATGGTCCGCTTGTATACAGCCCACCAACACTACGAAAATCAGGAATTCCACTTTCGGTGCTAATTCCCGCCCCCGTAAATGCAACGATATTTGTTGCATTATCAATATAACTTTTTAATGTATTCATAAAATTGGCAGGGGATGAAGGAATCGAACCTTCACTAAGAGATCCAAAGTCTCCTGCACTACCATTATGCAAATCCCCAGTTAAAATTAACCTAACACAAACCGTGCTATTATACGCTAAAAAGCAATGCGGCACATGCGCCCAAACCCTTATGAAATACTTCTTTCGGGTGTTTGTGTTGAAATTGACACTCGCCGTAGCCGATGTTCTGTTCTATTCCTACATTTATCTCAATATTTCTATTGGCAATCTGTTAAAGATTGCTGCTCCAACCTTGTCCTGATAACGTGCAGCACTACACTCGGACACTTTAGGATTACTGCTAATTTGTGGTATTAACGTGCGGTATGTCGTCGTATAACGCTTGAGCGCATCAAACGAAAGCACTCCCAATCATCTGCTGTGCAGCATCGAACTTCCTCTAAGATATAATCTCAGCGTAGGATCGCTTGTGTCAAAATTGGCTGCTCTTGATGGAATTGAACCACCATTCTCTCGTTCAAAGCGAGTAGTAATAGCCATTATACTAAAGAGCAATATTAAAATGGTGCCAGAATTTGGATTTGAACCACGACAAAAAGATTCAAAGTCTTTTGTGCTAAACCGTTACACCATCGGGCAATTAAAAAATCAGTCGTATTCCGCTTCTTCATATCCATTTTCTTTTAGATATTTTTCTATCTTTTTACATAAAGCTTTACTAAGCTTTTTTTGAAAATCTAATGATATAAATTCCGAATCATATGTTGCTTGAAATTTTTTCATGAAAACACGCGGCAACTGTTCTGGAAACTCAAACGATGAATCACTCCAATCATGATGATAAATAACATTTTTATTTTCATCAAGAACAACTAAAATTTCTCCAGCTATATTTATAGCATCGTGATCGCACGTATTATTTAAATAATAAAATTTTTTCATAAAAATTTGGTGCCAGCGATTGGATTTGAACCAATGATTCCATTGTTTGGATTGCTGTTAATACCTTTATGATCTAGATATATTTCACTGGCATTATAAATTGGAGCGCGGAATGGGACTTGAACCCACAACAATTTGCTTGGAAGGCAAATACTCTGCCATTGAGCTACCCGCGCATTTTAAATTTGGAGCGTCATGTCGGAATCGAATCGACTTGTTCAACTTGGAAGGATGATGCCTAATCCAATCGGCCAATGACGCATAAATAGGTGAGACAAAAAATCATTTGTCTGCTGGATTAGCTCCCCAGCTTATATTAGTTTTACAACTAATCATAGCTAATAGTGTTTTATTTTCACCTTTAAAGTGGCGGATGATGTCCGTACTGCCCGGACCTTCGACATTCATATAGAAGCGAATTTAGTTTTCAAGACTAACGAGGCCAGCTTATATCCCCCTATCATCCATGTCAATTAAAATCGTTACAAAAGCTCACTAGTGGAATTAATGTCATCGCCAATACAATTGTAACTAGTTCTTTAGTTTAATATACAACGTCTTATATATCGTTTCAAGAACGAAAATGGCGGAAGTTGAGGGAATTGCACCCCCACCGGTTTTACCCGGCACTGTTTAGCAAACAGTTCTGACAACCTAATATTCAGCTAACTTCCAGAAATGGTGGACACAGAGGGGATTCGAACCCCTAATATTCTCATTGCAAGTGAGATGCATTGCCAATTGATGCTACTGGCCCATTTTAAAATTGGTAGGTGTGGTAGGATTCGAACCTACAAGGACTTCTCGTTTTAAGCAAGATGTTTCTTCCAATTTCACTTTCGTCCACACACCCATTATTAAATTAACAAGATACATTTGTTTATTTTTGCTAAATAATTTTTGTTGCTGTATGTATCTTAAAATTGGTAGTCATGACCCGATTCGAACGTGCAAAGGATATGATATTTTGAGCATCACGGTTGTTCCAGTTTCCCTTATCCACATGACCATTATCCAAATTTACGTTTTTAGTACTTTGAGTACGAGTTTTGCTTTTTTTAATTTTTCTTGAGTTGCCGCAAACTCTTCGGCACCAACATTACGTTTGAAGTTTGCACTATTCAATTTTCTTTCTAGAAACTTGATATAAAGTTCTTCGTGTGCAATACGTTCTTTATTTGTTTTCATAATGTTGCGGTTTTATTTGAAGGATAACCGCAAACCTTATGCTAAGTTACTTTACTTCAATATACTTTGTTTTTGCTTCCGGCGTTTTCGGCACCGTCAACTTTAACACGCCGTCTTCTAGTTTAGACTCGATTTTATCGAAATCGACATAAGGCAATGCAAACTCTCTCACATAACTTGCTCTTGCATTTTTTGCAGATACCTTAATTACACCCTTAGTGACTTCAACTTTAATTTCGTCACGTTTGAAGCGGGGCAACTCAATTTCAATCGTATATTGAGATTCAGTTTCCGCAAAATCAGTTGGTCTCCAATTGCGACTCAATTGAAATGATGGTTCTTTCCAGAAGTCATCATGCAATCTATCAAACAACTGAAATATATCTGTCATTCCACTGCCATATCTTTGAATATTATTCATATTTTTATTTCCTTTATTTATATTTCACAAATAAAGTATTTGGATATGTTCTCTACACAAGATATTATCCAAGATAATACTTTATGTGAAAAAAGTTGGTGGACCTGAGCGGGATCGAACCGCTAACCTCTGAGTGCAAATCAGATGTGTTACCATTAGCACCACAAGCCCATTATATAAAAATATAATGTAATAAATACGGCAGGAGTTCCTGCTCCCAGCATAATTTGCAGGTAGGCATATCTACTGAGCCATCTGCGACCAGATACGGTTTGTCTGTGATTTCGGATCTTGTAGTATTTCCCCCGACGCACGAATTTGCAGAATCTCTACTTCAGGATTTTCACCTTGCCTCAATTCTCACCATTCTACATGGTAGACCAACGGGCTCTCGCTTATGCAGTCTAATTTGGACATTAGGTGTCCCCGACATTATTACATAAAAATGGTAGGCATGATAGGACTTGCACCTACACGGATTTCTCCATTGATTTCTAAGACCAACGCGGCTTCTTTTACGCCACATGCCCATTATTAAATTAACAAGATACAACAATTTACAGTTTTGCTTCTGACCTGCATTTTTTTCATGGTCCGCAGACAAGACGATTCATTTCCTATGATAATTTATATTTGTTGCTGTGTGTATCTTAAAAATTACGAGATGTGTTTTTATAATTTGAGTTTCAAGCTCAATGCCTTACCATTAGGCGAATTTTCCACACGGAAAATATTGGATTTGAACCAATAATTTATTTGTATTGCTGCGCACATCTCTGAAATTGGTCGGCAAGACAGGATTCGAACCTGCGACCTTCTGCTCCCAAAGCAGACGCACTAGCCAAGCTGTGCTACTTGCCGATAAAAAATGGTCGGGATGGAGAATTTTGCAATCTCAACCTCCTGTCTCCAAAACAGGCCGTCTACTTTTGACATTACATCCCGATAAAATTGGTAGGCGGTGAAGGATTTGAACCTCCGACAAACTGAGTGTAAGTCAGCTACTCTACCCCTGAGCTAACCGCCCATTTTTTAATAAATTTAAGGATTTGTGTACCTATCGTTGGTAGCCCAATTTTCATTGAACCGGCGTCTCCGATTTCCCACGGCTCGCCTCTACGGTTTTGATTATACGCTCAAAATTTCTAAATGCGTTACTTACTATCTTCAATGTGCTAACTATCTTAGCACTGATTTCATCGTTGTCAACAGCTTTGTTGAGTTTTTTGTTTCTTACGTTTCGCTCAACCTCGCAGTCTCAACTGTGGATACATCTTACACCATCCGATCCAAACGTCAACAACTTTCGCAAACAAAAAACCCGTTGGTTTTTAGGCCAACGGGTTTAAACTTACGAAAATGTCCGTTGGTTAGCCTAGTACCAAACTAGGTTGTGACGCAGCACTAGCAAGTGCTGGCCCTACTACGGATAATTGTACAAATGTATTCATTGTAAGAATAAATATTTTCAATTTTTCGAAACGTTCATTTTTTTTTAATTACTTTGCAGAGGTCTTTGCAACAACCTTCTTGGTGACACTTGCAGTCTTAGTCTTTGCAGGTGTCTTGGCTACCGTCTTGGTTGCCTTCTTGGTAGCTGTCTTGGTTGTCTTAGTTGCCTTTGTGGTCTTTGTTGTCTTTTGTGTTGCCATAACTTATTTTTTCTTTCTATTGTTTTACGATTCTTACGAATCAGATTAATCAATATATAACTGAAACTATTTTATTACATTTATTTTATTTTGGAATATTTGATATGTTTCTAAATCACATCTACATTTTCTTTTAATTTTTATTAACGTATTTTTGGATTTCCGTGAATCGTAAATTTCCAATACTCGGAAAATGGACCTTCTTCGTTTTTGACGTGTTCTATATCACTTATTTCAAATCCACTTCGTTTAAGTAATTTCCAATATCGTGATGAGCGAACTTGATTCATAGTACCTATATCTAGTGGTGCATAACGATTCACCCATTCTCCAAGTTTATGTATTAATTTTTTATAAATTTCAATTTGATTTTTTCTACCAATCACAGGAGATCTTTTAATTTGAGACTGATGTGTTGTAAATGATTGTTCTCCTGAAGTTAATGCAACTTCATGTGATCCATCTTCATTCTTTATTAGAATCATCGTATAATCACCGGCCACAATTTTATCTATAGGTTCCATTCCAATACTAGTTAAGTATTCTAATTCATCATTTACAGATTCTTCCAATTCTTCCACTTGCTCATTCATCTGCAAAATGCCTATTGGATAGTTTGTAACAATATCATCTAATTTTTCAGCAAGCGTTGTTTTATCACTCTCCTGTAATTTAGTACGTAAATACTCACGTAAACTTAAAAGATGTTTGCATAGACCGGGACGCAAATATGGATTCGTTGTTTTTGGAAAATTGCCATTACATTTATTTAAACTATTATTGCCCATTTCGCCTGCTTCTTTGTCGTTATTTGCGTAGGCGTATTTATACCGATAATCTTCACACGTACAATCTACTTTGCAAGGAATATCAATGGAACTTGCACTGCTATTTTCTTTTTTAAATGTGATTCTGCCTTTGTGCCCGATACCATTTGGTTTTTCAGGACGTGGTGTAATATGACTAAGATCACTCTTATAACTAAAATTCCAATATTCGTTTGTCGAGTCGGCGCGTATTGGCAATGATTGCGTTCTCATTTTCAATGCGCGTTTTTTTCTTTTTGGCTCAGAAAAATTCATGAGTTCTTTAAATGATAAAATCTCATTTAATACTCGTTTAGCGATGTTCGACAGCAAAATCATACATATAAATAGTTAAAAAAACTATAATATGTCTATTTATTAGAGTTATGATTACACCAACAAGTTTTAAAATAAAAGTCAGCGGCGAGCCAAAAACCATCGACACTGTTATCGACACCGATCCTACAAAAGATAATATTGAAAATTATACTAAAGATTTGTTTGAACCAAGAACAAACAATAGATTTTTGGTAAAAATCTTAGATGATCAAAATAATGATATTGTTCCATCTTTTTTGATTAAGGAATTTAATCGTCCAGAATTGACGAGTGCTATGGCCACGTCTTTTTCATGTATTATTTATGACAGTGTAACACAACGTGTAGTTGCATTGTTAATGCCATTTTTAATGCCGGTTTTAGAAAACAAAATTAAAGTAATTTTGCAAATTACAGATCCAATTGGCAATATTATTGAAACATGGACATTTAAAAATGTCACATTAAAAAAGGTTTCGCCATCGTTACTCAATTGGTCCGATGATGATGTTTCTTTGATTTATGCTGAATTTAGAGTAAGCTATTCAGATATAACTATCGAAGGTTAAACGGGTATCTTTTTGAGCTTACTGATAGGCAGATTATAGCAATCAGCCTTAAATTTCCATTTGTACGAAGAACTTTCGTCAATGGTTCCCTTTTTGTTTAATTGAGCATGCTTATAAAAATAATCTTTACTACAGCCGCCTAGTATCCATGCTCTACTAAAATCTTCCATTATGCGAACAAAAAAATATACGTCGCATTTTTGACGTATATTGTATGCGGCAACACTACAATAATAATGAGGTTGTGGTGGACTTGTGCAAGTTTTTGTTTTAACATCTATTTTGATATCATCTTTAATAATATCATAATCATATGTGTTTTTCGACTTGCCACCAATATATTCGTTTACCAACAATTCTCCCAAAAAACCATAAACATTTCCCTTGCCGTCTGTAATGCTATTGTTCAGAACTCCCATTTCTTTTGATTTACGCTTGGCAACAGAAATTTGTTTTTTAGTTGGAATTACTTCGATCATCTTTTTCCAATTCTTCTTCTAGTCTAGAATTGATTCCACAAAATCGTGCAATCAATACTGCGACAACAACATATGCACAAATTAATATTGCTCCAATTAATACGTATTTCATTTCTTTTTCTTTTTAGATGACTCTTGATTCTTAATTTCACCTGCACACTGCTTGCCCAGTTCAGTTAACCCAAACTTCGGTTCTCCGTTTTCATCAACACCAGTGCATTCTAAAATACCATCTTTCACTAACTTATCAACAGTCTGCTTGACTTCCTCTAGAGCAATCATATTATAAATTTCAATAGCTTCATCTCTTGAAACTTCCTCACTGTCCATAATGAGTTGCAACGACATTTCGTATTCTCTTTGTTTAATTTGTTCTTCGCTAATATCAAACTCTAATTTTGAACAATGTTCAAGTAGTTGATCGACAGTGCCTGTGAATGTTGTGTTGATGTTTTCGTTCATATATAAATTGGTGCGCCCAGCGAGATTCGAACTCGCAAATATAGTTTTAGAGACCACTGTTTTAACCGTTAAACTATGGACGCATTAATAGTAGCTTCATTCAGATCATCAATAACGACGTTTACATTTTTGAATTTTAAACTTCCCTTGGTGTGCGAGCTATCAGGAGTTTCTTTTGTGGTCCAACCAACATTTGCATTGACATGGTTGACATAATAGGTCGTTCCTTTAGTTTTTAACACCCACATTGGGATATTATTGTCAGTCAAGTGCGCTTTGTTGAAGTGAAATACAACTTCTTTGCAATTCTATAATGTAGTCATATGATGTATCCTTATTACGTCCAATAGCATAGAGTCACTTTGCGTCGTTGTCAATCTTTTTCTGTGCCGACACCCAATCAGGTAAATGCTTTGTAACCCATTCTACAAGCGCAGTCTCAAATCCAATATCATATTTCTTTTTTTCGCTTTCAATCCATTTGTGCTTCATTATTTCTTCACGAATTAATATAAATTTTTGATATAAAGACATAGACTTTTTATATATATAATTATGAAATCGAAAATATTACTTTTAATTACAACGGCCCTTCTTTTTGGATGTGCAAATGAAAAAACCATTAGCATTGATGGTCACACCTACACATTGGTTCGTGCAGGGCAAACAAATGCCAATGGTATTAATGATTTGGAATTATGGGAACGTAAAGGAGTCACAAATAGATACTATACTCCATCATTGGATGGAAAATCTATGCATTCGATTATGAAATAATATC